ATCTTATATAAATATTATATAATAATTTTATATAAAAATCAAACGTATAAATGAAATTTCTTACTAATAGCATGCGCTGTCTCGTCTGGAAGAGGACGGAATCCAATGCATGTGAGCGTACGACCAACGCCCGCGTCATCAATCTCTTCTGGTTCCAAATCAGTCAGACAATTATCCTTAATTAAAAAGAAATCTTCTCCTTCTTTTAGTCCCAATTCTTCTGCTATTGTTACAGCTTTCATAAGCTGATTTTTATTTTTAGCTTGACAAACTGTCTTTGTAAAAGGACCGTCAATCCACTGTTCAAATATATCTTTATCAAGTGTCAAAATACATTCATAATAATAGTCAGAAAATTTCCCATAATTTCTGATATAGTTTGTCAAAAAAGCCATACTAGCATGTGAAACTTGAGCAGCTAGTTTACCCGGTCCCATATTCAAATCTTTTCTAGCAATAATAAGTTGTCTATATCCCATAGTTTTTACCTCTTTCTATGATTTTATTGCCAGTTTCTTTAAGAATCCCGCCACAAAGAATTTTTTCATAAAGATTGTAATAACAAATTTTGAAATATTCGTTATTCATTTTGTCTTTATAAACTTTTTCTATTGGCAGTAGTGACCAATCTGGCTTTAAAGTTACTATTTTATCCCAGACCCGCGCCATAGTACGATAACCTCTTTTAGTCATCTCTTGTCTTATATAATAAGCATAACTAATAAAATTATCATATGAATAGTCAAGAACAAAATTAACTAAAATATGATTAGGAGTACCATTTTTTTCAATCGCTCCAGCAATAGCGGATAATTCTCTCCATTGTGCTACAAGTTGTTCTCTTGGTAAAACATCAATTAAATCTGTATGCCATATTCTCATTTTATCACCACCTCATTGTTTTTTTATAAACTTCTCTATCTAACAGAGTTCCTTCTTCTAAATACATATAATCAGTTTCCCATTCTGCGCCGCAAGAAGGATTTTGACAAGTGCATTTTAATAATTTGCAGTTTTCATAATTATAATTATTCACCATTGATTTAAAAATTTTTTTACAACTTTTATATTTTTTTCGATATCCGAGATGACCTTCTTGACGCCAAAGCTTCTCAATATCAAAAGTTATTCTAGTATTTTTACAAAAAGGGCAATATTTAGTTTGTTCTTCTAATATCATTCTATTATAAACAGAAACAGGATCTTCATTTATTGGTTTTTTTATAATTTTCATACTTATCAACTCCTTATTCTTATATAATTTATTATATCATAAAATTATATAAAAAACAATAGGCAGAGCATAAGCCCTGCCTATATATTTTAAATACTACTCCTCATTCTTCTTTGAGAAATTGTCAATAATTCCTTCAATAGAAGTTCCACGCAGCATCTTATTAGTGAAATCACTGATAGATTCGTCCTTAGCGATTGCATAAGGTGCGACAGCTCCAGTTACATTCTCCAACATAGATGCATTTGCCTGTGCATTGAGTGCTGCGACAAGATCTGGACTAATAGAAGCCATAATCTTCTTAACAGTTTCAGCGTATGCTGCCTGCTTTGCTTTCTCAATATTAGCAATTTCTTTTTCGTGGCGGACCTGCTCTTCGCTTCTCGCCTTATCTCGAGCAAGTTCTGCATCAAGCACTTCATTGAGAATAGGCTGCAAATCCTTGATAGCGGTCTTCTGAGCCTTAGTTACTTCAGCTCTCTTAGCCTGCTCTGCTGCTTCCGCATCAATTCTTGCCTGTGTTTCCTTATTCTTCAATTCAATTCTATACATTTCTTCTTCGTTCTTTAACTGCGCTTCCTGACGGTCATACTCTGCGAGCTTCTTAACAACAGCTGCTCTAGCTTCTGCATCTGAAAGTTCAAGATTCTTCTTAATAATTTCAGACTGATGATCATTAAGAATCTTAGCTACTGAAGACTCAACCCCAACACTGAGTACTTCTACATCCTTAATCATCATACCATTTTCCTTAAACAGTCTACCTGTTGTTGAAGGCTTGTCGGCTGACTTATTTTCAGAAATATTAAGAATAACATTTCTTGTAATATCAGTAGCATTCTGATAAAAGTCCTGAATGTTATGCTTCTTAGCTTCTCTCTTCATAAGACTGCGGCATCTGTCTGTAAGGAACTTAATATAGTTCTCAACATTAAACCACTTATCTTTATAGTCCTTCAAGAAATCTACACAGTAAGATACCTTGATCTGAACATCAACAAAATCCTTTGTCTGAACATTGATAATGTCAGAAATCTTGTTATTTTCTGTTCTAAGATATACTGTCTTGAGCAGATAATCTGTTGTCTTTGGCTTACCTGTCGAAAGCTCAAGAACCTCAAGGCTTTCATCATAATCGAGTAACCGAGTAGTTGGTCCGCAAAGAACTTCACGCTTTCCACTCTTAGATACTACATTTACTGCGTATCCTGTCCATACAGAGATACCTACTGCACCATCATACTTAGTATCAAGACAAATAGTTCTAGGCTTTGTATATGAAACACCGCGAGAAATATTTGCATTTGCTTCAAAAATAGCAAGTGTATCTTCCTGATTTGAAGTTGAATATGCCTGATTGATAACATCATTAACATTCTTCAACTCTCCGCGGTTTGCTTTACGAGTCATGTCCTTTTCAGAAAGTCCACGATTGAAAGCAAGAGCTTCACTGTTGCCTGGATACCAAAGTCCGCACTGCTGTTCTGTAAGTTTTCTCTTTACTACTACTTCCTTACGAGGGTCTGGAAGATACATCTGAGGTCCCTTAACTGTCTTAATATCACCAGTAAGTCTGTTAAGAATATATCTACCTTCGCCGGCTGGAATGGCGATTGCATGATGCATATACTTTCCATCGTACTGAATCATTGCATGCTCTGGTCTTGGGTAATAAATCATCTGTTCATTACCTGTAATAAACAGCTCTTCGCCAATAGGATGCTTTACGCCATTTTCTTCATATTCTGCGATAACCTTTACATAGATACCGCTAATTGGAGAAAGCTCCAATGCTCTGAAAATTGGACTGCCCTTTGCTGTTGTAACAAAAGTCTCTGTTGGCTTTGGAAATACTACGGCTGGACCATGCACATATCTCTTCTCGCCATCCTCATCTTTGAGAATTGCATACTCAAGACGCTCAAGTGTAATAGCATCTCTAACATAATCATCGCCATACGCGGTCTGTGGAATAACTTCAATACCTGTTGGTGGCATATAGAAAGATACTTCTGTACCCTTAATTACCAAAAGCTGACCAACAAAGTATTCATTCTCCTTGTTCTCAATCTCTTTGCCTTCTGTGTCTACAATAGTAGCTGAAGACATACCCTCTTTCGCGGCAGCCGCATCATATACTCTGGCAATAAGGTACTGGTTAGAGCGAAGCTTATGTCCTCTAACAACCTTAGCCATCTGTCCCGGATAAAGTGCAAAAGAAGTTGGTCCCGGAATATTTACCTTAGTACCAATCTTAATATTTTCTGGTGTTGTGTTTGCCTTGTTTGCATCTGGATGCTGTCCATCTGCAGCTGGATTCTTCAGAATTACATACCAACCCTCTGGCGCAGAAATAAACAACTGCTTTGCCTTTTCAAAGTCGCTTGTCTCAACAAATTTCTTTGTTCTTGCATCAAAAGTAACAAGAGCCTCCTGCTGAGAAATTGTCATTGTCAGAGGACCAACATGTGACTTAATTGTGCCATTTGTCTTATTCTGCAAAAAGCAAAATTCATTGATAGAAAGAACCAAATCTCTCTGACGTGCGGCTACTGGCGATGAATCATAATCATTATCATATCTACCCATTATCTCTCTCCTTAATACAAATTTGTTTCATTTCTTCTCTTCCATTTTCATTAATCATCCGCTCTCTCTTAAAATAACAGTTCGCGGGATGCATGCACACTACTGCGTCTTCGCCTTTAATTTTTACATCTTGCGCGGATTCGCATGAGTTATATTTTGATGCCAATTTCTTATCTATCTCCTTTCTTTAACTTTCTATATATATTATATAATAAATTTTATTATTTTTCAAATATTATCTTTTATAAGGAACAATAGATGTTTTATCCATTGGTTTAATCGGCTCACCGATTGTATTATTTTCTCTATCTACTTCTTGAATTTCAATAATATCATTATACTTTAATGAACCAAAAGTAGAGCAGAAAATATTAGTCGCGGACTTTGCTACGTACCCAATATCCTCGACATCTGTCATCACTTTAACTAGGTTATGGCGTATAACACCCGCCCGCCTGTTCTTCCATGTAAAAATAAAATACCTGTATTTCATATTACTCTCCTATTGTTATATAAGTTGGTTTAAATGTGTCTAAATCCAACAATACTGTTTTATTTCTCCAAACTGCTCCAATATCAATATTAAAGCAATGACCATCTGAATACTTTAATATTCCAATATCTTTTTTAATTGGGGTATGACCATGCACAAGATAAGAATTATCCCATTCCGGATTCCAATTCTCTTCTCTCCAATAGTCCACTTTCCAATCTTGCTTTTCATAGTAATATCTTCTATTCCAAATGAGATCCCATTCGGTTTTTCCTTCTCTGAACATTGGTGGAATGCCAGCATGGTTCATATAAACTGTTTGTCCTTTTTTGTTAATGTAAACAGCTTCACATGGTAGTTTGCGTAATCTTGAGGCTATTTGTAAAAGCAATTCATCAGATAAGGTTCTAATTGAATCCCAAGTTGTAAAACCGCCATTGCTAGAAACCCATAATCCAAAATTATCATGTGGATCAGAACAATGAACATATGCACTAATTCCATTAGCCATCATATCTTCATGGTTTCCTTTTAAATATACAATCCTTTCATCTGAAAGAAGCTCAAGAAAAAGAGCATACCCATCTGGACCTCGGTCCATAGCATCACCCAAGAAATAAACTTTATCATTTGGTTGGAGAATTTTTTTAACTTCTTTCCATAAGTCTAATCGACCATGTAAATCAGTGATCGCATAAGTTTTTCCATCCATAATTTATCAATTCCTTTCTTTTTCAATTTCTATATTTATTATATAATATTTTTATTATAAAATCAAAAGAGGTGCGAAAACCGCACCTCATAGTGTCTATAAAACTAGCCCGCAATACATACAATCGAATATCTCTCGCTTGAAAGTTTCTCCAACATCAGGTCATATCCCGTCTTACCTGACAGAATAGCTTCTATCATATTCATGCTAAAGCCACTAATATAAGAGAAATTATCTCCCAAAGCTGGGATATTTTGAGTTCTAGCATTGAGATTCCAGAAAATAACCTGTGGCATCTTATAGCCAGCAATCTGCCACTTTTTCTCAATATTCTCAAATAATGTAGCTTTAGATGTATTAGCATACCAAAGACCGACACCGCGATCAAACTCCATATCTGAAAAGATATAAAATCTATCTGGTACATCTGACTGCGGAGATTTATTATCAACAAGAGTATCTAAGATAAGATCCATCGCAGCTTCAAGGTTAGTATTCATACCCCAGTCAGCATCTTCACAGAACTGCATCTTTTCAACAATGTTATTACCTTTAAATTCAACCAATTTTGGATTAGATGAAAAAGTAATAAAATGGTTAGCAAAAGGTCCATGACCTCGTTCTGCGATATACGCGCCCATGGAAACCGCGGCTTCCATAGGCGTCCCACCCATTGAGCCAGAAACATCTACCATACAAAGACCATTTTCTTCTCTTCCATTGTAATAATCTTTGAGATTATCCCAATATTTTTGAAGATTTGCAATTTCAAGTTCATCAAACTTAGCATTATGTCTTAAAACTTTATGAGCAATATCCACTGGATTTAATACATCAGCATTGACCTTCGTATTTTTATCCTTCATAAACTTTTCATATTCCTTTTTAACGTCATGTCGCATGAAAGCTTCTCTGTACTTCATTCCCGCAACAGACGGAATCTTATCAAATTCAATTTCGTCCCATCTGCTTTCAGACATAAGTGTTTCAAGAATATTGATTTTCTTTCTAAGAGCAGAAAGTGTTTTTCTGTACTGCTTAGCTGTCCAACCAAATTCTTTAATCAAAGCTCTAGCCACTTCTCTTGTTTTTGCAGAAGAAGCGTTTTCTGATGGCATCCACTTAGCCAAAAGAGTTGGTGTATCTGATTCTGCATCAAGTTCAAGACGATATTTAATAGAGTCCGCGGCAACCTTCCACAGTGGTGTCTTGTAAGTTGAGTAGATAAGATCGTCCCATCTACCAAATTCTGGAACACATGCCATGTTATTTCTTGCGAGGTCTAAATGATAGCAACATAACCAATTATAGCAAACTCGGAAAAAGCGTCTTTCACCCTGACCGCGGCAATCCCGCAGATAGAAAAGGCATTTCATAGCTAAACCTTTATCTTCAGCAAGCGCAAGCGAAAATGCTTTAATACAATCTTCATCTGAACGATTTCTATAAGAGCCACACAAACTAAACATGTCTAATACATCTGAATGTGTTGTAACATGTTTAATAGCTCCATTTTCTGTTGTTCCAAAATTAGCATCTTTAGCAAGATTTTCTAATAATCCCATATTTTAATTCTCCTTTTATCTATTTATTCTCTATAAATATTATAACAAAAATTTTTTAATAAATCAAAAAAAATTCCTATATGCGCATCCGGCATACAGGAATTTCCAATTCTTCTTTTAACTTGTTCAAGGGGCGATTATGAAGAATTTCCCTATTATACTTGAAGAATAGTGTTAATCACTCTTTTGCTGTTTTCGCCCATATATTTATAGATAGATAAGGAAAGGGATAAAACTAGGCAATAATGTAATGAATTAAAATGTTTTATTATCAATTTATTGCTGTGCTTGCCTAAATCCCTATTTAATTATCTATTATGCTTCTGCAGCTGCCTTCTTAAGAGCCTTCGCTCTGCGAATAAGCTGCTTACTTTTTAACTTCTTAGCATCATATGCTTCTACAAGCTGCTTATCTTCGGCTCTCTTGATATTATCCATATCCTTACAATGCTTAATTCGCTCCTTAGAGTCTGTGGATACAGATGTATTCTTAATCATATTAGAAGCCTTCTGCATTCTTCTGGTCTTTTCTGCTTCAGATTCATTAGAAGCAATACTGTTCGTAAATACTGTTGTCCATGTCTTTCCCATAATAAAATCTCCTTTACTTTCTATCCTTTATCTTATACATATATTATATCAAAAATTTTTTAAGTTTTCAAATTTTTGATAAAAGCCAGAAAAAGGAATTGCACCTTTAAATCTTCATCAATTTAATGATGGTCTTTTACCTTGGATTCGGTTGTTTTGCTTTTTAAACTATTCTGACTTAGCAGCCCCCACGGGACTCGAACCCGCGATGTCAGAGTCAAAGTCTGATGTGTTGCCAACTACACCAAGGGGCATCAAAGTAGCGTGGTGTGGGAGTCGAACCCACTATTATTAGCCTATGAAACTAATGTGATATTCCGTTTCACTCACCCGCCAGTTGGGATGACCAGACTCGAACTGACGACCTCCCGAACCCAAATCGGGCGTTCTAGCCAAACTGAACTACATCCCAATGTATTTCTTTATCTTATACATATATTATATCAAAAATTTTTTAATTTTTCAACTCTTCTCTTACTTCCATTAAAATTTTACCAAGCATATTTGTTCCTTTTATAGAACGGCAATTATTGCAACTACAATCTCCCCAAAAGTTATCATGCCAAGTATTGCCTTCAACTAATTCTTCATCCCCAGTTGCAAGAAGGAACTTTCTTAATTCACTACTTTGAGTAAACTTTAATCTAACGATATCTTTCATTACATCAACTTTTATTGTTTCCCAATCTGGTCTTACAGGAATGATTCTACCCATCTTTTTAGCTTCAGCAGGCTTGATTCTAGAAAAATAACAATAGCCAAGATTTTTCGTGTTCAAAGATATATTTTCTGTTCCAATATATCTAGCTATTTCTTCATTAGATAGGTGACTGGATTTTTTTGCTTGATATGCGTTTTCAGAGCAAGGAAACCAAAATCCTTCATATTTAACAGGAGATAAATAGAAATTACTTAACCAACTATAAGTTTGTTTAAATACATTTATCATTCTTATCTTTTTCCTTTCTCAACTTTCTGTATATATTATAACAAAAAATTTTAAAAATTTCAAATAAAAAAAATGCGGCAGTCGATGGTGAGATCCCAAAGCGACTGCCGCGTGTTCTAATTCTTATGTTTTAAATCATATAATTTAGCTTGGATAATACTATCAACCCATGCATCAAAATCTGCATTTGCTTTTGTTAATAATTGATAGCCTTCCATAGTCATAGATGCAATAGCTTTATCTATTGCTATTTTCTTTATTTCTTCTATCTTTTCTGGAGTCCAAGCATCAGTACCTTTAATATCTTTAACTACAGTATCCTGAACATCTTTAACTACATTCTCGATTGCTGTGTAAAGCATTTCTGTGTACTTACCAAGCTTCTTTGTTTCAAGATAACTTTTAATTTGTTTACCTATAAAAGTAAAGAATGGAATTATAATAATTGTCCAAATTGTTTGTAAGACTGTTGCCCAGTCTATTGTTGATAAAAATTGACTCATTTTTAATCCTCCTTATTATAAACTCATATTAAAGAATTATTTACTTTAATATAGATCTTATTAAATTAAATTTTATATTTTACTATAATACAAAATTTCAATACATTGCAATTTATAGTTAGTTCTAAAAGTTCAGATGGATTTGTAATACGAGTTGGATTGCAATCTCATATTATTTATACACTGATAAAATTCTATAAATCGTTATACTCGCCACAGAAGAGTTATTACGGATTATTAAGACCTTATTAGTTTTATCATACGTTGTAGCAAAATAGCTATTGCTTGTACTATTTTGCTGAAATGGTACATTAAGACTGCCTAAAGGAATGCATACATTGTATCTATAACCATTGTAACCAGAATAAAAATATATCTCCAAATAATTACGATTTATTATTTGAGAAATATTATATTGATGGTTACTGCCAGGCTCTATCTTAATTGATTCTTTAGAAATCAATATAGGCGTTACATAATTTACATTCGAGTTTAGCGTAGACAAGGCACCTGTTACAGTTCCATTGCCTATAGCGGAAATATCAGTCGTACCTATTTTATCATCTATTTCAATTTTAGTATAAACTTCTTCTGCACATTTATTTTCTGAATTTATTGCATAAATCATTTTTCTCACCTCTTTTATATTTAAAATGATAAATAAGATCCAATAATATTTGGAGTCCAACCTGAAGCTCCCCAAACTTTTTCACTATTATTTAATATAAATATATTATTGCCTGCTATATATATTGGAATACTATATGCAGCAGCAGCTAATATGCCAACACCCCATGTTTGTGTAGATGGGCAACCAGTTAAAGAAATAGTTACTACAGTATTTGCTGGAATACCTTTTTTTAATTGAATTTGTAATTTTAAATAAACTGTTTTATTACTTATATAAGAATTATTGTCAACCAAATGATCTACATATTCACTATCTAAAGAAATATTATCTAATTTTATGTTTGATAATAAATTAGTTAATACTTTATTTTGCACAGGATTTGTACTTGTAGCACTTAAAGCATTATCAATAGGAGGCTGAAATTTAGTCCAATCTTCATTAGTAATAGTTACAGATTGAAAAACATCAAATTCAATTTTAGTATCTTTTTTTAATGCATGTTGAAAAATAATGTTGCCTGTTGACATTATATTATAATCAACTCCTTCAATTAAATGAACTCCATTTAAGTATATTGTTATTATAGCCGCATCAGCATAAGGGAATGGAATAACAAGAGTAGATGAACTATCTTTATCAACTGTATGCACATAAGACTTCTTTTGATAATAATTACTTAATTCTGATATTTTATCATTAAGCACTTTACCTTGATTGGCACTTAGGGATGAATCAGTTGCAGTTGATGTCAAATTGTCAACAACTGGTCGCCAAGTATCTGTAAATTTAGCATTACTTGGTACATTAACGCCTACTGTATGACCACCAACAGTGTCTGCATTACCTCCATTAGCTGGCATACTTGTTGGGAAATTAGTTATATCAGCTTTAGTATGAGTATGTCCTATTTTTGAAAATACTTTAGCTATTTTATCTGCAAAATTCTTAAATTGTGTAGAGAGATATGTTTTATTTACATAACCCATATATTACCTCCTTACCCAAAATAGGTTGAAAAGTCTATATTTGAATTTTCTACTGCTAAAAGGTCTGCGGATGTGCCATTGGTGTTCGCGGAAAGTGTCCCTGTGGATGCATTAACGCTAATACTTCTGACACCAGTGTTCGTAACTGTAATGGAACCAGAACTTGTGATTGGTCCTCCCGAAACGCCAATTCCGCCTCCCGCAGTTAAATTCACACTTGTAACAGTTCCGCTTGGTTCATCGCCAGATGGAATATAAATCCATTCAGTTCCATTAGAAATAAACATATCTCCTACTTTAGCTGCGGCTCCCGCGTAGGTGCCAGCTGTGATAACCTTATATGCCCAACCATCATTATCAGAAGATGCGGCTGGCAATTCAGTAATAGTACCATCTGTACCTAAACTACCTTGGAATGTCATAGGAGCCTTTGTCATTTTATCTAATTTAGCTTTATCTTCTTTTGATAAAAGACCATCACTTGTAGAAGTAGCATTTTCATAAGTGGTGTCTGTAAACTTTGCATTTTGTGGAACAGATGTACCAATAGTAAAACCACTATCTGCAACAGTATAACCATCTGCGCCCCATGTTACTACGTTTCCTGCGGTTGTGCCGCTTGGTAATCCTCTAACCTGAGCATCGTTTGTTACATTATCTAAACCTAAAGACTCTTTTGTAACCGAATCTATAGCTTCTTTTACGGCAGTACCAGATTGCGGGTTGCTAGACTTAGGATCGTAACTCTGGTCTGCTTGAAGACTAGACGAGCCCGCGCCAATATTTGCTCTAACTTGTGCTTTTTCTTCTTCTGTAAGAGATTGAGCTGTTGTTAAAACAACATTATCAATATTTGCTTCTACGTCTGAAGCTGAGTTTGCACTAAATGAAGCGACTGTTGTTCCATTTTGCTTAAGTGTTAATTTACCTTCATTTACTGTAGGTAAATCTGTTTTCTTTGCAAAGATTGTTGAAATTCTAGTTGCAAAATTTTTAAACTGAGTTTCAAGAAACTCTTTATTTATATAACCCATTTTGACCTCCTAATTAAAATATTCTGAAAAATCTATATCAATATTTTCTTTTTCATTTTCTGAAATGTAATTAGAATCATTATCTAATTCACTCACTTTCGTCGGTGTGATTAACTCGATATCAGCATTAAGGTCTTGATTAAGGGAGAACGAACCGACGGCCGCGCCATTTTGGAAAACTGTGATTAAACCGTCTCCCACATGTGCTTGTGAAAAATTTAATAAATCATATTTTTTAGTTTGTGTATTCCATACATATAAATCTTTATTATTTATAACGTATAAAATAACTTTAGAGCCTATTGTTGGTAATTCTCCTATACTATTTGCTCTATAAATTGCTTCTTTTGATAAGAAATTAGCAACTTCAACATTTAAGTTTTCACTTGTAGATAAATTCGTATCAAAAAGCAAATCTGGGCAAATCATTTCTACATCTAGCATTTAATCACCTACTTTTGTATCTTCCATCAGTTTTGGATTTAAAATATCATCAACAGAAACATCAAAAATAGGAGAAGCACAAACAGTTCCATCTACAAGCAAGATTTTTAATTGTGCTTTAACTAGAGGCATAGAGAATTTTAAAGTCTCTTCTTGAGTAAACCCAGCTGAAATAGTCATTTTATCTTCATCTAAATCTACTTCTTTGTTTAAATAAGATTTATTTAATAAAGAACAATTTTTATTTTTAATTGAGATCCATACATCTTTAATTTCAGAAAAATCTTCTAAATTATTTATTTTGAAAATAATTCTAGGAGTTGTTCCTCTTATCACTCTTCCTTTACCTCCTTTTTTTTAAAATAGTGGAAGTGGTTGCCCACTTCCACTTAATAATTAACTACTTGGCATTATCTGATATTTACTATTTTGATTTTGTTGATATAAAAATTCAAATCTAAAATAAGCTGCTTTAGAATTTGATGATTCAAAATCAGTTTTTACTAAATATACAGGTGGATTAATTCCTTTTATTGAAAGGAAATTTTTATCTTCATCATAAAGAAATAATGCTCTTGTTTGTCCATCTGTAAATAAGTATTTAAGATTTCCAGCTATTGGAAGAAAATTCATTAAAATAACATTATCATCTGTTTTTTCTTCTTTACCTGTAGATTGATTTAATGTATAGTGTGTTTTATAATTATTATAATCTAACATAGATACCGTTTTTCCTTTTATAGCCACGTCCATATAAATTTTATCTTCTACATAATTATTTAAAACATCTTGAACTGTTATTTCACCATCTATTTCTGGGAAACCATACTTCGCAAACTCTTCTGGATAAATTCCGCTTATATCTATTGCATTTCCTGTTGGGTAAATCATTAATTCTCCAGATTGTGACATAATAACTTGTTCACTTTCTAAACAATTATATTCTGTTAGTTCTCCTGAGCTAGATCTATAGCTAATATATTTACCAAATGAGATAGTAGCACCTGTAGTTGTTTTAAGATATTCTAAATCTTGATCTGTTACAATAATAATTGCATCTGTATAAGAAGAAGTATAACTTGCATCGTTTGTTGCATAAACTGCTGTAGATGATGATACACCTGTAAATATATCATTTTTTCCTATACTGCCTACATTGGTATATTTTAATACTTTTGGCTTGCTAACATATTTATCTGCAATTTTGGTTTTATTATCTATTAAAGTTGTTAAATTTGTTTCTGATGTTGTTATTGCTTGAGATGTGGCTGATATATCTTTCTTAATATTTGCCACATCATTATTTAGCTTACCCGTATCTCCTGTATATGGTACGAAGTCATCATAAGTAGCATCTAAATTAGTTGTAATCATTGGCTTAACAATGAAATTATTAAGAGCTGTTTTCTCTGCAACTCGAATTTGCATGCTTAATGTCAAATCTGTTGTTGGTGTAATTATTGGTGTAGCGCCTCCATATGTACCATCACCAAAATTTATTCCATCATTGTCATAAACTCTTACATCTATACTTGTATCCGTAGAAGATTGTCCAATAAGCTTATAGCTTGTATTCGCTTTTAATGAGACAGTTCCTAATCGTAACCATATGGTATCAGTAGTTTTTGTACCGTTTAAGGTATAGGTACCATCTCCATTATTTGTACAAGTAATGCCATTACTTGTTGTGGTTTCAAGAATAGGATTTAATAAATTTACAGTAGTTCCTTTCTTTAAAGTATTTACATCTTCCTTTACTGCTGTATCATCATAGACTGTATCAGTGAATACTGCATTTTCTGGTACATCTGATGCTACAGTGTGCATATTAACAGTATCGGCATTTCCACCATTGGCTGGTAATTCAGTTGGAATTTCACTCTTTTTAGCATAATCTGTTAAATCAACAGAAGTGTCACCAACACAAGCAACTTCTCCATCAATGAGCATATATTCTTTATATTTATCTGCACCAATAGCAGATTCAATTTTAAGCATGTAGATTACATTTTCTGCGGCGGTCTCGACTGTAGGAACCTCAGTCACGATTTCTCGCTTCAAATGGTCTGCTGCAGCAATCTGTTCACCCACGTATGTCTTTGTAGCATAATCTGTTTTAATTGTAGCGATATCCTCTTTGACTACACTATCATCATAGTTTTTAACTGTCGAGAGTCTAGTAATCTCGGAATCCGCGATTAAAGATTTACCTTCTTCTTTATCAACTTTTCCACTAATATCTTGATGTTCAGTTAAATATCCTTTTTTATTTAATTCTGTTTCAGTAACAAAATTACTATCATTTGTTAATTCTGATACTTTAGTAGGAACATTTTGAACTACAGTGTTTACCCATTTATAGTTACCCTCTACTTGAACACATTCATAGAAATAATTATGAATATAATCTTCTGTTGTTATACCAATAAACTGAACAACTTTACCACCAAAAGCTTCGGTTGGAGTAGGTAAAACATCATACTGCGGGATTCGCTTATTTACTTCTTCAATAGTAGCAAAAGTTTTTGAAATTTTATCGCTTGAAAAGGTTTTTGTTAATCCTGTTTCATTGTCATCAATAACTGCATCTGAACCATTGGAAACAGTATATTCAAAAGTCGTATTATCAGAAAAGCTAATTTGATATGTATCAATTAAACCTTCTGTTTTTATTTTTTCAATTTTTGTGATACTGACTCCTTGTGGTCCCGGATCACCAGCTGGACCTGGCTCTCCCGGAGCGCCGTCCGTGCCTTTCTTAATTTTAACAACTGTTTCTTCAGAAGTTCCAAGATTATTTTCCCATCCTAAAGTAACATAAACATATTCATCATCTTCAGTCTGAGACTTAACAGTACATGGCGCGCCCTTTATTGTTCCAACACCTAAAAGAGCTTTATCAGTATAATTTTTTGCCAATGCATATGTTAAAATATCCATTTATTTTCTCCTTTCTTTAAATCTGTTTCCATTCTCCTTCAGAGTTTAGCATATAAACATTAGAAGTAGAAATATCAAGAATCGTACTTCCTGGACTTGCATAATTATACTCTTCAGCTACTTTAGCTACATCAGAGGCAGAGTCCGCAATTAAAGAAAGTACGTTATATTCAACAGTATTACCTTGTTGTATTACACTTATCATATCCAATATCTCCTTTCATTCATTCCTAATTTACATAAAAAAAATAAGGTCAGGATTTTTATATCCTGACCTCATCAATAGTGTAAATATAGCCCTCATCGCCTAGCACACCAGATTTTTTATCTAATTCATTTACCCAATCTGGAAGTTCTTTTCTAATTGAATCAAATTCTTGTTTTCCTTTATAATCACTCCTTTTTATTTCATCCATAAAATCAAAGAAAGTAATTTTAGGAATAATACCTATCATATCTTGAGCATGAGCTGCATATTGAATAGTGTACATATCTTGAAGAACCTTTTCATCAATTTGATTTTCTATTTCCTTGTAACAAGAGAAATAAAACCTTTGTGCGTTAAAGAAATTCTGACGCGCGAAGAGCGGTTTTCGTTCCAAACACTGAACATATGTGAAATATTGACCTATCATCATTTCCACGGTAAATCTAGTTATGTTACCATTAAATGGATTGCGCTTTTTGCAGAATTTAATTGCATTTATAGACGCGGCGGTCGCGCCTACTTGGCACAGATCCCAGTTATAGAGTGGCTCACCATCATTCTCTTCTATTCCAATTCTAGTTATAGAATGCTCAGATCCAGTTCTCCAAAAATAAATTGGATCATCTATAATGTTAATTCTAAATGGACTTCCTTCTACAGTCATTCGTATCTTCCAGTTAAACTCTCCATCTTCCATAGCTCTGAGTTCTGAGAACTCAATACCGTGCTCCCGCAAGAATTTGACATTATATAAACGCCCAAAGACCCACGGATGCGTGGCGTCATTGCGGGGAAGTAGTCTAATACCTTGCGGATTTGGGTCTTTTACTTCCTGAAAGAAAGGTCCTTGAACCTCAATACAGTTAGGAGTCACGCTATTAATCAACCGCTCTAGCGCGAGAGGTCCCATAAATACGTCATCTGCATCTATAAAAGTAACCCAAGGAGTACTACATTTCGCAAGTCCTCGCTGCCTTGCAACGCCAGGTCCGCGATTCTTTTCACATTCTACTATTGTTATATCTAAATCTGGATAATTTGAAACAATATCAGAGTAATTATCTCCAGGATTATCTATAGAAATAATTACTGAGATATCATTTTTAATAGTTTGAATTTGAATAGATGCAAGACAATCTGCTATATGCTTTTTTGCTTTATAAGCTGGAATTACAACAGTTATATCTTTCATTTATTTTTAAGCTCCTATTGTTTTTCTTTTATTATAGCAAATTTTTATAAAATTGTCAATTAAACAGTGCAGTATAAATAAACATTATGCTCTAAATTATAACAATATCTAACTACACCAATATTTTCTCCTTCAACCTCTATTGTTGAATAATCTGGAGTTGTGCTATCATTTCCAAATATAGAATTGCAAATTATATTGCCATATTTTTTATAAGAGTTATATGCATCTAAATAGTTTACTATAATATTTTGTCTTATGTCATAGTTTGTTCTGTAAAAAGAATTAAAAGAATAGCCATAAGATACTGAATTGTTTGGAATATAAATAGTTTGTAATTTATCACATCCATAAAAACATCCATTCATATAATAAATATTTGAACCTAATTTAATAGAACCTGTTATATTACTACACCCATTATAAGCATTTCTAAAAACGTTAACATTTTGACCACACACAGCTTTAATTAGATTAGTACATCCTGCATAACAATTTTCCATATCTGTAACTAAAGGTCCACATGCTGCAACTATTAAATTAAAACAATTTCTATATGCATTATCTAATGTAGCTACATTATTTCCACATACCGCATTTTTTAAATTATAACAATTTTCGTATGTATGATTTAGATATTGAACATTATTTCCGCAAGCAGCATTTTTTAAATTATGGCATCCTAAGTATGTATATGTCATTGAAGTTACATTAGGTCCAGAAGCGGCCTCTTCAAGAGAAAAACAATTTCTATAAGCATTAACCATATTTTGTACTTGATTACCACAGGCCGCATTACCTGTGATATTAGAACATCCATAATATGATTGATACATATAATCTACATCATCTGGACAAAACGGTTCCCCATAAACATTTTGACAATTTTTAAAAGCATTCCAAAATTTATTTACTCTTGTCCAAGCAAAACCGTTCCCATAAAATTCTGAAAGATTTAACGCTAAATTATAACAATTTAAAAACATATTATTACACGAATGAGACCACTTGTATTGTTTAGCATACATATCTATATAATAATTAGTACCATCCCATCCACCAACAGCTGGTTCATATGAATCATTTGCAATATTGTTTCTATTTGGTAAATTTCCTCGAACTGTACTATTTATAGTTATTGAAGTAGTATTTGAATTTGCCCAAGATAGGATTCTCATATTGACAGCGCCTGCGGCTTGATAAATATACATATTATACAGACTGTTATAATAGCCACTTATAATTGGAGAGTCTGAATTATCTTCTATTGTTGCTGGTAATTCCTCATTTGGGATATCTTGATATGTAATTGCTTTTCCTAAAATAGAATATGAACCCGTATTTCTTTTAAAAGTATTATCCCACACCCTATTTTTTAAAACAAAAAAGTTTAATCTATTATTTGTATTAAAATTATATAATGCATTAGCAAAAGATTGATAGCTACCTATCTGATTTTGCATTAAATAAACATTCCCACCAGATAGTTTTTGACAATTATAATAACAATTTTCTATTTGACTTAAATCATAATTGTTGCTAAAAACAGGAGTTCCTGTTAAATTGGTGCAATTATAATAAGTTTGATACATATAGTTAATTTTTGGTGAGCTTGCAGGTTTACCTGTTAAATTTGTACAATTCCAATACGTCTCTTGTAATTGTGATACATTGGGACCTACTTTTGGACTACCAGAAATTTTTCGACAATCACAATATGTTTGATACATATTAGTAACCTTATCTCCACATACGGGTTCACCTGTTAAATTATAACAACAATAATATGTATCAAACATATTTTTAACTTCAGGTCCACAAACAGGGTTGCCGGTAATATTATAACATCCCGAATATGTTCCACTCATGTTAGTAACTTTATCTCCACATGCTGGAGGTCCTGTTAAATTAGAGCAGTTTTGATAACAGTTCTCAAAATATAATACGTTAGGTCCACATACAGGATTACCAGACAATCTAGTGCAATTATTATAAGTATAAAAGAAATGAGTAGTATTTGGTCCACACACAGGTTCACTATTTAAGTTAGAACAATAATTATAAGCATATTCCATTGTTATAACATTATTATTAACAACAGCATTTTTAATATTTCTACAATATGAAAATGCATATCCCATATACTTTACATTTGGACCTACATAAGCCTCACTTAAGTTATGACAATCTGAATATGCATTATCATAATAAATAACTTTATTACCACAAGCAGCAGTACCACTTATATTATAACATAAATTATATGTATCTGTCATATCAACAATAGTATCACTACATTGCGGCTGTCCTTTTAAAGAAAAACATCTCTGATAAGCATTTCTCATATTTGTAATTGCATTGCTTGTATAAATTCCTTGTTCTAAACTACTGCAATCCCTAAAAGCGTTGTCCATGCTACCATAAAAAGAGTAATTACAATTTTTATCTGGATATATATAAAAATTATTTCCATTTTGATATGACCAGGCTCTTTCTCCACCTGGTAAACTGAATAATCTTTTTGAATTTTTTAATTCATTTGTTGGATCTTCAGATAAGAAAAATATATTTTCTATTTTATTTTCCATATTAAAACCTGAAGCTGGAAGTATGGCATAATCAATAGCAGAAGACCCTCCTTGAATACTGTTTATCGCGTTTGGCATTTCTGCTAACTTATATCTATTATCTGTGGATAATTTATATCTAATTGCATCCGCAATGTTTGTTAGTAAATGAGGATTTACTAAACCTCTATTTGTTGGCATTTAAAACTCCTCCTCATCTAATATAATTAAATTATTTAAAGCATTATAAACCGCGGAAGCCGCTATAGGATTCTTTGACCCAGCTGAGAGTTCCTCATCAACAGCCACGCTTAGTACTCCTTCATTGGTAATATTAAGATAATTTCCAACTTTAATTCCACCTAAAGTTTCATTTGTTGCTATTGGTATTTCAGACACCCCTCCGCCTGAACCAAATTTAATACCATAAATTTGACTAATATAAAAGTTATCCGTTCCAATATTAGATCTAGTTATTTTTGTTTTGGATGTTATAGTAAAATCAGAATGATATATTATCATTGTTTCTGAATTATTGCCGGTAACAGTGCTCATATTTAAAATATCTGTTCCATCATATTTTAAATTCATTGTCCCATATAGGTTACTAAAAATATGAGTAGTATCAAAAGTACCATATAATTGAAGTATATCATAATCTGAAATTTTTTCTGAAAGAGTTATTTCTTCTTCTATTGTTGTTCCTGTATATAATAAATCTATTTTACCAGAAACTCCTCCGCCTGACTGGTTTTGATTAACCCATTTCTGGTTTATATCATCCCAAATAAGAATCTGATTTTTCTTCAAATCTATTAACTCAACATCTTTTAAGCTAGAAATTGCGGATGCTTGATCTGCCCAAGCCCAGCCTCCTTCACCATTTGCGGTTGGAACTTGATCTATTGTTGCAGTAGATGCATCTAAATCAGCTTTTATAACTTTTGAATCATAAACTAAGTTTCCCGTATCTGGATCTTCGCCTAATTTTTCAAGCACATTTTGATTTTCAAAGACATGACCAACTTGAGCATTTTTATATAAGAGTTCACCTGCGGTCCCCTCGCTTAGTTCTTCCAGTACTCCAGAGTTTGAGAATGTTTGACCGACGTCCGCGCCTTTATAAGTAAGTTTGCCATCTACATTTTCACTTATTCCATCAAGAATTGTTTTGTTAGAAAACTTTTCACCACTAACCTTAACTGTATTATAATATAAATTATTATCATTATCAGCAGATATCTTTGTTAATACATCTTTATTACTAATATCGTTATCATACATAAGTTTATTATTATTATAAACCAAGTGTCCGTCCAATGATTCTGATAATTGTAATAAAACATTTTGATTCATAAATATAAAATCAACAACTTGTCCATTGTAGGCTAACTTTCCATTAACAACAGAAAGTAATTTTAATACATCTGCATTATCAAATGTTAATATTTTTTTATCATAGTATATATTTCCAGATGCATCAGAAGTAAATTTATCTAATACATCCTTATTGCCAAATTCTTGTCCTTTAACTACTCTACCATTATATACCAAATCATCATTAGCATCTGCTGATAATTTTTTAAGAACATCTGTATTATCAAAGCCTTCAGCTTTACCATCTTTAAGAATTGCAGTATGTTTACCATCTTTATCTTGAATAACAATAGTAACAATACCTTTTTCCTCATCTCTAACCATCGCGGCAGTTGGTGAGTAGCCCTCAGGACCAGGATCTCCTTTCTCTCCAGGATCACCCTTCTCGCCGTCTTCAACCTGCATTGCCGCAGTTTTAGTAGTTCCATCTTTCATCTGCCACTCAAAAGTTACTGTATTAGTAGTTCCTTCTTTTGTTATACTTTTTATAGTACAAGGCGCGCCCGCGACAGAACCAGTTCCAGCCATAGATTGCTCTGTAAATTTCTTGGCTAGATTAAGAGTATCTAAATCCATTCCTTTACCTCCTTTATTTCAAATTCTTCTAAGAAAATTATGGACATAAAAATATAGGTAATTACCCAAACCTATTTTTGGATTAAAAAAGTTCAAACATCCATTTTGGTTCAGGTGTACGAGTGTCTGCGCTCCGAGTAGATTCTGCACTCTTGTTATCTAAATAAAAAAAATGGAGTCTCTTAGTCAAAGAAACTCCATAATAATAAAACAGCTTGTTCAAGAAATTGAGGAGGAGAGACTCGAACTCTCGGTCTTTCGCGTATAGTTGAATAATTGAGATTTGAACTCAAATTTGAAGCCAATCCTCATCAGAAATAGTTTTAATAATAGAAACTTTACTTGGCAAATTATAAGCAATACACCATTTTCTTATAGCATTATCACTTACATTATACATTCTACCAATTTGAAGAAAAGATGTTGTGCGAATTAGATTTTTTAATGTATCACGATCAGGTCTTTCTGTTATTCGTTGTTGCATCATAGCACAATTTTGACAATAAGTTGCTTTTGAAGTAATAGTCTTTCCACAATTAGGACAATATTTAATTTGATGTTGTCTTAATTGAATAATTCGATTTGTAATTTCTTGAGCCTTTTTATCATTATAAGAAGATTCTAAATCAAAGTCTTCTAAATTACTATGAACTTCACGATGGCAATTTGCACAAAGTAAAATACTTTTCTTTAATTCATTACAAACTCGTTCCCAGCTACAAGAATTTGCTTTATTGAAACTAAGTTCTTTTTCTTCTGGATTAAGATGATGAAATTCTAAAGCATGAATATCCTTATGATATCCACATAATTGACATTTTTCACCCATTACATAAACCATATCTAATTTACGTTGATCTCTACTGTTTTTTACATTTTCATATGACATTTTATACACCTCTTTCATATAAAATGTAAAATTGAACTATTCCTTTATCGAACTTTGACCTCTGTTTTTCATTAAACTATTATTCATTAGTCGAATGCTTTAGCCATCTAAGCTACTCCCCAGCGCTGCACACAGGATTCGAACCTGCAAAGCCTTTCAGCTCAACCGATTTCAAGTCGGCTCCCTCACCACCCGGACATACAGCATACATTTTAGAATCAAAAATTTTATTTTAATTTCCTTACTTAACGCCTAGACATTGTTAAGGGGTCTGCGTTGCCACTCCATCTTCCTTTATTTCCCTCATTCCATAAAAATAAAATTTTAATTCTTCAACTCGGTACTTTTCATCTTAACTCTTGATTACCCAAGTAGTAACCGATTTTAATTATATCGCCTAAGATAGCGGATTCAATATTTTGTTCTCAATCGTTGGTAATAGCGTATTGAGGCAGAGGTGACGAAATCTCCGCATCTACATGTAGTCATCATAGCAGATTAAATATTACACTTGTATTTTAGCAGTAATCGCATCATCCTGAGTACTAACACCCATTAAATAAGAGCCTACACTGTTGTGACGATGTCCGCAATTTGCATACGGCTTCTCTGGCTAGTGAGTTATTATCATACTCTACTTTCGTTTTTCAGCTCTTAATCTCTATTATTTTTAGTCATTTGAGATTAACAGACTAGCGCCAGCACTAGGATTCGAACCTAGATACCCAGATGGATAGAAAGCTTGCTCTTAAAAGATTTTATTCCTCTTCTTTTTCTACTTTCCATACAAAACCATATGCGGTGTTGCGTTTTCCATTAGCTGCTTGGCTAATATGAGAACCACCACGTTCAACATTTATTGCTCTTGAGGCATCAGCATAACTAGAATATGTATTTAAATACTCACCATTTAAAGAATATTGTTTTATTTTAATCACTTCTTTCTTAAAAAGAATTTTGTTTAAATTTTCTTTTTGTTCTTTTTGCTCTCTTTCATCATAAGAGATTTTTGAAAGAGTTTTTAAAAGCGTGTAATCAGATAATAAATCTCCAGTTTGATTACAAGAATTTTTTTTAAACAACAATTTTTTAGAGCTAATTCCACATTGACCAACAGGAATTAAATAACATTGATTATTGTAATAAGTAGCAAAAACATCTATATCTTTTTCTGAATAAGAATGTTGAACACTACCTTGAGCAGATAAATGAGTACTTTTTGTATTAAATACAATTCCATTATTTTCCTCTCTGCAAGTTTTTACTTGCACTCTTAATAATTTACCTTCAATATCAGCAATAAAATCATATCGACAATCTTCAGATAAAGGAACTGATACATTATATCCTAATTGCGTAAAACTTATTTGACATTGAAGTTCTGTGGTAAGTCCTTTAATTTTTGTTTCTTGTAGCATAGAATGTATATAATATCTTTATTAGAGCAAGCTTTTGCGATACCCTTACGCCATACTGGCAAAAAGCCCATAATGGGAATCGAACCCATATCAGCTATTTGGAAGACAGCTATGTTAGCCATTACACCACATGGACTTAATGCGCCGCACGGGAGTTGAACCCGCCTAGACACGATTAAAAGTCGTGTGCACAACCGATATGCCAACGGCGCTAATAATTAAAGTAATCTACTACTGAGCTACAGACGCTTAATTCTTCAGGTGGGATTTGAACCCAACAGTTTTGGTTCCGTAGACCAATGTTTTATCCATTAAACTACTGAAGAATATGTGTATTAGGATTCGAACCTAAACTTAAAGTTTAAAACTCTTTTGTGCTACCTTTACACTATACACATCCTCAATTATGACTTTTTCTGTATAATTGAAATAATTTAATTTAACACGCGCGTTCTGTCTATTAGGTCATTACATTAAAGCAGTTCTATGGTTGAACTTTTACCAGAATGGGATTCCAAACCCTCGACTTTTTTGTAATGAAGCATGAAGTTGGAGTCGAACCAACCTATGAGGTTTTGCAGACCTCCTCCTAGCCGCCCGGACCTCCATGCAAAATATAAACTAGACACTGACATTTAATAATTGACTTCACTCTCAATTCTTTAATAATTATTGCTGTGTGTGTCTAAACACTCCCGACAGGACTCGAACCTGCAACAAAAGTCTTAGAAGGACCTTGCTCTGATTCCATTTGAGCTACGAGAGTAAAGTACGGGTGGTGAGATTCGAACTCACACTTGACGAGGCTTAAACTCGTTGTCTCTGCCGTTGGACTACACCCGCTTATCAGGCTAGCTGCAGTGGTATCGGGGAATTGCACCCCGGTTTCCTCTTTATAAGGAAGGCGACTTATCTAGTTAGTCGAATACCCTAGCCTATAAAATGACAGTTCACTCTTCTGCCGATTCAACCAGTTTCTTGCTTTTCCTGTGCAAGGCTTAATTAAATGCTTTATTCTAGGTATTGTCGCGACACGTCACTAGAAAGAGTGTTATAATAAAGTTAAGCACATAAAATTTTAAAGTTACAATCTAAATCATCTTCTTTAAAATTGCAAAATTGCTGTTTGTGCTCAAATGGGCGGAGAGGGAATTGAACCCACTCGGGACATAAAGCCTCCGGTTTTACAGACCGGTGTGTCTACCTTATCACGCTACCCGCCCTTAATATCTATTTGTTTGCCCAATTAACAAGGACTTCATGGCTATTGCATAAATCTTCAAAAACTTTATCACTTACAAGAAAATTTCCTTGTGAAAATCCAGCTTCATCTAAACCAAGATTTGTACGAAATCCATCAATATAAATACCAGATAAAATACCATCATTATCAGTAATACATCCATTACGAACATAATCAAGAAATTCTTTGCCTGATAACAAATCATAAGCTGGATGTATAAAAATATCAGCAATAGCTTCTTGAAAAACAGGTGAAACAGTTTTGACCATATCATCTATTGTAGTTATTTGATATACAAGCTCATAATTATTATCTAATTTAAAAAACATAAATCCTTTACTTTTATACTCATTCATATTATCAATTCCTTTCTTAACTTTCTATAAATATTATAGCAAAAATATTTATAAAAATCAATTTGATATTTAAAGCGGCAACCGGTTTGAGATCTCAAACCGGGCAACCGCGTTGCAAAGAAAGGTTTTATATGAACCAAGTTTTTAACAGAACTTGGAAAACTGGGAAAGGAAGGAAGGTCAATCATGAATCTGACCTAATGGCGGAAGCAGGACTCGAACCTGCGTCTCTAGCCTATGAAGCTAGCAAGGAACCACTCCTCTATTCCGCGATATTTAATATTCTCAATAAAAACAAAATAGAATAGTCCTTCGACTTACTATAACATATCTTCAAAATTATTACTCTACATAGGAGATAGAGGCTGAGCAAGGCTAGCTAATTCCTTACTTCTCTACCCCAGCATAATTGCCATATCTATGACAGGATTGACTACCTGCACCTTTCACTTAAACCATTCAGCATATACTTTTATAATTAAGAATTTTCCTCATTCTTTAATTCAAATTATCAACTACTTTGCATTAAGCTACTTAGAGTTGCATACAGTTCTTATATCAACATTTCTGTTGTTTCATTGCAAAACGGATTATTGGTATTTCCTAGGATTGCTACTGGGTACCACCCCGATTTAGCCTAACTAGGAGAGGGAGTGATTAAACTCCTTTTTATTGTTCCGCCGAACCGCATCCTGAGCTATTTTGCGATATATCTAGTGCCATGACTTTACTTTGGGTTTCCAACCTCTTCATTTCAGTATCACTACTTTCAATGCGGACCACTATCCACAAGTATCCTTGTTTCGTTCGTGCCGAGCTCTTTTCGCCATGCCTTAGCTGTGTGGTTAGTACATCTGCACTAAGATATTCATTTTTGTTTTTACTGAGAATATTAAATTTTTAAATGCTGCCCCTAGGAGTCGAACCCAGTGTCATCGGATATAAGCCGATTCCCCAAAACCGTCGAGGACAAGCAGCTAGTTGCATTACTGCTCCATTACGCGCACCTGTCTACGCAACTTCCGCAGTACACCTGGACACTTGATATTCTTAGGATTTTCTTCAAGTGTTGCCAATCTATTCTTTAAAATTGCTAATTTCTGTTCTCTTGTCATAATATCCAATCCCTTTCTATTGTTATATAATAGATCCAATCCTGCTGGTTATTAGCAAGTAAACCTCGTTTACAAACCAGCTGGATCTATACCACATTTTAGACAGTAGCCGACTGTACGCTTTACCACTCACGTATCTAGGAGAATTTTGTCTTTTGCTTTCAATCTAACAAAACAATTCTAAAACCAAAACAACTTTGCTTACTGTTTAAGTTGAATCAGAGGCTAATTTGATTAACTTGCATATAAGTAGCGGTTCTAGCGGGGCTCGAACCCGCGTTATTCTCCCGTGACTTAAATCATAAGTTCAATAAAACTTTCTCAGCAATAAAATCTTCTGCAAATTTTTGAGTTGACATTTTAGGTTTTTTTAACCAAAATTTTGTTTCTGTAGTTCCAAAAATAGGAAAAATATAAAAATTTTTATTATATTCTGTCATAAAATAGTCACAATCATTTTTAGTATATTTTTCATGTTTTACTCTCTGAGATTTAGAAATATCTCTAACCTCATAGCGTGTTTTCACTAAAAAACTTCGACCATTATCTTGCATACTTGCATGTTTTACTTGAATTCTAGTAAACTTTCCATTTTTCTCAATAACCAAGTCATATTTTTGATGATTTCCCATGGGAATTAAAACATTATACCCTTGTTCAATTAGAAAAAGCTGACATTGCATTTCTGTTATAAGTCCAATTTGAGAAGGATTCATTTCTATTTTCATAAATAACTCTCCTTTCTCTAAGAAAGTTTTACTATTGCTTATTTTTCAAGACAGGGGAGTACCATATCCAGCTAGGCGATAGAACCATAAAAATAGCAATGGAGCGCTCAAGTTTGATGAAACGAACTATTTCTCTACATCGACCATCATTAAGTTACATTGCTAAATTCATCTATCATATAAATAGATATAGTCCGTGTACTTAGGACTGCCATTTACTTCACATTCTAAATGGTCAAAACGCAACCGAGGCTTCTGGCGCGACCAGCGTGCTGTCGGTTAATAGCTATAATTGGATTTGAACCAATAACCTTTCCCGTATGAAGAGAATGCTCTACCGATTAAGCTATATAGCTAAAAGGTGACGTGTGGGATTTGAACCCACGACGTTCGGATCCACAATCCGACGTTCTACCAACTGAACTAACGCCACAGTGATCCCGGCGGGACTCGAACCCAAGCATCTCGACCTTGAAAGGGTCGTGTCCTTACCTTTAGACGACGGGACCAGATGACTCCAGATAGATTCGAACTATCATCCCCTGACTGAGAATCAGGAATCCTGAACCATTAGACGATGGAGCCTTGAATTAGGAATTTTGACAAGATTCCTTTAACTTGGAGTCCTTATCATCCTCGAACTCTAGGAGGTTTTTGTTACTTTTTATTAACGAGAGTTAGAACAAATTTTCCTTTCGCAGTTTCTCTCAAATGGGCTGTACTGGATTCGAACCAATGCGCACCGGGCTTCAACCGGTTGCTCTTCCAACTGAGCTAACAGCCCTCTTTAAAGTGATCAAAATCACTTTCCATAATTACATCTCCTTTTCATTTACTATAATAATTATATCAAAATTTTTTATGAAAATCAATTAAATTGCTTTTTCTATGTATCCAAGAAGCATAACTTAGAACACATAAGGTGAGCTAGTCACGTCAACTCCACATATCTCAATCTAACGGCATATCTTAGACATCTTTATTCATCATTTTCGTATGATAGGAGTGAGGAAAAGCTATGCTCAGCAATCTCTCCTATAACGTCTTGATACTTATACCCTCAAGCTAGGGTGAGGCGGCATCGAAAGACTCGAACTTTCAACCTTCCTTTCATACGGTTATGCTACCATTACACCAATGCCGCAAATGCACTTATTGCAGTAAGTACATCGAGTTATTTTGGCTTTTTCGTATAATATACTGCAATATACCATTAACTAATATCAACCAAACAAGTCCTTCAGTTGGCACACCATGCGCTAGTAGGAGGGAATCGAACCCTAGCAACCTTCTCTTATAACTCTACCAAACTCCTCGTCGTTGGCAGACCACACTTACTTTTACACCAGAGGTTTAGTGATGCCCCTCTATCATCAATGGCTAACTTTGTTTTTACATCGGAAGGTTCCGCCGCACCCACCATCAATACTCATTAACAGTAAAACCTGTTTAGAGTAAGCTCCCACAGCAGGGCTCGAACCTGCGACAGGCAGATTAACAATCTGCAACTCTACCAACTGAGCTATGTGGGAATATTAAAGAGAGCAACCTCGAAGGGAAAATCTAGGAAGATTTCACACTCTCACGCGATAATTATTTCTCAGATTTTTTATATAGGCGATCACTGAGAAAAGAACAAATTATCAACGATTTTTATTTTTCGCCCTCTAAAAGACCGCGATTTGTTACTACAACTTATTGTCGCTTTTGCCCAGATAGGTTAGTAAGTTGCCACTACGCACATCCTATCAAACGTTAATTCCGATTATGTGAATCGAACACATATTACCGGGTTACAAAGCCGGGGTTCTAGCCTTTGAACTAAATCGGATTATTTTCTCTATAAATATTATATCATAAATTTTTTATTTTTTCAAGTAGGTATTTTATTATCAAAAAACTTTTATTTTCTTTAATAACTCCTTACCAACTTTCTATAATAATTATATCAAAAATTTTATTATTTTTCAAATGATTTTATTTTGCTCCAATAGAACCATCTCTATACAAACGATATGTTAAAATATCTCCGCCTATACAGCCTACAATTTCAATATAGTCTGGAGTAAGATGCCTTTCAATCTCATAATCAAAGCGATTAAGAGAAAATTCGTTTGCATGAACTCTTAACTCTGCGTCTGTCATACTTCATAGTTAACCTCCCTTGCCTTAGCATTGATAAAATTCTTATATAATCTCATTTTTGCTTGAGATTTCCATGCCCAACCAACAAAAGAACCATCTTCTTTACCATAAACTTTATCTGGCTTAAATTCTGTAATTAAAAATTTAATAAACTCTGCTGGTGTCATATTTAATATGCGGGCTGGCACTACCCAGAGCTGAGTATCCCAATTATGTGAACCTGAATGTTCACAATACCACATGATACCATTTGTCCATTCTTCACATCTGTATAGTGCCATACCTTTCACTCCTTACTACATTGTAATAGTAATTCCTAATTCACCAAGCAAATTTGCCACATCCTTCTGCTCTGTCGCGGAAGCCTGCGTTACTGGCACATCTGCCTTAGATACGCTTCCACCACTAGGCTGCGTTGCCGCGATCGTATCAAAAGCATTTGTTGGAAGAGCATCTTCATCACCACTTGTAACCGCAGTTTTTGCACATGTTAATGTCAACTTAATCTGTACTGGCTCACCATTCTCTACTGTATTTACTCTAACCTCTTTACCATCATTGTAGAGAAATGCATTATCGCCAAATGCTTCAATAATCTTTGCCGCTACTTCCAGCTTTGCAACTTGTCCCTTTGCCATTTTTCTTTCCACCTTTCTTAACTTTCTATAATAATTATATCAAAAATATTTATAAAAATCAATTTAACAAATATGATTTAACTTATAAAATCTCATAATTGCTTTCTGAAGTTCCTCCCAAAACTTTGCTAAAATAGCAGTATGGGATTCTGCATACTGCACCGCCCAACCGGTTGCCGCGCGTTCATCTGGACACTCATAGTAAAGCTCTTCAGATACGCCGCCGTTAGAGACAAAAAGTTTAATAATTTCAGAATCAGCTAAATCAGTATCAGAGAGTTCGTCTATTGTTTCATGGTGTCCAATTTCGTGCAAGATACTCCACAAAAAGATATCACACTTAACCCTAGGTTTGAAAAACTCAACCGACCGCATAAAATCAGCATTGTTCTTCTCTGAAACAACAAGAGAATAAGTAATTTTATTACTCAAGGGATAATATGCAAAATCGCCATCTTCTTCAATAGACAATTCTTCATCTATTGTTTTAACAAAATCATTTAATAATTTAGTTATCTTTGACAAGCCTTTCATATTTATCCCTTCCTCTCTTAACTTTCTATATATATTATATCAAAAAAATTAAAAATAATCAATTTAATCAATATCTTCTTCGTGAAGTTTTTTACAAGAATGGCATACATTATATGTAAAAGGTATCTTTGTTGGTCCATATATTGAAGTAATTTGATCATATTCTCCAGGATAGCATAATCTTCCGCAAGAGCATCTAATTATTCTATTATCTTTTGTTGCTGGAACATATATATAAGTATTGCTGTTTTTTGAACGTAAGATATTTATAACTTTAGTTATAGTATCATCTGCTTCAAAGAGATCCCAATATTCAGCTTTTGTATGCTCATTGTAATAACCAACAGATAGATTTACTGCGGCAATATTCCAATTTTGACCTAAGATACAAATATCTGTAAAGCTGCCTTCTTCAAAAGTAAAACCAAAACTGCAAATATAATCAATAAAAGAAAGATTCATACAATTATAGAATACTGCGTCTTCACTTCCGCACCTATCTAATTCAATCATAAAATCAATATTAAAAGGTACTTCATTATAATCTTTTACTAATTTGTTTGCTCCAATGCCACCATGTTCTTCTCCTGTTGTAAAGATGAGATGTGGTCTATACCCCTCCGACAAAATTGATAAAATAAGAATTACGCCAGCTCGATCGTCTGCGCCTAAACCTTGGGGTGACCACATGACCATTTCTTTTTCATCATAAAAAAACTGGAAAGGTTCTACTACATGAACAGTATCTAAGTGGGCAACAAGAGCAATAGGAACATCACCCTCCGCAATAAGATAATTTTTGTTATCCGTTATTTGGTTTTCATAACCAAATTGTGATAATAACAATTTCAGATAAGCGAGTAAAGAGCTACCTTTTACAGGATAACTAAAAATATATTGCATAAAACCTTTATTTACCATCAGGTGGCACCTCCTTTGTTGTAACCTTGATTCCAGATTTTTCTAACGTTTTAGCTAAAGTCATATAATGGTCACAAGAGTCACACAAGCCTAAATCGCAGCGTCTTTGACAATCAATTCTAAATTTTGCAAATGATGGAGCGATAGTAATATTGGAAACATCCTCTGTATATCCATCAATAATATCACTTAATTTACCTTCCCATTTACCACTATTATAAATCTTATAAAGAACATTCTGTTTTTCTAATAATTCATAATAATCGTTCTTATAGAACTCAATGGTGTCAATATAATCCTCATAAATTGAGACATCTTCTGGTCTAATGAAGAACTTTTCATACGGTGGAATTGTATTATATTCATCCTCCTCAATATAATTAGCAATACATCTAATTTTAATATTTCTTTTATCACAATAAGTCTTTAATCTTTCAAGATCAAAACATAAATAATCTCTAATAAGAATCTCTGAAATACCCATTTTTGATAATTCTCTTACCTCATGCCAACTGGTTATAGGTCTTGCATATGAGAATTTTAATTTATTGCTATTTTTATAAATACATTCTATATCAGTTGTCTTAAAAAGAATATTTGGATGTATCGCGGCTGCCGCCTTAAAAATCTCCATCTCATCATCTGAAATCTCTTCATCAAGAATATTTACAACCAATTTCTGAGATTCCTTTAATACGTTTTTACAAAAATCCAACAACCGGTTATCTGATGTATACATAATTTCAATTTCAACATTATCGTTATCAAAATAACGAAACTTATTTGTATATTTGATACAATAGTTCATAATTTAACAACTCCTTTTCTATTTTCTATTGTTATTATATCATAAAAAAAATAGGAAGTCAATTCGACTTCCTATTTTAGTCTAATTACTCTGGTGAGCCATCCTCTGAAGACTCATCCTCATCTACTGTAGCCAAGCGGTATCCCTTAACCTTACGCTTCCCATCTTCAACATCATCCTTAATAGCAACTCCAGCCTTTACAAGCTGTGACAGTCTAGCCTGCACCTTTGCTCTTGTAATTTCTTCGCCCTCAATCTGAGAAGTGATAGCATCAATAGTCTGAAGCTCATCTGTGAGAACAGCCTCTACCTGGGCTCTGAGCTCGTCACCAGCCGCGCGCTTCTTTGCTGCGCTCTTCTTTGCGGACTCTGCTTTCTTATCCAGCTCCGCAATTCTTGCGTTAATGAACGCCTGAACATCAGCAACTGCAACTCCATCAACGGATTCCATTGATGCGATAGCGTTTGAAATTGCGTTAAAATAGTCTCTCTTAGTCATCTTTTCCATAGTATTTTTCTCCTTTTTTCTTTTTGTTTTGTTTTTATCTCTTTTGTATGTATATATTATACTACTATTTTTTTAGAAAATCAACTGTTTAATAACTAAACACGAAGAATTTTCTTAAAACTTTTTCTTGTTAGTGAATGTAGTTGCTTTATAAGATCCTTCTTAAAACTTTTGTTTGTTTTCCAAAAATGTTGGTAAATGTAGCTGCTTTATAAGACCCTTCTTTTCCTGGATATACTTCACTAAACTGAGATTCTGTTGTAAAGATAATTGGTGGTATGTTATAAAGATCTGACTTTTTTTTAACAATGATAAATTTTTTATTTTCAAGAGCTTCTTCATAACAACTTTTGCAACAAGGAACAAAATAAAGATTGTCGTCCTCATAAATTTTTTCATCAATTAAAAGCCCATTAGGAGAATAATTATCTTTTTCAAATTTATCTTTTTCTTCTTCAAATGTTTTTATCTTATCATCTTTAATTACAAAGATTTTTAAACGATAGTATTTCCTTTTGCTTTTGTTATAATAGAAATCACATACTCGAAGTCCTTCTCTTTCTACATAATTTTTATTACAAATAGGACAAGAAATAATAGAGGAACCACAATCTTTACAAAAAGTCTGTTCCTTTCCATCATATGTAATTTTTACAATATTTGTTCCTGCAAAAGAGCCACAGTTAGGACAAACAGCCAAGTCTTCACATTCCTTACAAAGAGTAGAAGCTACATTTTTATAATTATGAAATCCTTCATCAAATCCTATGTACTTTAAGATATCTGTCTTCCCGCAGCACATACACTCAGACTTGCCAGAATAAGAAATAAGCTTTTTAGTCTTAACTTTATTTCTATAACACCAATATTCATAATTATCTATATTGTGAAGCATGTCATTATACATACCGTTTGATTTAAAGTAAATGTTTTTTCTTAAATCTTTACTTTTGTTTGCAATACTATTAGACACGTCATCTAAGTAACAATCTGTCATTATATGGTCCATATCTTTGTAAAGTTCTGGTCCAAACTCGTATGTATATCCCATGTTTTCTTTAGCCAACTCTTTGATTTTATCAATAACTGCAATATTAGTTTCTTTACTACAATATGGATAAGCCTTGTTTGCTACAATAATCTCTTTAGTTGCCATAACGAGTCCGCGCCATTTTTTATCATTCCATTCATAATCGCCGAATGAAAAGCCTGTATCTTCTTTTTTTGAAGTATAGTAAACACAAAATACATTATTTGAGTTCATCATTTCAATAGTACCAATTCGATAGCACCCTTGTTCTTTCCAAGACATACAACTCTTCCACTTCGAGGCATTATCACTCATAGTCATAAAATCAAGAGGATGGATAGAAATAGTTAAATAACCTTTCTTCTTATCGTTTAACCAAGTAGAATATAAAATACGGGCATCTTCAAACTCTTTATCTGTGACTGCATTTGGAAAAATCTGATGAAGCTTTTTTAAAGTTTTCCAAATTTTTTCTCCATTTTGAAACTGATACTTTTTGCCATCCGCTGTAATAGTAATTTTTTTGCAATAATCTATATCAAGAATCCCATTTACAAAATGGTGTTCTGAAAAGATCAAGTCAATAAAACTTCTTAATTTATCTCTAACTTTTATTTCTTCAGTTGCTCTTGCACCGCTAAAACAATAACACCAAGAAGGTAAAGTAGATAAAGACTCTTTATTTTCTTCTGCAACCTTTTGAAAATATTTATCTTTTCCATTAGATTCTTTATAGTATTCTCTAAATTTGTTATAGATATTGCGAAGAGCATTGTCATACTTAGGGTCATAAGTGTTATAACCACTAAAAGTTCTATATATTTTTTTTGAGATCTCTTCTCTAAGAATAGCTTCGTTTACAAAAGGAAACTGAACTCGCAAAGAGTTACCCAACCAATGATATAACTTAGTCTTGTTCTTTGCCCAAACTGAGAGCAGCTCATCAACAGACTTTCTTTCCAAACCAAATGAGCCATATAAATCAATATATGCGCCAATCTTTTCTTTATCTTCAGTTGTAAGTTCATCTAATAAATTCAACATTAAAATTCCCTCCATTTGATTCTTCTACCGCAATAAGGACAAATTGTTGGATTAGTCTTAATCACACGCGCGGAACAACATCCCGGTTCATACATATCTCCCCAGCTAGACCGCCATTCACAAAACTCTTTTTCCTTATCTTTTTCAGTCTGCATAATCATCGCATCCAAACCATTTAATCTACCATCATACTTTGGACTGGTGATAAATGAACTGCCAATATTCATATCAAACATTATCATCAACTTCCTTTCCTTTTCATTTACTATAATAATTATATCAAAAATTTATATAAAAATAAAGCAACAGACTTAAAGCTAAGTCTGTTGCATATATTTATGCTTCTTTTACGATGCATCTTGTTAAAAGCACCTGACAATTTCCATTATATTCATTATGTTCTTTAACTGTACCTATTAAAGTGACATAATCATTTTTAATATCCAATTTTTTAGAAGTAAACCAAGTAAATAAATATTTGTCGTCTGCAACAAAAGAATAGATATATGAAGTACCATATCTACCGTTGAATGAATTGGACTTTTCAAGTTTACACTTAATTTCAACGCGGTCGCCGCATTCGCAATCATAAAATTGGGTATATGTTTTAATATACTTTGACTTCAATTCCTTCATAAAGTCAATACAACCTGCCTTAAAACCATATCTAAGCTGCTGATAGTTCTTTGGTATTGTGCCGCCACAGGCAGCCCGCAACTCATCCAAAGTAGTCTCAACCGCAACATCATTAAATTCAACCTTGCAACAATGATACTCTTCTGGAAGTTCAACTAGAGTTGGTCCATGCCAACCAAGCACTTTATTGTATTTATATCCCTGCGCTTTAAGTTCATCCTTGATTGAATAGGTGTTTTCTCCAATTATAACATATGTTTCTCTTGTTTTTGGATCAAAGCCATTCTTTTCAAACCAGTTGTTCTCCATATTATCTGACCTCCTCATCGCAACCATCTGCATCATAATATTCAACTTCTTCGTTAATTATTACGCCAGGTCCATACCCTTCTACTGCAATGCAAGATCCAACCTCTCCAAGCATTGCTTCTGTGGTAATTTTCTTCATCATTTTGAAATCTGAAAGATAAACTGAATAAGTAAACATAAACATAATTATCAACTTCCTTTCCTTATTTTCTATATATATTATATAATAATTTTTATAAAAAATAAAGAGAGTTATTACAACTCTCTATTGTTCATTATCAATTTTTATTATTTCACATGCTTCATATAAAAGATAACTAGTAAATAACATAAATAAAGGAAAATCCAATGGCATAATAAAAAGAATATATAATAGAGTTGCTATCATACCAAGATTATCATATTTGTGCATCATATCAAAATTTCTATTTCTACAATGTTCTGATGAAACAACAAAGCAAATAGAAACAAAAGCTCCTATGAAAAGCATCAGAAAAAAGTGTATTGATAAATACATATTATACACCTACCAATTCTGTTTAATTTTTACTATTGCATCACAACATCTTGTTGTATAAAACTGCGGCTGTTTAACAATTTTACCAGCTCGTGCGAATCCCTGAATAAACTTTCCGCACTTACTACAATAAGCTGTATATTTATATGCTTTATCTATGTCTTCTCCAAAGAACTCCTTTTGAGAGAAATGAACCTTGCCTGAACCACCAAGAGACAAGAAGATGTTCTTCCAAGTGTTATCATGTCCATGATTTTGCCCATCAAAAAGAAAAGCTAAGACATGCGCGAGTTCATGCTTGATGGTGTCCATGATTTCAGCATCGTTGTCGCTATCAAGCAAGACCGCCGCGAACTCAACCTTCTCTACCTTATTACTTAAATAGTTAACAGTTACTCGTCCAAAAGTATTCTTGAACCTGCTGTTAATAGAAATAGGAAGATCAACATCATATCCCTGTGAAACCATAATCTTTTTACAAATATCTTTTACTTCAACTAAAGTTTTCATAGTCTTAATCCTCCCACCATCCAGAATAGTCAATAATACAAGGCGTACCATCCGATACTCGATATCCAATATTCTCATTATGTAAATCCATAGAGATACTTCTAGCAATATCGGAATCGCTATCTAAAAAATCTAAAAAGCTAAATGTTCTATCTTCGCCATAAGATTTAATTAAATCTAAGATAAAACGACTTGGAAAAAAATATTTTCCTTCAAGTCTATTCTTATATTTTTCAATATCTTTAGCAGTTTTTTCTTGAAAATTATCATCATAAGTATCATACTTGTTTCCATAAGTTTCGCATTTTTCCTGCACATAATGTAAATTATCAATTTCCTTAGTTTTAGCTAAGAAAATCTCATATCCATATCCCTCATCTATACACTCTTGATAAATGTCGGCTTCAATCTGACAGTAATTATCTAAAATATCTTCTTTCACATCTGGCAAATCTGGATTGTATGTAAGGTCATCGCCATTATTTGTATTATAATAAAAAGATGTATTGAAAGGAACCTTAACTACAACATCAAGGTCTGGATCAATAATAACCGCTTTTGAAACTCCATGTGTAACAATAGCTTCTTTATTGATGTCATATACTTCATTAGAGAAATCATCAAGTTCTCTTGAATTTTCGCCATCTTCCCAATAATATCCAAAATCATTTGGAACATCAATAGTTTTATAAATATTAAGTCTTTCTTCCTTTGATAGCATATTTATCAATTCCTTTCTTTTTTCATTTTCTATAATTATTATAACAAAAAAACTATAAAAAAACAATATAAATAAACCAAAGCAGACTTTAACTCTGCTTTGGTTTATTTATATTTTACATACATCTGTTATTATGTATGGCAAACATCCAGCTAAATTCTTTGATATCATCTGCACAATGAATTCCATTTGGACATATTTCATCAATGTTATCTTCATCCAAATTGATGCCATCAAACTCATCATAAAATTCTTTTCTCCCATTATCATAAGATACATGATATTTAGGATATCTTACTTGTGCCATCAATCCAAGAATAAACTCATCTGCTTCTTTCTCGCCCAAAGCTGCTTCATCAGCAGCCTTTTTATTTTCCTTAATAAACCTCCATGCATCATAGCTACTTTCAGAACCTTCATATTTAATATCAAGCATATCGCATATCCATTTAATGCATTTTTTCTGTTTTTCAGACATTACTTTCATTTATTTCTCCTTTTTAAGGTATTTAATTAAAGCATAGCAAATAAAAGCTATGCTTTAATAATTTTAATGCCAATGTTTTGCATCTTTTGTTTTAATTAAATAAATTTGACCATCTGTGCCATCTGATTTCTCAATAATAGAATAATCTTTTAATAGTTCTGTTTTTGCTTCATTATCAGTTAGAATAGATTCATTTACAGTATATGTTTGTATTTGATTAACATGAAAATAAATCAAAGAAGGAACTACCGAACAAATAAAAACAATTCCAATACCAATAGTAGCTAACACCACTTCTTCATCACACGCACTTGCTATTACAAAAGAAATAAATAAAGCAAAAAGAATTGCTATAACAACACATGCAAATACAATAATTCCATCATTAGCGCAATTAACTTTATCTGATAAAGCTAAAACATAATTACCCATTAGTAAACACCCCTCATTTCTCTTTTATTTATTTTTGCTAACTTCTGTGCGCGGTTGTCGGTTCTGCGAGGACGAGATCCAGGCTTAGGGTTATACTTATTGCAGGTCTGACAGGCTTTATTAAACGTACCTTCTCTGCCTTTAAGACACTGTCCTTCGCATACATAATATGAACATACTCTTTCCCTATCCTTTGCCATTTTTTTACTCCTCCTTTACATAGATAGTAATTTTACTATTTTTAAGCATGCAGGCTTCACACTCTCTGTTATCGAGCCTAAAACCTACAAGCCAATATGGCATATCCCATACTTTACCTTCATAAAGAGTTTCTTCTTCTTCAGTTTTAGGATTCCACTCTATAATAGCAATTTCTTCATCAAAGTAAAAATTCTTAATAAATTTTCCAAGCTTCATAGGCTATTCTCTCTTATAAATTCGCATCATGTCATACTCTTCTCCAACTGCTTTAGGCTCCTGCCACTGAGCGCCGCACTTAACGCACTTTACTGTATAGTGTTTATCTTTTGGATCACATGCAATAACACGATATTCTTTGTGTTTACACTTAAATATTCCCATTTTGATGTTCTCCTTTCAATAAAATTCCATATGCTTCAGTTTCCATATCGCAGATTCCTTTTACATATCCAGCAATTTCATCATTATTTTCTGTGCTATCCCAACGATGAACTTTATTTCGGATCTGTCTAAAAGCTTCTGCTTGAAGAATAGTAGCAAAATCTATTGCGGGTTGCAGTAACTCATCATTTTGATTTTTTTTATCTGTAATATTAAACTTCTTATCCATAATATTCATAATATTGCACTTCCTTTCATGTTTTCTATATTTATTATATCAAAAATATTAAAGTTTTTCAAATTGATATTGCTATGACGACCACGACTTGACAAACAAAAATAAGTTTGTTATAATATTATTAGAAAATAAATAAAAATAAAACAAAAGCAGTTAATAAAAGGTTTGAAGAAGGACATGACGGATCGAATCTTTTCGGATTGCGGAGGGAGATTAAATGGATTATTTTAATAGATGTAATGATGAAGAGATGGGTGGGATCAGCTATTGTAGCTGTGATTTGACCTCAACCGGTCTTACCACTAATCGAATATCGAATATTAAGTTTGGCGATTTAGCACTGGATAGAGGCAATATAACAATAGACAAATATGATACAGCAATAAATGACTTGTCTGAACGATTAAAAAAGGTATCTGGTGATTATTATATTTTAACAGAAAAAATAAAAAACTTATTTAAACAAGAGAGAAGCAATGAATTAAGTGAGTGGCGGGAGTTTGACTTAGAGGCTGCTACAGGGAGAGAATTTGAGACACGATGAGTTGGGTTATTATTTTGATTTATATAGCGATAGCTATTGTTAGTTTGTATTTTGGATTTCGTACGGGAGTTAAATTGATTGTCATGGCGATCCGCAAGAATCCAAATAAAATGTTGACAGCAATGGGAATAAGAGTAGTAAGGAGAGTTGAACATGAAGATACCACAAAGCGTGGCTCGCGCGATAATAAGAATACATGATTTCATTATTTATAGAATTTGGACAAAATTCTAAACTATGTGTTGGGCAAAAGCCGATAATTTGTTTGTAATTGTTTACAAATATAGTATAATGAAAGAGAAAGGAGGATTATGGAATTGAATCTTCAAGAAACATGTCAGCGATTGAGGCTGAGTGAGTCGACTCTACGAGAGGCGTTTCCGCGCACTGTTAGAACTTTAGAAAAGCAAGGTATTAAATTGACTAAGGTTGGCAGAGGGCAAAATGCAGATTATACTATTGAATATGTAAACAAGGAGTGATTTAAGTGCCAATAAGAACCAAATATAAAACCATTTATTCTTTAAGAGTAAGGATGCTTTTAAGGGATATGGGTTTTGAGCCTCTATTAGAGAAAGATAATATATATAGATCTGGATTGAAGTGCTGGATATATGAAGTTACAGATAATTTTAATAAAGCTCTTGATAAAATATTAGGGGGTAATTAAAATGAAAGCTGTAACCACAGATAGACCAGTTAAGTATGAGCCGGGAGAATTTTTTCAAATTTCAAATAAAGGTTTGAAGGCAGCAGCTAGTCTTAATAATAATGGATTATTATTGTGGTTATATTTGTGTAAATTTAAGAATGGTACTAAGTGGAAGATAAGCCCGCAGGCTATTAGTAATGAACTGGGGATAACTTTAGATAAAGCTAAGAAGGTTTCAACTATTGGATACCAAGAATTAGTTGCAGCAAATTTTATTAGGGATGATGTGTTCTACGCGGACGGTTAAATAAAAGTGCTAAAATGGCACTTTTTAGATACAAGGAGTCTATTAAAAAGTGCTTAATCGGCACTTTTATATACAAGGAAAAGTGCTTATTAAGCACTTTTTAATGAGCAGAAAGTGCTTAATTGGCACTTTTTTCTAAGGAAAAGTGCTTAATCGGCACTCTAATATATAAATAGAGAATAAATACTAAATAAATAAATAGACGGTATAAATAATCTTTACGTAGTTCGCTTCGCTCACTACTCCAAGATTATTTATACCTTTAGGCGCGGCGTGGTGATGTAATGTTACAAAGGGGCCGGCGTAAAGAGATTAAAACCTTGAAATAATGAGCGAAGCGAATTATGGAATGGTTTTAATCTCGTTCCTATATTTAATAGGTTACTACTTTTTTAACATTTTTCTTAGAGTTGATTGCTCAATTAAGTTGGAGTAAAGGAGAAAAAAGAATGGATATTAGAAAGAATTATGCCTTTTGGTGTGATAAAGATGATGTAAAAGATGTGTGCAATAGAGTATATGATTTGTTAGATAAAGATGTCGTTGATGCAAAAAGTAATACTATGATAGTTTTTAAGAATAATGATTGTTGGTTCTTTTTAGATGTTGGTTTTAATTGTATGGATGGACTCTTTGATGTTAGTTTTGTTGAAGTTGGGTGTGAGAATAAAAAACAGCTTAGAATGATTAAGCGTAGTAATAAAAAATATCCTGTTGCACAAAAAGCTGTTTATAAGTTAGATTATAGTGATGATGATAAGCTGAAAAAAAGTATATTGATGCCTGAATATTTTGAGGAAATAAATAGAAAAGATATAGTAGGATATGGTGTAGTAAAGAGAGAATTAGCTGAAAGCTCAAATGTAAATAAATATCAAAGAAGTATATTAAGTAGAAATATTGGTATAGGATGTATCAGTAAAGAAAATATGGATATAGTGAGAGAAGAGTTAGTTAATAGTTTAGATGTAGAATATTATTCAGAAGATGTTATTGTAACAACAGATGGATCTTTTATAAAAATTTTTCAATTAGGTAATGAGAATATTAGAGGGTATAGATTTGGAGAAGCATATATTGAAGAGGGGTATGATAATATGGATTTTATCATTGCTTGTGTAAGACCTAAGTTAATATATAATCCATATAATATTTATATATTAGATATTGATGATGTGGCGGAGAGTATTATGAGGCCGCAGCGGTTCAGTGGAAGATTTTAGGGCTGGGTTAAAAGGGGTGCAGGGCAATGCCGCAGCTTCAGACATTAGTTTTGAAAAATGATCTGAAAATTCGAGGCTCTGCCTCGAGCTCCCTTTTTGTTATATGTTTGGCTATTGTTTTATATTAGAGAGGAGAAATAGTTATGTTTAATACAGAGATTGTTGCTAAGGATATTGATGGTATAAAGATGCAGTTGAGGAAGGCATATGATGGTGATGTGCCGGCGGGTTTGGCTGTTTTTTATTGGTTAAAGAATAATGGTATAGGGATTAGAGATAGGAATGGTGAGATTGTTAGAGATGAGGATTTATATAGTTTTTGTATAAAATATGGTGCGAGTGTTGATAGGGCTATTGTTACAGCGAAATATGAAGGTGTTAGTAATGAAGCTGATAGGATGTTTAGAGAACAGGTAAGGAATTGGAGTTGGAATGAATATGCTAAGTTTGGTAATAATAAATAGCATAGCGTTTTGTGTCAAATAGTATAGTATCTTCGCTTATCTCTAGATAGCGTTGAATAGTATTTTGTGTTGAATGGCGCTGGATAGTGTTTTTATCTCTGGATAATGTCAGATAATGTCAGATAATGTTTTTATCTGGCCGCACATACCCTGGATCATGTTCCCGTCACCGTTATCGTTTTAGTCTTTTTATTCTTCATTAAAGAGATTCCTAGACGAGAACCCGCGCAAAAAGTCCCTGTACACATTACATGTACAGGGACTAATTATTTTAGACTAAAAGAGTCTGTAAAGATTAAACAAATCCGCCATAGAATCCAGCTCTGGCTCTTTCTTTACCTTTACCTTAGGCTTACTCTCAGTCAAATCCATTGCCTTAATAAAAAGCTCGATAACCTTCATCTTATCAGTCAGGTCCTTTGTAATCTCATCTGCATCCTTCTCTGGAATGTCAATTCCAGTGATAGCTTCCACATAATCTAGCACATCAGCAATCAGATATTCTCTTACTGCATCTACCTCTTCAGGATCAATCTTTCTCTTATTCTTGGCTGCGGCAACCGCATCGGCTTCCGCCTGTGCCATCTTGCTAATCTCCTCAACTGACTTGCCTTCTGCAATAAGTTCTGCTATTGTTTTACCCATAATCTTATAACCTCTTCTTTCTATTTCATTTTCTATATATATTATATAATAATTTTTCAGAAGTGTCAAAGGCACGAAAGCATATACCAGTAGTAAAACTGTAATTAGTTGTAGTTATGTCTTTTCTATTGTTGTGAGTATTTGTTCATTTTTATATGAGAATAAGAAAAAACGAAGCTAATTTGCCTCCCCTATATAATTATATCAAAAATACGAAAAAATGTCAAGAGAGATGCGCTGAGGCATTTATCAATAGAATCACTGTAATTCGATACAGTGAGTCATTTTTTATTCTGACGGATATTTTTACGTTTCAGATAGAAAACGAGCAAATTCACAACAAAAGTAAGTCAAACATCTAATTTCGGGATCCGTATGGCGGTTTTCAGATTTCAAACAACCAGGAAAAAAAGCCATATAGGGTCTGGTCGTGGGAACTCGGCGTTGCCCGGTGGTCAACGCCGCGACATTATACCACATTTTATGTGCTTTGTCAAGTAAAAAATAAAAAAAATAGAGGAAAATCCCTCATTCTTTAAGGAATTTTCCTCTAAAAACCTTTATTTCTTAGGTTTTCTCTGCTCAATTAAGTCGATTTTGAACTTGCGACCGTTGACTTCTAAAGAAATCAGCTTGTTTTCCTTAAGAATCTCAACCTTTTCGCCATAAATACTTTGCAAATTGGTTAAAATATCATGAAAAACCGCCTTTTTTTCATCAGAGATTTTTACTGTCCTAGGCTTTGAATCCTTGCGCTTTTCCTGGGCGATTCCGTGGTCAACTCTCTGTCCTTTGGTTTTCTCTTCCAACTCGACAACCTCTTCCATTGTAAATCCTTCGGGACATTCTTCCAACTCTTCGCAAGGCTTATCCCACATTTCATGGCAAAGCATTTTCCCATTCTTACAGATAAGGTTTCCGCAATCTTCACACAACTTGATATTCATATTCACAACCCCTTTTCTTTTACTGTACTTATATTATATCACAAGAGGTTGAAAATGTCAACCTTTAATTGCGGTTTTCGGCGGGAGAACCCCACCGACCGCACATTGCTTTTACTAACCCTCAATACCCTCGGTATTAAGGGCGAAAGTCATTTTCTTACCATCTGGAATACGGCGAACAGGATATACCTTAGTAGCATCTCTGTTTTCATCCTTTGCTGGACCAGCAAGCTGAGTCATAAGTGCTACAATCTTGTTGAGTGAATACTCGCCATTAAAAGCGGTCATAATCTCTGTACAAGTCATAGGCTTAGAGTCCTCAAGTACATCAAGAATCTTCGCCTTGATTTCCTCGTTTGCGGTCTGATTCTTAGACGGCTTACGGTTAGCGTTCTTCTTCTCAAGGGTTGCAATCTCTCTTGCACAGAAGTCCTTGATGTCCTCGGACACACCCTCGATAGCCATAATCATTTCAAAATACTGCTTCTTTGTTGTCTTGTTTGTTGTTGTCATAAAACATACCCCTTTTCTTAATAAATTCTTAACTCTTTGTTACATATACATTATAACATATTTTATAAGGTTTGTCAAGCATTTTTTTATTATTTTCTTTTCGGTTTAGAACCTTTAATCTTCCTTGACCTTACATACTTATTATAACATATTTTTAAATGTTTGTCAATAGGTTTTTGAAAGTTTCAAAATTCGTTTTCCTCACGACCGAGGTTGCTATTTTGTTTTCTTTCCTTACCTTGTAAATACATTATAACAAAATATTTATAGAAAATCAATATCGGAAAATTGCACAAAATTCGGGATGCACAAGGTTAAAAAATTTGTGCAATTTTCCTATTGACAAATGCCAGAGCTATGTGGTATAATAGTTCGGCGAGCCCTGAGCGTGCTCGCCGCGACATTATAGCATACTTTCTATTGTTTGTCAAGTGTTTTAGATAAAAAAAATAGGCATTTCTGCCTATTCTATATAAAAACAGTTTTCCATATTTCGGTATATCTTATTAAGAATATTTGGATATTCGATGCCTTCACCGAGATAATCTTCTTCTATGTCTAACCTCTTAACTATTTTTTCTAAAACAAGATTAGCTTTTGTGAGAGTATCAATTTCTTCATTTGTTAAAATAAGTTCTTTTTTTATTTTTGCCATAACCTTTTTACCTCTCTTTCACTTTCTATACCTATTATATCACCGCTGACCTACTCTGTCAAGAGTAAATCAGCTAAAAAATCAATAATATTTTCTTCGGTCGGGTCGATGGTTTCTCCCAAGCTCCAACCCTTGCGAACCTTTGCGTTATCATCAAATAAAATCTGATTGCCGCCATGCTTGCGTGTACAGTTTGCTTTTGTTGTGCCATACTTCACAAGGTGGATTTCATCAAAAGGGAAGTTGTATCTAGCAAGCCAATCTCTTTTTGCAGTTCTTACAACTTCGTCAAAATCCTTTGTAGAATCCTTAGACAACCAAGATGTAACAACGATTCTGTAACCAACACTTTTCAAACAACAGAGCAAAGAACCAAGCAGAGCCATATCCCAAAGTGGTTCAGCCATAATGTAAGGGCGCGGATTCTCGTTGTGTAAATCCTCAAGCCAGCCATCTACTCCGTAGAAATTTGCGATTGTTCCATCCATGTCAAATACTAATGTTTTCATATCTTTTTACCTCTTTCCTTATCTTTTCTTTATTATATCATGTTTAATATTATTTGTCAAGTATTTTTTTATTTTATTACCATATTATAATATTAGAATTATCATAATCTATCTCAGGTTCATGGGCGTTATCTGCAGCACCGCCGTCATAATAGACAGAAACTTCTGTATCTGATGGATACTGTTCTAATATTTCAATTAAATCTTCAACTGTCATAATTTTTACCTCTTTCCTTAATCTCTATATTGATTATATCACATATCTTTTTCTCTGTCAAGCATTTTCTCTTTTTCTTTTTTATACCGATACATACGATTACTAAGGCAAAAAGAGCAACCTCCGTGACATCTACAACTTTTATCAATAGCTTCTGAACCGTAGTATTCTTTTCTATGTTCCTTACCGCTTTTAATTGCTTTATCCATACTCATTTTAAACACCCTCCTTTTTTTTACCTTACATACTTATTATACAGGATAGATTTTAATTTGTCAAGCATTTTGGGATAAAAAAATAAAAAAATTTTTTTGAAAAAACCCTTGACAAAAAGCTGGGACTATGGTATACTGGAAGTTCGGCGCGCCGCGACCCATGGCGCGCCGCCAATTATAACACAAAAATCAATTTTTGTCAAGCACTTTTTCAAAAAAAATAGGGTGCGATTTCTCGCACCCAAGGAAAGGAGGTAACATTTTTTTACTGTATTAGCAGGCGCGACAGGATTCGAACCTGTAAATCGCGGTTTTGGAGACCGTTGCTTTTCCATTGAGCCACACGCCTATTTTTAATCGGGAATGGAGAGAATCGAACTCTCGCCCCATCTCTAACGCCCACCTTTGGTTGATTAAGTCAAAAGTGCTTTTAGAGGGGTATCATCAATGTGACGTGGCGACCTTGCCACCGCTCTACCACTGAGCTACATCCCCATGTCTTAATTATATTTTATCATAAAGGGGCTTGTTTGTCAAGCCCCTTATGAAATTTTTTACTGCCTAGGCAAGGCGAAACTTAACGACCTTACCCTCGGAGAATCTAACCACTGGATACTCAACGCCATCCTTCGGCTTTGCACCGCCTGACAACTGCGTCATAAGTGCTACAATCTTATTGAGTGAGTAGTCACCGGAAAGACCATCTTTGATTTCGGTACAAGTGTTTCCGTCCGAACCCTCAAGGAACTCCAGGATTTCAGCCTTGATTTCCTCATTTGCAGTCTGATTCTTCGATGGCTTGCGGTTTGCGGACTTCTTATCGAGTGCCGCGATTCTTTCCTCGGCGAACTTCACAATGTCCTCTCTGCCATTTGCAGTAGCAAGTGCAATAACCTCATTGAACATGTCCTTCTGTGTAATCTTCTTTTCCATAACTATCTACCTCTTTCTTTCTTTATTATATATTTATTATATCATACTTTTTTTATTTTGTCAACTATTTTTTTTTATTTTCTTTTCGGTGGACTTCTCATTTTTTTCCTTCCCTCAACTTTCTATAATTATTATATCACATTTTTTATTGTTTGTCAACTACTTTTTTTGTGCCTAATGAGTTTCAACTCATAATCTTCAAAATGTAGCGCAACCTCTCGTTCCCTTTTAACTAAAAATCCATATTCTTCAAGGGCGGTTTGGATTTGTTCTAAAATTTTTAATTTTTCTATATCAACCTTTCTTTCTCTTGTTGGCTTGTCCCGTGGCTTTGTGCTACGCTCATAATGCTTGACATTATTTTTCTTGGCTTTGATTTCTAAGTCGGCAATTTCACCAGCTTCCTCTTCGGTTACAGGCTCGCCATCTTTTTCAGACTCCGCCATGATTTCTTCTATCAACTGCGCTCTTGTTTTCATACCTTTTCTTCTCCTTTCTTTCTTCTATTATATATTACCACACTTTAGGCGGTTTGTCAAGTGGGAATTTTAATTTTCCCACAAGAGCCGACGCATTTTTTTATGTTGCTTGAAACAATAGGCAAGAATCTCTTTCTCGATTAGCACATCTTCAAGTGCGGTGTGGCTTTCTATAAAATCATTATCTTTTTTGATGAATCTGTAAAGAATTTCAGCGGTTGCTTTTGGCTGCCCATTCTTTGTAACATAGCCATTTTCAGCACAAAATCTTTTGTATGTTGGCATTTTCAGAATAACATCCCTTGCCATCTTCAAAGTATCACAAATAATATATTGTGATGGGAAAAAATAGCGGTATTTTGATTTCGTCAACCATCTTTCTGTTGTATTCAATGTTCCATGATCGAATCGCATATTATGGGCGTAAATTTCTTCCACTCCGTATTCTTCGCACACTTCAAAGAATTTCTTTCTAATATTGTAAAATGTTGCAAGTGTGCGCTTGCCTGCTTTGATATCTTCCCAATACTGCGGAATCTTGTTGGCATAGTAGGCAGACTTCATCAACTCACGCTCTCCGATAAAGATATCCGCATTGACAAAGCTATATGCTTCGTATACGTTACCATTCTTATCTACGATTGCAAAACCGAAATCATATGTCCACATATTGCTAGGGATTACATCTTTCAAGTCTTTGTCAACAGGACAAGTTTCTGTGTCAACAACTGCTCTGTACTTAATTCTTCTGTCAATCTTCTTTTCCATTTTTTTACCTCTTTCCTTTACCTTATGTACTAAGTATAACATATTCAAGGGAGTTTGTCAAGACCTTTTTCAAATTTTTTCAACCTTTACTGCATCTTGACTTCCTTATGCACTCGACAGGGTTTTGTTTCAAGCTTTATCAGCTCCCTTGTATGTATTTATTATAGCACATTTAGTTTGCTTTGTCAAGCATTTTTTTTATTTTCTTTAGGAAGTTGTTTTCAACTATCATGTTGTTATCTCTTCCTTACAGATACTATAATACCATCTTTAAGCATTGATTGATACAATTTTCTTGCGTTTTTTATCAGATTCTTTTCATAAAAATTGCACAATTCGGGAGAAAAATTTTTGTGCAATTTTTTGAAAAATTAGTCTTGACAAACTGCGGCTACATGTGGTATAATATTTCGGCGCGCCCCAACCGCAAGCGCGCCGCCATTATATCGTATCAAAGGAACTTTGTCAAGTTTAATTTCAAAAAAAATAATGGTTAAAAACCATTATTTTTTAAGTCAATGATGAATTTTCTTAACTCGGCTATTGTTATACTAGGGTTTTTCTTAATGTAACCAAGAATCTTGTCACATGTTGCATCTTTTGATTTTTGATTAGCCTGTTCTTTAAGATAATCAAAAGTATAATCATAATTTCAACCCATCGTTGGTAAGCACCTCCTCAATTTTATTGCGTGCATTTGTTATGAGATTTGTTTCTTCAATCTCAAAATCTCCATTAAAGAAATCATTGAATTTGCTAATATTCCATGTCTTAATTTCTTCTGGTTCGATTTCTAAAGCATAAAGAGGGTAACAGTAATCTTTTTCTCTATTCCAAATTTCAAAATCTTCTGTTATCCATTCCTTGTCAATAAGAAACTGAACTGCGCTTTCATAACTATCCGCTACTCCAAGTACACCATGATTATCTTCATGAATAATATAAACTTTCATTTCGTTTACCTCACTTTCTATATCTATTATATCATAGGGCTGACTACTTGTCAACCCTATTTTTCAAACTAGGATGTACTCTTCCAAACTGCTCAATCATGCACTGGCGCATAGGCGAAGCCGCAATCAAAGTCTTTGTTGCAATCTCCGGATTTACAAGAACAGCTCTATATTCTCCATGAATATCCTGTGCGGTTCTCTGTGCATGTTCGAGGGTTTTGCGTTTTGCAAACCCTACACGTCCTGGCTTTGTTACCTTATAAATAACTTCTCTCATAATTATTACCCCTCTTTCTAATGAATAAATATTCCAATAATAATACAAATGAGTGTGATGCCTAATGGAATCCATAAAGGGGCAAAAACCCAAACCCATGATATTGAAATTACTTTTACCAACTTTAAAACCAAAAGAACAATAAACAATAAACCACTAAAACTAATTCCACCTTTTTCCATAATCTCTTACCTCTCTTTCATTTTCTATAATTATTGTACCATATTTAATGGCGTTTGTCAACACTTTTAATTAAAAAGACTTGCAATAGCAACAATAGACCAAAGTATGATACCTATACACATCGTAGCTAACCAAAAATACAAATTGATTTTGCAAATCAAATAATCTTCATCAAAAGGCATCGGCAGTCCTGCACATTCTGCGAAAATAGCATATGCCACCATTAAAAAGAACCACCCACAAGAGAAAGCAATAACACATGCTCCACCAATTCCACAAAAACCTAAAAATGTCATATCTATCAACTTCCTTTCCTTACTTTCTATAATGATTATACCATGTTTAGGGGCATTTGTCAACCCCTTATTTGATTTTTTTCAAAATAATTGCATTTCTGATATTTACCCATGTATCAGAATATGTACCAACATGTACGCCATTGTGGGTGACTGTCCAGCGATATCCATATCCAACTATCGTGTACCCCATGATTTCAAATACCATCATACTATCAACCGCCCTTCCTTTATCTTATGTACTTATTATACAGTATAGAAGCCTATTTGTCAATAGGAGTTATCCACAAAGTTATCCACAATTTCGGGATAGTGAATTGTGGATAACTTTTTTGAAAATTAATCTTGACAAACCTGAGTCATGTGTGGTATAATATTTCGGACCGCGGCGATGGTGCGCGGCCCGCCAGTATATCATATTTCATTCAATTTGTCAAGAGAAAAATGAAAAATTTTTTCTAGGGTATTTTCATCTCAAAATTTCATTATATCACAACCGCCGCGATATGTCAAGCTTTTGTTGTAAAAAATTAGGGGCTATATAGCCCCTAAGCTAAGTACTCAATATCATATGTAATCCCTGCCCAGTCAAATTCTGAATCTTTATTAGAAATTGCATTAAGCAAATCAACAAGCTCATCAGTTTCTAATCCTATTTCATTACACATATCAAGAAATTTATCGAGAACCTCATATTCTTTTTTTGGAACAGTAATCTTTCTTGCAACTTTCATACTCTTTACCCCCTTTCCTTTATTATGTATTTATTATACCATGCCTTGACTAATTTGTCAAGGCTTAATTCCAAAATTTTTCAAAATTTCGTTGCGTTTTTTCTTGCGCTGGATTGCATCGCTGACACTTGCCGCAATCAATGGCGGTATAACAAACGCGCACCCGCATCCAAAAGCTATTATAATTTCCATATACTACACCTACTCCCCAATAGCGTACCCCTCAATATTACGAAAGAAGAAACAAAGTGTATCTTTATTATTATTCTTCTTAAACAAAATATAGTCTTTTGTTATCTCAATATCAGTACATTTATAAAACCAATCAACACGTCCATTTTTAAAAATTCCTATTGTCATATTCTTTACCTCTTTCCTTAACTTTTCTTTATTATAGCATACTTTCTATTGTTTGTCAATAGTAGTTTTTTAATTCTTTTCTCATTCTTTCAGCATTTCGTTTTTTTCTCAATCGGTGTAAAATAATATCTTCTAAAACCATCATTTTCTACATATTCAGATTCTTTTGTATAACCTTCAATCTGATAATCAGTCATAAGAAAACTGTTCATCATTAAACTAAAATCACTTGCCCACTTCTTATAGCGATATGGGAGCTTAGCATAATAATATGAATAATGGGTTTCCCAAATATAACGATTATTTTCTTCATCATACTCAATTTCATTGAGAATCATTCTATCAGCAATTTTCTTAGCTTTCTTTTCATTCCACTGTCTTTTGCTGTCAAAGAAGTCATAGATACATTTTACTCCAACAAGAGGAATTCCCCACCATGTAACCATATATTTACCAATCTTAATTCTATACCAAATAATTCTCTTCAAAAGACTATTCTTTCTCTTGTTTCTCTTTTCGATTGCTTTTTCAAAATTTTCCATATGTTTTTACCTCTTTCCTTTATATATCCTAGCCATTCTATTTGCAAAAGGTCATTCCTAGGTTCACCTTGCTTGGAATAGAAGAGAATCGAACTCTTGTTTCATATGCACCAGTATATCCCTTATTTCTATATTTATTATATCATATTTATTATTATTTGTCAACAACTATTTTTTAAATCCATATGGAAGGCTTCGGCTCCTCAGTCAACCGACCACCTATTAGATAACCTGTCAACTGAGTGGTGAGCCTCTATCTCTTCCTATCTTTTGTTTGTACCTATATTGTATCATATGCTTTTGTTTTTGTCAACCCCTTTCTAAATTCTTTTGATATGAATATCATTATATTCTGTACTATCAGACATCGTAATCATACGGAGCAAACCCCAGCAAGTAAACTCATCATGTGTTCCAATAGCTTTAGCAATAAAATCAACGATATGCTTGATATTAGCCTGAACACTATCTCCAACAAGGAAGAAATCATCGCCATATGAGAACTCATGCGGATTGCTTGAAGTTTTTACAGTCTCGCCCATATCGAGATAGCCAGCGATCATCTCCATTGTTCCCCAGAAGTCAATCTCATTGCCATTACTATCCCAGTAGTCTGACTCATCGCTCTCCCAAAGTCCCTCGATAAAGTCGATATAACTATAAATATCAAAGCTCTCAATACTTGTTACTACAATCGTCTTACAACTATTTTCCAAAACCATAAACATAATTTTTACCTCTTTCCTTTTCAAACAATCAAATTTTTAAACCCTATGGAGAGTGCCTACTTGACACTCTCAACGGTGAATCCAGCTTTCTCAATCTCACGAATCTTCGCAAGTGTGTAGCAATCCTTGTCAACAACAACTCCGCCAATCTTAACAACAACCATTTTCATAATTTTTTACCTCTTTCCTTTTCTTTATTATGTATTTATTATATCATACCTTGTGGGGTTTGTCAACCCCCTTTTTACTACTTTTTTGTTTTCTTCTCAAGCCAAGCCTGGAACTCAATCTCACTACCGCAGAAGTGACGAACCGCGCCGCCCTCGAAACCAACAATATAATTGCAACCATGTCTTTCAATCTTAACTACCTTCATACTCAACTACCTCTTTCCTTAATTTCTGTACTTATTATAGCACATCTTATTGAGTTTGTCAATACCTTTTTTGTAAGTTTCTGTTTTCAGCTATCGTGCTGTTTCTGTTCCTTACAAGTATTATAATACTACTTTAGGCAACAAAAGTCAATAGTTTTTTATAAAAAAATTGCACAATTTTGGGATTGAAAAAACTTATAAATTTGTGCAAATTTTCTCTTGACAAAGTGCGGTTACCTGTGGTATAATTTTTCGGGCAGCAGACCAAGTGTTCGATGGTTGCGGAAGTCGCTTTAGTGCAGTGAACTGTGACGCTTTAACGCGCTAAAGTGTCAAGCTTATTAAAAAAGAGAAGACTTTTATCTTCTCTATAATGTCAAGAAATAAGCATTTAATACAATAAGTGCAATCTGTGTTACATAACTATTTACATGCGCTTTTGCTTTTACATTCAACACAAGCCAAACACTGCAATTTACAATGCCAAGCCAAGGCGCCCACGCGAAACCGCACACCACAAACAAGACATTTAAAATTGTAATAATTGTAGTCAAGTCCGCAACCTCAAAAACATACTTCTTTTCTGTAATACTGAAAAACTCTTTCATTCCTTTATTCCTTTCTAGTTTGTTGCTCTATTGTTATCCCAATCTGCAAGCAGTAATTCAAGTGCGCTTGTGTCTTTATCCTCGATAGCTTTCTCAATTTTTTCAATCAAATTCATGTCCTCTTGTTTCCTTTCCTTGTGTTCCTTACAAGTATTATAATACTACTTTATTCAATGGATTGATACAATTTGCTTGCGTTTTTTGTTAAATCCTTTACCTGTTTTAGGAAAGATATTTTTTTTATTTTTTTATACTTTTCCTCTTGACAAGTTGGCTAGTAGTGTGCTATAATAGTTCGGACACCAGACCATTTGTTCGATTCAGAACGAACAAAAAAAAGAAGGCTTTCGCCTTCTTTCTACATTGTAATCACATCATGCCTTGTAACGATCTTCAGCTTTCTTGTTGGGTTGATTGCCTGAAGTCTTGCAAGTTCCTTTTCAGCCTTTGTTCTTTCGATTGACTTTGTGTTATCATCAAAGTAATTTGTTCTTGTAAATACAAAATAGTTATCCTCGATTGTGAAGTATGCAAGTGTTGTTCTCATGATTGTTTACCTTTAAGCCTTTTGTTTGGCTTTCCTTTCCTTATCTTTATACTTATTATAAGCCTTTTTGATTCATTTGTCAAGCACTTTTTTCTATTTTTCTAAACTTTTATTGATGTATTCGATTGTATTATCACTAACAGGTTTTACAAGTTCGCTTGCTTCTGTTGGCTTTTTGCTTAATGCTTCTACATCAATAGTATTTTCAAGTTGTGCTGTTGGTGTCAATTCCAAATCAATATCATCATGCGCTCTGAGTACCTTAAAGCCTACAACGCACATTACAAAGCTAACAAGCAACACACCAACAAAAATAGACAATGTAATCAATGCCGTTTCTACGTTTATTCTCAATGCTGACTTTCTCTTATTATTCATAATTGTTTACCTCTTTCCTTTATCTTTATACTTATTATAAACCTTTTGTTATTGATTGTCAAGCTTTTTTATAAATAAATTGTATTCTTTTAAATACAATGCTTTAGTGCTTTAACACTTTAACGCACTAAAGCGTCAAGAACTATTAAAGGCAAGGACTTGCGCCCTTGCCTTGTTTTTACTTTTACAAGTTGTTATTGATTGTCATTCTACCTAAACCGCAAACAAAGTAGAAAAGTGAAGTTGTATCGCCAGTAACCTCTGTCCAGCCATCTTCACGAACTTCGATTGATACATTGTGCTTCTCAGCGAAATACTCAAGCCCTGTGACCTGTGCCTCATCATCTGTATGAAAAAGAACCTTATCACCCATAACCTCAAACTCAACGCCCTCAATATTCTGATACATTCTGAACTCCATAATTTTTTACCTTTAGCCTTTTGGCTTCCTTTCCTTATCTTTATACTTATTATAAGCCTTTTTGATTCATTTGTCAAGTGTTTTTGTAAAAAAATTTTTATCATTTTCTTTACTTCTTTTTATCATTTTCTTGCGCGCTTCAATGCTTTAACGCACTAAAGTGTTTGCCCCGCCTAACCAGTGATTATGTAAAAATTAGTGCTTGACAAACTACACATAGTATGGTATAATGAATCTGAGGTATCGTGGGCGGGTATATTTCGGGGTCAAATTTGACGAGTTAGTCTAGCCTAACTTTCCTCGACAATTCCCTCTCCAAAAGTTATTTTAATTTCAAAGAACGGATTATTCCCATTTTAGTCTCTGACCGCAATTCCAACAATACATTGTTTCCTGACGTTCATTCGCCCATCTCTCTAGACATGCATTTCCGCAGGTGGGGCATGCATAAGCATAAATCTTATGTATTATTCCTCTATATGAATCAGTTTTTCTAGGTTTCTTCGGTATTTCTTTATCCAAAATTATTACCTCTCTGTAATAGTGGCTGAATCAATGCAACAATCTAACAACCTTCCCAATACTAATTCCAATTCATCGACACATACAATACTAGGCTTTTTCTTTAATTTTAAAAATTCTTTTACTGTATATACTTCTTTAGCACCCTGTAACTCAGTTTCATTTTTCATTGCTTTAGTAGATACAATAATGGGCATATTTAGGCTTGCTAAATATCTCGTCTTTCCAGATCCTCTAGGCATATTGTAAATTTTCATATTATTCCTCCTCAATAAAAATTAAATCTTCAATATACTTTCTATCTTTTCCTTTAAATATAGGGATTTCTTTATCTATAATCCAAGCTTTTTCTGGCTTGGATGTATCTCTAAGTTCTATAATAGATCTAATCATCTTTTTCCCACTAGGGAAAATAACTTGTTCTTTTTTTATGGCAACAGCATTTCTTACACAACAAGAGCCTCTTTGAAACTCTAAAGGAAGACTATTCCAATCAACGCCTTTTTCTTTAAGCATTTCTTTTATGTCTACGCAAGATTTGCCTTGTAGCTCTTTATGGCTAAAGTTTGCTTGTCCGGTTGCCTGGACTGAATTCCGCATAGCATCCAACTGCCGCCAATAAATCAAATTAGCTACTTCTTCTTTTGGTATATTAAAACAGCGACAATCAAACATTGCACCTTTGTTAACTGCTTTATTATAGATATCTAATAACTTCCTATTTTCTTCTGTATCGTCTCCATAATCATTATAAGCTAATAATAAATCAAAGCTTTTAACTTTTTTCTCAAATGCTTTATTAAAAGCCATCGTAGCCATACTTGCTGCAATACTACATACTTTCTGCACTTTATAATCAAACCACGCGGTGCTGGTCAAATTTTTATAATCCACTAATATAAGAGTAATCTCATCTGACTGAGTATATCCAAAAACACAACCTTGAATATTCTCACAAAGATACTGCATAGTTTCTTGCATTGATTTCATCAATATTCCATCAAAAGGTTTCTGAAATCCTCTTGTGAATGTATGAAAAGCGCGGCCGTCTAGCCTAATAGCAACAGGGCATCTGTGCATAAGGTGGATTTTAGGCGCGCTCTCATAAAAAGTTTTCATTCTAGTTCCTAAATCATCATGTACTGGCATTATTATACCTCCTTATAATTTACTTCATATATATCTCCACAATCTTCGATTTCAACATCAACCTTAAAATCTAATGATTCTACTAAATCATTATTATTCAAATAATCCAAAGGGGACTTTAAAAAATTTTCTTCATCTTCCTCTGGAATTTCAATTTCTCCTTCATAATGTCCATATTTTAAATATCCCATTACATAACTAACAGGAGCATCAATTTTAAACTTTTTCACGCGGCAATCGCACTTAATGGCTGCCACCAAGACAGCTTAGCGCTCTCCTTTCTTATCCTTTTTATAACCAAAATATTTTTCTCCACATCTATCTAAATCATGCCCTCCCCATATGGCTTGATGAATACCTTTCTTAATTATTGTACTAGGTTTAGGCATGAAATTTTTCCTTAATCTCATTAAAAGTCTCCTCCATTTTTCTCCATTTTATTAAAAGGTATTCTCCAGAATAGCCCTGTCATATTTTTCAACCTCAAAACCTAGCCCTTCATATAATTTTATAATTTTATTTATAAAATTTGGATTAACAATAATAAAAGGTTCTGATAAAGATACTTCTATATAACTTTTACCATGTTTGGTATTATACTTTATTGCTTTATTTATAATTTTAATATACTTCTTTTGTTGTCTAAGAAATCTTTTTTTAGTGCGTTTTTGTATACGCGCTATTTTGTTAATATCAATCATCTTTCTTTACCTCTATTTTATTTACTATAATTATTATACCATAAAATTTTTAATAATTCCAATTAAATATTGACAAGGCTAAAAAATTTTGGTATAATGTGATTAAGAACAGAAAGGAGAAGTGACATGGAGCAAAATTACATAAAAATGGACTTTTCGCTTGAATCATCACAAGAGCGAACAGAGCATGTCAAAAAAATAATAGCCAATACTCCTCCTGAAAGATTGAACTCAACATATTTAGAAAAATTAGCAGATTATATAATATTAGCAGCAAACAAAGAAGATAGAAAACAAAATAAACAAGGTGAAAAAAGTTCATTATTAACAGATAATAGAATGAAAACAGTTAATGATAGAGAGACATCTTTTGAAGGACTTATTGGAAAACTTGAAAATGGTGAAGATGGCATTTATAATATGATTGCCAACGATAAGAATATTATCTATAGACCTAAGTATGAAATCACTGAACAAGATATTGCGGAAGTGCCCGGTTTGAGAGAACTTCGCGAGAGTATAGAGCGGATAGAGAAGCAGGCTAGTACAGCTACCGGCAAGCGCGCATATCTCTTAAAAAAACAGCTTATTGAAATGAGAAAAGACCAATATGTTTTAAAAGAGGTTTACCGCAGACCAATGTATAGCACAAATTTAGTTAAATCAATATCCCGGGTAAACTTGCAGGAAAAAATTCAGATTGACCCAGATACAGGTGAGATTTATAGCGATGGTCTAATTACTTTAATCAATCCTTTTCATGTTTCTCTCTTGTTGTGTAATTACTCAAAAATAAAAGAGGAAACATATGAAAATTTTGGAAGTGATTTAAGATGGATGATGGTTGATTTAGATGATTTAGTAGAAAGAACTTTTAAAGAAAAATTCCCTTTATATTATAAATTAGTAATATATAAAATAGATGGTAAACAAAACGCGGAAATTCAAGATTTATTATATGAAGAATTTGAAATTAAACATTCTGTTGAATATATCTCTTCTCTTTGGCGAAATAAAATTCCTAAAATGTTATCTGAACAAGCTAAAATGGATTGGCTTGTTTGGCATTACACAGAAGAAGAAAAAGGATATTGGAAAAGATGTTCAAGATGTGGTCAAATCAAATTAGGTCACAGCTACTTTTTTGCAAAGAATAATACAAGTAGAGATGGATGGTATTCTATTTGCAAATCTTGTAGAAATAAAAAGTAGAAAAGAAGGTGAACATAAATGGCGGTATCGGAAAAATGTACATGTATAAAATGTAAAAGAACACTTGCTGATACGAAGTTTTATACTTACAAAGATGGTGCAAAATGCGAACTTTGTAAAGATTGTTTAACAATGCACATTGATAACTGGGATCCAGAAACATTCTTATGGATTCTTGAAAAGTTTGATCTTCCTTATATTGAATCTGAATGGAACATTTTGAGAGATAGGGCTTATGCTAAAGACCCTCATAAAATGACTGGTCTAAGCGTAATTGGTAAATATATTTCTAAAATGAAATTAAAGCAGTTTAAGAATTACACTTGGGCGGATTCAGATAGATTGAATCAAGAAGCTAACGTGCGGCTCCAGATGATGGGTGGTTCAGCTGGAACTGAAGAAGAACAAGAGCATATCAAAGAAGCTTATGAAAACGGAGAAATTTCAGAAGCTCAATATAAAACATATATTCAAACCACTGCGCCAGAACCTAGATTTGAGCAAATCAGTGGTCAGATTAAAGAAGTCGGAGGCGGATTCCCGCAAGATGTAGAGCTAATAGATGTAGGCGCTGATTTAACCGCAGAGGATAAAGTTTATCTTGCTATGAAATGGGGTAAAATGTATTCTGCTGCGGATTGGGTCGCACTTGAAAAGATGTATAATGATTTTCAAAATTCATTTGATATTCAAGATGCGGCAACCGATAAGACTTTAATGTTTATTTGTAAGACTTCGCTTAAAATGGATCAGGCTCTTGATATTGGAGATTTTGATACTTATCAGAAATTAAGTAAAGTCTATGATGCGCAAATGAAATCTAGTAAATTTACTGCGGCTCAGAATAAAGATGAAAAGACTAAGCAGTTTGATGCTATTGGTGAATTAGTAGCTTATTGTGAGAAAACAAAAGGCGCGATTCCAGAATATGTTATTGATACACCTCTAGATATTGTAGATAAGGTAATTGATGATTTACAGGCTTATACAAGAAATCTTATCACTTCAGACTCTGGTCTTGCTCAACAGATTGAAGAGTATATTAAGAAAAGAGAGCGTGCGGATGAACAGCGTGCTGCTAAAGAGGCCGCTAAAGCTAAAGGGCTTGATCATATTGAGCTTGATGATGATGCTACTGTTGAATATAAAGAAAGTGTTGCACAGCAAATTGAAGAAGATAAAGCTCTTCTAGATTCTGAGTTAGGAGAGGAGGATGACTATTGAGTTTACAAAGCTTATTAGACCTCTCTGGTTCAAAAAATAAAAAAATAGGAATGTCAGAAGAACGAATCAATGAACACATTGATGAAATTAGATATACCATATCTTTTTATAGAAAGTATCCTGACCTCTTTGTAGATTTTATAAAAGGGCCAGACAGTACTTTCCATTTCTATTTTTATCAGAGAGTTTTTATTAGAGTTGTAATGCGGCACCGCAAGGTGTATGCTACATTCCCCAGAGCTTACTCGAAGTCATTTCTCTCAATGATGGTTCTCATGCTTAGATGTATATTATATCCCGGTTCAGAGTTATTCGTTACTACGGGTGGTAAAGAGCAGGCTGCTAGTATCACGGTAGCTAAAATAGAAGAAATATGTAGACTAATTCCCGCGCTTAATAATGAAATTAACTGGGATAGGGGTGTTTCTACTAAAACCAAAGATAACGTAAAATATATTTTTAAAAATGGATCTAAGATAGATATTCTTGCAGCGAGAGAAAGTTCCAGAGGACAGCGTCGAACAGGTGGACTTATGGAGGAGTGTGTTCTTATTGATCAGACTGCACTTAATGAAATTATTATCCCTACTACAAATGTAGATAGGCGGCTTCCGGATGGGTCTCGTGTACCTGGAGAAGTTGTTAACAAGAGCCAAATTTATATAACAACTGCTGGATATAAAAATTCATTTGCTTATGATAAATTATGTGAGCTTTTAGTGGAATCAATTATTGAACCTGATAAAACAATGATTATGGGCGGAACCTATGAGACTCCTGTTACAGAAGGGCTTTTAAATGAAGATTTTGTAGAAGAATTAAAAATGTCAGGTACATTTAATGAAGCATCATTTGAAAGAGAATATTGTTCTGTTTGGAGTGGTGATGCAGAAAATGCTTACTTTAGTGCGCAGATATTTGATAAACATAGAGAACTTAATCAGCCAGAATACGAATGGAGCGGACGCAGTTCTAAATCAGCTTATTATGTATTAGGCATAGACGTTGGCCGTATAGGGTGTACAACTGAGGTTATGATATTTAAGGTCACACCGCAAGTTCAAGGCTCAGCGATCAAAAGTTTAGTAAATATCTACACATATGAAGCAGAGCATTTTGAAACACAGGCTATTTATATTAAACGACTATTTTACAGATATAAAGCTAGATGTTGTGCTATTGATGCAAATGGTCTTGGTGTTGGTCTTGTTGATTATATGGTTAAAAGTCAAATAGATCCAGAAACTGGTGAAACATTACCTCCTTTTGGCGTTGAAGGTGGAACATATGAAGAAGCTGGACAAGAGTATAAGAAATTTAGAACTGATGATATGGAACGTGATGCTATGTATCTTATTAAGGCTAATGCTCCTGTTAATACAGAAGCTCATACTTATGCTCAAACACAATTAAGTAGTGGTAGAGTAAAGCTTTTAATTGATGAGCGTGAGGCTAAAATGAAATTAATGGAAACCAAGATGGGTCAAAATATGTCAATAGATCAAAGAAATGAAAAATTAAAACCTTTTGTTTTAACTTCTGTTTTAAGGGATCAAATGATGAATTTGGTTGAAGAAAATGAAGGTGTTAATACAATTCTTAAACAAAGCACAAAAACAATTAAAAAAGATAAATTCTCTGCTTTTGAATATGGTTTATTATATATTAAAAAGGAAGAATCAAAGAGAAAGAAACGCGGTTCTAGAAATTTTGCTAATATGATGTTTTATAGTTAGGTCAAGAATTATTAAAATGAAAAGATTGGATTTAAAATATATATAAGTAAAGGATGTGAAATTTATGAAGAGTTCAAGAGGAGAAATTAAAATTTGTGAAATTTTAGATGCTGCGGGTTTGGACTATCAGGAGGAATATATTTTCCCTGATTTGGTAAGTTCAAGCGGAAGGCCGCTTCGTTTTGATTTTGCAGTTTTTGATGACAATGGAGACCTTGACTTTTTAATTGAATTTCAAGGAATCCAACATTATGAACCAAAAAGTAAATTTGGTGGAGTGTCAGGTTTAAATAAACAAAAGTATAATGATGCACAAAAAAGAAAATATTGTAAACTACATAATATTACTTTAATTGCAATACCATATTGGGATGAACATATTATGAATTATGATTATATAATGAAAGCAGCCAATGGATGGTAAATTTATTTTAGATAAATTTGACAAAAGCCGAAATTTTTAGTATAATTATTTTAGATAAAGGAGGTATCTTATGGTTTTTGCGATACCAAATGATTCAAATAAAAGATTTGATATGGATACCGACCAAAAAATTAGTTATTCTAATAGACCAGTTATTAAAGAAACTCCAGTAGTAGATTTTAATTCTATTAGAGTTGGAGTTAAGACATTGGATGATGCAGTTTTTAAATTAGGGGATTTAAGAAAAACTAATCCAAGATTAGCAGATAAGTGTTCAGTACTTAGAGCTATTGATAATTATGACCTAAGAACTATGAGAGAAATTTCTAATTTCTTTTATCGTACAAGTGGTATCTATGCAAGAATCGTTAGATATATGGCGTTCTTGTATAGATATGATTGGTATGTAACTCCATATGTTAAAGATAAAAAATATAAGAATGAAAAGCTAATTACTAATTTTGATAATGCTTTATCTATGTTAGATGATTTTGGAGTTAAAAAAACTTTAGGCGAAATTGCATTAAAAACTTTATTAAATGGTTGCTATTATGGGTATAAAGTTCCAACAGCTAAAAAAATAGTTTTACAAGAGTTACCTCAAGATTATTGTCGTTCAAGATTCAACTATGGAGACCAACCAGCAGTTGAGTTTAATATGAGATATTTTGATGATAAATTTGGAACTGTTGCGCAAAGAATGGCTATTTTAAAATTATTTCCAAAAGAGTTCCAAAAAGGATATGTCCTTTATAAAAAAGGAAAGCTTCCTCCGCAGTTCTCTGGAGATACTAGTGGTTGGTATTTATTAGACCCCAAAATGACAGTTAAATTTACTGTAAATGGAGAAGATTATCCACCTTTTATTGCAGTAATTCCGTTGCTTATAGATTTGGATGAAGCGCAAGCTATTGATAAGCAAAGAACTTTACAAAAGTTATTAAAAATTGTTATTCAAAAAATGCCATTTGATAAAAATGGAGATTTAATATTTGATATGGATGAAGCACAACAGCTTCATAATAATGCAGTAAAAATGTTAGCTGATGCAGTTGGTATTAAAGTATTAACTACATTCGCGGACGTCGATGTGGCGGACATGGCTGAGGATAGTGCGACTAAGACTGATGACTTAGAGCGTATTGAAAGACAGGTATATAATGAAGCCGGTATGTCATTAAACTTGTTTAATACAACAGGTAATACAGCTTTGGAAAAGTCTATCATGAATGATGAAGCTACAATGTATAATTTATTGCTTCAATTTGAAGATTTCTTAAATAGTTTACTTGATCCTTTTAATACAACGCCTAAAAAAGTTGTTTATAAAGTACAGCTATTAACTACAACAATTTATAATTATAAAGAGTTATCTAAACTTTATAAAGAACAAACTCAGCTTGGTTATTCTAAGATGCTTCCACAGATTGCATTGGGCCAGAGTCAGAGTAGCATACTCGCGACTGCGCATTTTGAGACAGAAGTATTAGATTTGGTTAACTTATTTATCCCACCTATGATGTCTTCTACAATGAATGCAGATGCATTGAACCAAGTTAATAATTCTAAAGGTGCAGCATCTAAAATAGAAGAAAAACAAGTAGGTAGAAAAGAACTGGATGATGATAAAAAATCTGATAAGACTTTACAGAATAGAGAAAGTATGTCTTAATACTTTCTCTATCTCTTGGTCAGATTTTTCAAAATGTATAATCGTTCTTTTAATATAATATAGAAGATTTATAGAAAGGAGAAATAGTAATGTACCAATCTGTTGCTACTATTGACGCTCCAGAATTTATAAATTTGAAACCATTAGATATTAACCCTTTAATATCTAAATGTGAAATAAAAGTTCTTTACGTAGGAGAAAATAGAAATAAAACTTATTTTTCAAAAGAAGTCTTACAGGAAATGTCTACCACGCTTCGTGGAACTCCTATTGTTGGAACTTATAAAGCGGAAAAGCAAGATTTTGGAGATCATGGCAAAAAAGTTATTATTGACCATGATGGTATTAAAAAAGAATGCACTACTAGACCTTATGGTTTTATTCCTACGGATGCAAGGGTCTGGTTTCAAAAGTTTGAAGATTATGATGCAATAAATGGTTCAATAATTAGAGAATATCTAATGACAGAAGGCTATCTTTGGACATCTCAATATCCTGAATGTCAAAGCGTTATTGATGAAGGTAAAGGTCATTCAATGGAAGTTGATGATAAAACAATGACAGGAAATTGGGTAAAAGATTATAATTCTGGAAATGATTTTTTCTTAGTTAATGGAGCTATTTTTTATAAGCTTTGCATACTTGGTGACGACGTAGAACCTTGTTTTGAGGGGTCTAGTGTAACTGCACCAAAAGTTAGTGCTTCTTTTAGTAAAGAAGATAGTGAAGAATTTATGACTACCTTATACAGTATGATGGAAGAAGTCCAAAGTGCTTTAAAAATATCTGAAGGAGGTAAAAAAACAGTGGTCAAAACAGATGAAACTTTAATCACTGATAGTGAAGATGTAATGAAGGATTTTTCTAAACAACCAGAAGATAAAAAGAAAAAGGACGAGCCGGCTAAAGATGAGCCAAAAGAAGGCGAAAAGAAAGAAGAAGAGCCAGCTGAAGATCCTAAAAAGAAACCTGCTACTGACAGTGCTTTAGAAAAAGACAAGAAAGAGAAAGAAGAAGAGCCAGCTAAGGCAGAGGAATCTAAAAAAGAGGAAGAGCCTAAGCAGGATGATGATGATTCTAAGAAGAAAAAAGATTATGCTCTTCTTGAACAGCAATATACAGAACTTCAATCACAGTATAATTTATTAAAAGAAACTTGTGATACTCTTACTGATTTCAAGAATAAAGTTGAAGATAAAGAGAAAGATGACCTTATCGCTAGTTTCTATATGCTTGATGATGAAGATAAGAAAGATGTTATTGCTAATAAAACTCAGTATTCATTAGATGATATTGAGGCTAAGCTTTCTGTTATTTGTGTAAGAAAGAAAGTTAATTTTAATTTAGAAGAAGATTCCCAGCAACCTGCTCCAACCACATATAATTTGAATACTGATCTTGAATCAGATGTTCCTGAGTGGTTACGTGCAGTAGATGCAGTTAAGAGTCGTAAATAAATATTACAGGAGGAATACAATAATGGCAAATTTTACTAGAGTTGGTTATGGTCAAGTAGAACCTAATCAGTTATCAGCTCAAAAAACAGGTCAAATTTATGCAAGTTTACCTCTTGATCCTAAAGTAGAAGTACTTCAGAATGGTGAATTCATGTTCTATGATTACGCCACAGGAAGAGTAACTGCTGAGGGTAAGGGAGAGCCAATGCTCGTATTTAACGAAATTAAGTTATATGAGGATTTCTGGAGAACTTCATATAAAGATTTCGCTATGATTAGAGTAGGCGATAATTATGTAACATCAAAGCTGGCAACAGCAGAGTATGGCGACGGCGCACTTACAAAAGGTGCATCAATTACTCCGGGTCATACAGAGTATCCATATCGTATGGATGGAATCGCTCCAAGATTATTTAAGACAAATATTGGAGATATTTATACAACAAACATGGTTGAAACAGGTAAGGAATATGCAGTTGGCGACGAACTTCAACTTAAGAAAGTTGAAAACACTGGCGCAGATGGTGTATCAACATATAATACTTTAGTATTGACTAAAGAAGCTGATACAGCAGTTGGTACTATTAAGTTTGTAGTAGCTAAGGTATATACAATGCCTGATGGACAGCCTGGACTTAAGATTCAGAGAATTGCGTAAGGAGGATTTAGAAGATGAAATTTGAACAGCTTTTACAGCTTGCTAAGACAGTCGCTAAGGCTAAGCCTTCTGCTCCTGTTGCTTATAGCTTTGGCGAAAAGCAATACAGCTACGCAGATTTGAATGATACTCTTAGAGAAGAGTTCAATGGTCTTGCAGGTACATATAGAGATTATCAAATCAATAAAAATACAATTTTTGCTTTAATGGAGCAGACAATTAACGATGTTGTTCCAGAGAAAGTAATGCAGCAATATTCACAGTTTGCTGAAGTTAGAATGTTTGCACAGGGTCAAAAACCTATCTTTACACAGAAAACAACTCTTGCTTCTAGAAGAAGAGCTAAGACATTTATTGGTAAAGTTGGTTTGGCTGGTCTGTACGAAGTATTCAAACTTGATGGTAGAAGTTTTGAAGTAACAACAAATGCTTTTGGTGGTGCTGCTCAGATCGGATTTGAGGAGTTCCTTGATGGTAGAGTTGATTTTGCTGAAGTGCTTGATATTCTTATGGAAGGCATTGATGAATGCATCTACGTTGAAATTGAGAAGCAGCTGATTGGTGCTGTAGCTTCAATTCAGGCAGCTAACAAGACACAGCAAAATAGCTTTGTAGAGAAGAAAATGGATGAACTGCTTTCTATTGCAGATTCTTATGGTAGTCGTTCAACGATTTATTGTACATTTGAATTTGCTGCAACAATGATTCCTTCAGATGCTAGAATGTCTGATGCAATGAAGAACACTTTGTGGTCAAATGGTTATATTGGTAATTACAAGGGTCACCAAGTAGTAGTTCTGCCACAGTCATTTGAGGATGAAACAAATACTGTTAAGGTTATTGATCCTTCATATGCTTGGATTATTCCAACAGGTGCAGAAAAACCTGTAAAGATTGCATTTGAGGGTGGCGCGATTGCAGAAGAATACACAAACTATGACCATTCAAAAGAAATTCAGGTTTACAAGAAAGTCGGAGTAAGAGCAATCTTCTCTAATGCTATCTGTGTATATCAGAATACATCTTTAACAAGAGCGTAATTTATAATACAAGAGAATAGGGGAGATTGAATTATCTCCCCAATTTTCTGCTATTAAGAGATAAAGGAGAATTTAATAATGGATAGAATTTCTGTAACAAACAATAGCACAAATAGTGTCGGATATCAGATTCCAGAAGATGGAATTGATAGACAATTTAATATTGGAGAAACAAAACAAATTTCTTTAGATGAATTACAAAAAGTTCAATATGTTCCAGGCGGAGACTATATTTTAAAGAATTGTTTAACTATAAATGATAAAGATGCACTTGCATTTTTAAATATGGAAGTAGAACCAGAATATTTTTATAGTACAGAAGATATTAAGAATATTCTGCTAAATGGTACAATGGATGAATTTGAAGATTTTATCAATTTTGCAACAGAAGGCGGGCTTGATACTGCTAAGAAACTCGCGGTTGATCTTCAAATTCCAGATATGAGAAAAAGAAAAATGCTGGGAGAAAAGCTTAATTTTAATGTAAATACAGCGATTGAAATTAATGAAATGATGGCTAGCGAAGATGCCCCAGTAGAAGAAACTAAGCCAACTAGAAAGGTAACACCAAAGGCGGAAACCGCGCCTGCGCCTGCCAGAAAAACTGCTCCTAAATATAATGTAACAAAGATGGGATAATAAAGAGAAAAGGAGGATACTCTATGGATAATAAAGTAACCTCATTCTCAGCTATATATGATAGATTTCTTGAAAAGGTAACTGATGATATGTATATGGAAATTTCAGAAGTAGAAACTTTACCTTTGCTTCAAGAAATGCTTATTGCTGCAATTTCTTTTGTTGAGTTTCCAAGATTTGATATTTATGACTATGTAGAAGGTTATTATGATGACTTGGGTGACTATTGTGGGGTTGAAAGTGATAATATAAAAGTGCCGGCTATCGGATGGATAGGCGGCTACTTTAATGCAGAATTAACTCCAGAAGAAAAAGAGATTATTGCTATGTATATGGTTGTAGAATGGTTAGGTCAACAATTAGCTCATGTAGATAATACACGAATGAAATATAGTGGATCTGATTTTAAATTTACTTCTCAAGCTAATCACATGGCTAAATTAAAAGTTTTAAAAGAAAGCTATATACAACAAGGTTTTCATTTACAAAGACTTTATAAGAGAAGAAAAAGAGGAAAAAATGGTCTTATGTTATCTACTATGGGGCAGATAATGGAGGAACCATCCTATGGTTATAAAATATAATTGCAATGTAACAAAAGAAGCAGTTAAAAATACAATAACCAGATTAACAAATCAGATTTATAAAGTTCTTCCATTGAAAGAAGAAAACAAAGATTGGAAAACTTCTTTAAATAATACAATCTTTGAATTAGTAGGTTTAGATAGTTTATTATCTGATTATTTTAGTTTTTTTAAAATTTTATGCAAATTAGAAAGTCTATTGTTTTTAGATAATGAGGATGATGAACAAGAATTTTTTTATTTTAGGAAAACTATTTTTGAATGCTTGAGTTTAATGAATGAGGTGAAGCGATGTCTGGATTCGATAGAATGTCCACAAGAATAAACTATTTAGGTGGCAAATCAGCAGATTGTCGCTTAAATAAAGGTAAATTAAAATCTATGCTTTCTTCTCAGCAAAATTCATATCAAGCTGAATGGATAACATTAAATAACAATAAAAAATGGCGTTGTTTAATAAATCCAGATAAGCTGAAAGAAGATTATGATCAAAAAGAAATTTCTATTGAATTTGAAGCTGGATTACAAGAGGGCGATACTTTTTATTGGGATAGAACTAAAACATATTGGATTACATATTTACAAGATTATGCAGAAGAAGCTTATTTTAGAGCAGCAATTAGAAGATGTAATTATTCAATAGATATAAATAAAAACAAGTATTGGGTTTATTTGCGGGGTCCGGTTGAGACTTCCCTAATCTGGAGACAGAAGCATTCAATCGAAAGCAATGACTTAAATTATACTTTAATTGTTTATATTACTAAAAACGAAGAAACAGAAGCGTTCTTTAAAAGATTTCAAATTGTAAAATTTGATAATCATAATTGGAGAGTTGCCGCAGTCGATAGATATAGTCAAAGAGGTATTATTGAAGTCTATTTAGATGAATACTTTGACAACGTTGATGAAGACAATATGATTATTCCTGAGATTCAAGAATTTGGACGAAGAGATCCTCATATCGACGGCCCGCAAATTGTAGAAGTTTTTGGAGAAGAAATTGAATATTCTATAAAAAATGCTAGTAATGGTAAATTTGTAGTTAATTCTAATAAGGTTAAAATTGTAAAATCAGATGAAAATACGTTAGTGTTAAATATATTAACAGGAAAAGCTGATTCTTTTATAATTTCTTATATTAGAGAGGGAGAAGAAGATATTACATTAAAAGTAAATATTGATTCTTTCTAGAGTTAAAGGAGATTTTTAATGAGAGCTGGAAAAATGAATGGATACAATGGAGAAATAAAATCCACCTTTCTCTCTTGTGAAAAAGATACAGAAGCAATATTAAAAAAGTTATTTGTAGATAGTAAACCCTATAGTGATATGCTTAAAAGATTACTTATTATAAATACTAAAGATTGTCTTTTTGATATGACAAATCCTGAGTATAATAAGAGAATAAAAGAAAAAAGTGTAGCTAAGATGTATGATGAAGGATATATTAGATTAAATCCTAATCTTGATATGGGCGAAAATGAACAAGTAAAAAGCTATATTTTAATAACTTTTGATAATTTTGCTCCTTGTGAAAGAAATCCTCATTTTAGGGATTGTACTGTTATGATAGATATAATCTGTCATACTCAATACTGGGATGTGGGAAACTATAGGCAGCGACCGCTTAAAATTGCTGGCTATATTGATGGTATTTTAAATGAATGTAAGCTTTCGGGTTTGGGAACACTAAACTTTATGGGATGTAATGAAATCGTCATTTCAGAAGAATTATCTGGCTATTGTTTAACATATGCTGCAGTTCATGGTTCTGATGATTTTATTCCAGAGGCGGGTGACCCTGATAATGGTGAATAATTTATTACTTTTATCGGGGTTGGATATCCCCTTTTTAGATGCTCAGGTCAATATTCATCAACCCACTATTAAAGAAATTTCACTTATTAGTGAAGAAAGTTTTCATTCAGGTTGTTCATTTTTAAATTTTTCAAAAGATTTGTTACCTGAAGAGGACAAAATAGGTTTAGAGAATAAGAGTGATTTTGAAATATTTATGTCAATGATGAATACAAAAGAAAAAGCACAGTTTAAAACAGATACTCTATTGTTGTTAACTTTACTTTTTCCAAATCATTCAATAAAATTTGAACCTAATAGGATTATTTTAACAAATTTAAGTTTAGAAAATAATCCAAAATCTTTTATTCATTTAGGCAATTATGATGCTTTTAAAAGTATTATAATAGATATGTTCTGTTTAACACCACCCGGCAAAGGAGAGGGAGAATATAATCCAGCTGATGGCTTTGCCGCGAAGATTGCTGCAAAATTAAAAGCAAGACACGATAAGCTTAAAAAACAGCATAAGGAAAAAGATGCTCCAAAAGAGATATTTAATCTTTATATTTCAATTCTTGCTGTTGGTGAGCAAAAAGACATTAACAGTTTAATGAATTATACTGTATATCAGCTTACTGATGAATTCACTCGTTATCAAAAGAAACTTGCTTATGATATGCATATGCAAGCTATAATGGCTGGTGCAACAGATTTAGATGAAGTAGAGTATTGGATGGAAGATATCCATTCCAAATAATTAAAATTAAGGAGGAAATAGACATGAAGTTCGGTGTCCGCGAGATTTGCGATGTAGTATTTAAGGCTACAGCGAACAATCAAAAGATTGGTCAAAAGACATTCAAAAAGGGTCAGCCTTGTTTCATGATTGATACAGCTAAGACTTCTAGTCTTGAGCAGGCTACAACAACAGTTTATGCTCAAGGTGGTAAAGGTAATAACCGTCTGATCGCTTGGGAAGGTGAAAAGACAATGACCTTCACAGTTGAAGATGCACTTATCTCTCCTATGGGATTAGCAGTACTTTCAGGTGCAGGACTTATTAACCCAGATAAAGAGAACGTAAGCCACGTTCACATCACAGTAAATAAGATGACAAGTAGCACTGGTGTAGCAGAAGTTGATCTTGACGATTTAAGAGAAGAGACTGGATTAAATGCAGCAACATCTTTTATCGTTTGTGGTGTTATTCCAGCTTATGCTACTGTTCTTGATGGATCAGGTGCAGGTATTGACTGGATTAGCGATGTAGCTGTTTCTGGTACAAAGGCTGTTGAAGATGCAACTGAGGGGCATGAAGATTATAAGGTAGACAAAGACACTGTAGCTACGTTTACTCTTAAAGATGCTACTGGTCAAACCGTTAATAGCAAGACTGTACAGTTAGACTTCTACTTAATTATGAGTACAGGTGTAACAGAAGTAGAAATTAAGCCAGAAGACTTTGGTGGTTACTTCTATGTTGAAGCTCAGACCCTGTTTAGACGTGAAGATGATGGTCAGGATATGGCAGCTGAAATTATTTTACCTCGTGTAAAGGTTCAGTCTGGATTCACATTCTCAATGGCTTCATCTGGTGACCCTTCAACATTTACATTTACTATGGATGCTTTCCCTGGTTATACACAGTTCGATTCTACAAAGAAAGTAATGTGTGTAATGCAGGTTATTGGTACAGATAATCTTGGAAGTGATTCTGATTCTGTTCATGCTACACAGCATGGTACATTAACAAAGGATACTCCTGATTATACTGCAGCAGCAAACGAAGTTGTAGGACCATAATATAAAGAAGATGCGGGAGCGCGGTGCGCTCCCAATTTTTTTATATCTAAAAGGAAGTGAATAAGCTATGGCAAAAATTCAAAGATCTGGTTATTATATACACCATTCTATAAAAGGCTATAATAAAAATGGTGTGTTTTTAGATAGCTCGTATGAGTATAATGCATGGCACAGTCGCCACACTGAAATATTAAATAATTTACAACTAACAAAACTTAATGGACAACAAAATAATTTTGCTAAAACACTAGAACAATTTTTAAATGCTGCAAGAGATAGCCAAAAAGATAAAATTGATGCTTTTAAATTTCCAGAGGATGAAAAACAAAAAATGTATAATTTAATCAGTGAAAAAGTTAATGAAAAATATAATAATGCAAGGTTTGATGATAACGGTAATTTAATTTCTGGAAGTCGTGACTCTAGCATAACTGTTTCTCAATATAACAACAAGCCAGGGTATTTAGATCTAGATGCAATTAAAAAAAGATTAAATAAAATGAATGATTTAGCAAAAAATTCTCAAGATTTTCTTGATTCATTACAAAAAAAGAATAAAAATATAGACACCTTAAATGTAAAATTAAAAGAATTAAATAATAAAATTGCAAATATGACTAAAGATAGTGGCGTTGTTCCTATTAGTAGAAAATATGGTACTTTTGGTTTTATAACCCAATTTAATGATGTAATTAGAGAATATTATGGTCAAGTTCCAAAAGCTTTAATTGAAGGCTTACATTTTGAGTATTTTGTAGAAGAAACAGTAAAAAATTTTATAGATCAACTTAATACTGAATTAAAAAAGAATACAGGAATTCAAGTTACAGGTGCAATAAATGCAGGTGGTACTTCAAGAAATATTGATGAACATTTAGTTTTTAGCGCACAAGGAAATGATAAAATTACTGTTGATACTAAATATAATATGCGTTCAAAAGTAGACTCTTATTTAACAATTACAGTTAATGGAAAACCAAAATATCTTGGCTTATCAGAAAAATCTGAAACCTTTGAACAATATGGTTCTTGGATTACATTAGTTTCAGGAACGCCTCTTTATAGATTACTTATGGATACAGATAAAAATTATCAAATGCATTTTGTGAATATTGCGGCATTAGGTCCAAAAGCAAAGAAGGCAAAAGCCTTAGTAAATGATGCTGGAATCATTATGTTAGCAAGAGCAATAAAAGGATATGACATAAATAAAAAATTAGGTGATTTCTTAATTGTTAATGACAAAACAACTGGACAAATAAAAGTTAAATTAGTTGATGAATTATTACAAGATATAATTCAAAAAGTTGAACAAAATGGTAATTTTAGAAATGCAGTTACAATTAAAGTTAATGGTAAAAATATTCTTATCAATAGTGGCATGAGATTTTTAGGAAAAGAAAATAGAAAAATAGGAAGAAAAGGTAATGATATAGAACTTGCTTATCAAAGAAGTAAAAAAGTTATTTCAGGTTATTTAGCATCAAGAGCAGTAGTAAGTCTGCGATTTTTAATGAACTAAAACTTGACAAGACAAAATTTTTTTGCTATAATTATTGTAGAAAGAAAAACAAAAGGAGAAAAAGGAATGGCAAAAGTTAGTTTCTCTTCTTTAAAATTAAAGGTTAAAGAAGATATAGAAGAAATTTATTTTGGAGATAAAAAAGTAGAAGTAAAAACTTATATTTCTACAGAAGAATTAAATGATATGATCCAGGCGGTTGTGGAGCAAGCTACCACATCAACAATTTATAATGATTTCCTTGGAAATTGTATATTGGCAGATTATATTATTATGACGCACACAAATCTTTCTTTTACAGACGCTCAGAAATCAGATTTGCTTAAGTTATTTGATATTCTTAAAACAAATGGCGTTATGAACGTAATACTTGATGCTATTGGTTCAGAAGAAATGGATCGAATTCTTAAAGCTTATGAGTGGGTTGTAACAGAATATAAGAAATATACATATTCGGTCAAAGGACTCACAGACCAGATTTTGCAGTTCGCACCAAAGTCCGCGAATGATATTGCAGAACAATTAAAAGATTTTGATGTTGATAAGTATTCACAGATAATGGAGATGGCTAAAGGAACTGGCATTCAGTTTGAACGGTCATAATAAGTTAATTTTAAAGACCTTACTATTATAATTTAATAGTAAGGTCTTATTTTTTTGCAATTAAATAAGAAAAGGAGGAAACGGAATGGCTAACACAATAGATTTTAAACTGCGGACAATAGCAGATTTAAAAGGTGTTAATGAATTAAAGCAAAGTTTAAATGAAGTTAGAAAAGAATTTACTGTTTTTGAACATCCATTAAATATGGATACTTCAGAAATATTAAAATCCATAGATCAAATCGAACTTGCACTTGAAAAAGCTTATAATCCAAATATTAATACAGTTAATTTTGAAAAATTTAATAAAGTATTAAAACAAAATGGTACTGATATTCAAACAATAGGTAAAAATTTATTAAATGCAGGAACTTCAGGTCAAAAAGCTTTCTTAAATTTAACTAATACATTTACTCAGATGGGTAGTGTAGTTAAAAGAACCAATAAACTAGTCGATGAAATGGCTCAAACCATGAAAAATACTGTTAAGTGGGGATTGAGCTCTGGTTTATGGAATCAAATGCTTAGTAGCACTCAACAAGCTTATGGTTATATTAAAAATCTTGATACTGCTTTAAATGATATCAGAATTGTAACTGGGCAGTCGGCTGATCAAATGAGAGATTTCTCAAAAGACGCGAATGAAGCGGCAAAAGCACTTGCTGTTTCAACAAGAGATTATACTGAAGGAGCTTTGATTTATTATCAACAGGGTCTTGATGATGATACGGTTAAAGCTTTAACTGATATTACTGCAAAGACAGCTAATGTAACAGGTCAGTCTATGGCGGAAGTGTCTGAGCAACTCACAGCTGTATGGAATGGTTACAATGTAGCAAACGAAGCTGCAGAAAAGGGCTTTGGTATATATGAAGAATATGTAGATAAGTTGGCGGCAGTAGGCGCGGCAACCGCATCAGATCTGGAAGAGCTGGCTACAGCTATGTCTAAAGTAGCGTCATCTGCATCCATGATGGGTGTTAATATCGACCAGTTATCTGCTCAAGTTGCTACTATTGTTTCTGTAACAAGACAAGCACCAGAATCTGTTGGTACTGCTCTTAAAACAATTTATGCTCGTATGGGCGACTTACAAGTTGATGGCGTTGATGAATTTGGTACTACTCTTGGTGAAGTATCCGGTACCCTTGAGTCTGTTGGTATTAGAGTTCTGGATGAAACAACAGGCAACTTAAGAGAAATGGGTACTGTAATGGAAGAGGTTGCTGAGAAATGGCAAGGATGGACGGAAGCTCAGCGTCAAGCTATTGCAGTAGCTATGGCAGGTAAAAGACAGTATAATAATTTAACTGCATTATTTAATAACTGGAATATGTATCAAGATACTTTAGCTGTATCTCAAAATGCTGCTGGTACGTTACAAGAACAGCAAGATATTGCTTTGGAGTCTTTAAATAAAAAGCTTGAAATATTAAGAGCAACTGCTGAAACAATTTATCAAGATTTATTTGATACAGAAGGTATTAAAGACTTAACTGAAGATGCTACTAAGTTATTAGAAGTTGTAGATAATTTTGTTAAAACAGCAGGTGGTTTAAAGGGTATACTGTCTTTTGTTGCTCCTTTAATGTTGAAGACTTTTAGTGGGAAAATTAGTGAAAGTATTCTTAATATTGCAAATAATATTAAAGATACAAGAACTAATTTAGAAGCATTAAAAAATTCTATGCCTGCTTTAGATCAATTTAATGAAATTGCTCAAAATGCATATATTCAAAATCCAGAAAGCATGGGCGGAAAAGCTGTTGCAGATGCTACTGCTCAATTAAAAGCTAATAATCAATATTTAATTGAAAATAATAAATACTTAACAGCAGAAGACGAAAAGCAAATAAATTTATTAAATAAAAAAATTGTTGCTCAAGCTGAAATGACTGTTAAATATGGTGAACAAGTTGAAGCTATTACTAAACAAAAAAATAATTTAATAGGTTTATTAGATATAGATACATCATTAGAAGCTTCTACTGAAAGAAGATCTAAAGATTTAGAAAAAATAAACACCTTTTTAAAAATAGCTAATACAATAGAGGGTGAAAATCTCGGCACTTCAATGACCACTGATGCTTTTGGAAATAATCAGATAGAAGATGCAATGAGTAATTTAATAAAAACTGATGAACGAGTATTACCAAGTATTAAAGAAATTATGAAATCAGGAGATGCTTTTAAAGATAAGTGGTCTCAAATTTCAACTATAATTAAAGAAGTTGATGATAAAATTACCACTATTGATTTAAAAGCTTTAAAAGAAGATTTTAAAGAATTAGATATTCAAGCTAAAGAATCAGCTATTGATGCTAAAATTTCTAAAATAAAAGAAGATACAGATTTTATATCTAATATTCAAGAATTAGATTTACCTCAAGCAGAGGTTGATAATTTCTTTAATAATTTAGCAGAAAGAGCTAAAGAAGCAGTACGGCAAGGAAAAGCTCTTGATGATGTACTAGAAAATGTTTTTAAAGAAGCAAGAACACAAGCTGGAAACTTAGCTGGTCTTGAACAAATGCAAGGGCAAATTCAAAAGACTGAAAAAGGATTGATTTCTTTTCGAGAAGAATTGGTTAAAGCTTTTAATCAAAAAACTACAATCCAACAAATTGGACAGGTTGTAGGATCTCTTGGTCAATTAGCAATGGCAATAAATCAGATTAGAAATCTAGGAAATATTTTTTCAAATGATGATTTAACTTTAACAGAAAAAGTAGAACAGTCTTTTATGTCTTTAGCTATGATAATTCCTTCATTAATTAGCGTTTATGAGACTTTTATTGCTGTAAAAGAATCAAATAGAATTGCAACTTTGGCTGAAACAGCAGTTGAAAAAGTAAAAAATGTGGTTTTAAGTTTATCTGCAAGAATTGAAGCAAAAGTAACAGTAGCTACAACAGCTAATACTGCTGCAACAAAATTAAATACAATAGAAAAAATTAAAAATCAAGCAGCAACACATTCTTTAGGACTTGCTATAGGCATAGTTAGTGGAGCTATGGCTCTCGTAACCGCAGCAGTAATTGGAAGTATTGCACTTTACAAAGCTCACAAAAAAGCAGTTGAAGAAGATGCGAAGGCAGCAGAAAATGCAGCAAATGCAGCTCATGAAGTTACATTAGCAACGGAAGAACAAAAAGAATCTGTTAATGAATTAGTTTCTAGTTATGAATCATTAAAAGAGCAATATAAGAAAAATAACTTAGAAGCTTTTAGGCAACAAGTTTATTTACTTTGTCAGCAACACGGTATTCAGAGTGCGGCAGTGCAAGCGCTTACCGCAGATTATGAAGAGTTAGACAATATTATAAAGCAAGTTCAAACTGATAGCAATGTAGATATACAAGAAGCTACTTCTGAAGAAAAAGCAAAGCAGACTGCTTCTATTAGTGCCAATATAGTTAAAGAAGCTGGTGCTAGAATTGATAGTGTTGGTCAAGGTCAAGATACTTTAGACCTACAAGGTATGATGAGTAGAAATGATAGCGAAAAGAAATTAGCTCAAGAATTAGAGAAATTAGGTATCATTTTTACAGATAGCAATCATATTACTGTAGAAAGTTTAACTAAAGTTGCAACAGAAAATAATGCAGAATTAGTAAAAATTCTGAATGAAAATCCTTCAATGGCTTCTAAACAAATTTCAGAATTGTTAAATTCAGAAACTATTTCAACTGCTATTACGAATTGGGAAGACGCAGAGACAAAAGGAAAAACAGCAGAAAGAGAAAATTCTGCAAATGATATCTTTAATAATAAGAATTTAGGTTCTAAAGATGCTTCTTATACAGATTATCAAAAAGGTATTTCTGCTATTGTAGAAAAAGTAAGATCAACTTATGGGTGGAAAGAGTCTTCTGAAGAAGGCTATAGCAAAGAAGAAAATGAAAAAGCAATAGAAGATGCAAGACAGTATGCCATTACATATTTGACAGCTAGAAATGATGCTTTATTACAGTATTCTTCTAAATATGAAGCATCTAGAGCGTTGATAGAAAAAGGATATGCAGAAGAAACTGTTCAAAATATAATGGCTAGTTTATCTGATTCAGATGCAAAAGCTATTCTTGATAATATTGATTTAGTTTTACCAGAAAATGCAGGGGAAAATCTTCAGAAACAAATAGATGGTTTAGGCGATTTTTCTGTACTAGCCGAGGTTAGAAGTTCTGCTACTGTTACGGGCGGAGTTCTTGAGAATTTAGAGGATGGCGAATTGACTCAAGAACAAATTGATAGTTTATTTGCTGATCAGGGTATTCAAGATTATTTTGGTACTCAAGAAGATTTTGAGAAATTAGACTCATCAGAACAAATTGCTCAATTAAAAATTTTTTATGATACAAGAATAGAAAAAGAAAAAGAGTTAACTCAAGCTATTGAAGACAGAGTTAATGCAGAGAGTAAAGCCAATAATGAATCATTGACTGCTCAAAGTCAAATTGAAGGAATGACGAGCTATAGTTATACTGGCTATGAAAAAACTCAAGAAGGCACTATTAAAAAAGGAGAGGGGTCTTCTGTAGATTACTCTGGCACTGTTGATGAAACTTATTCAACTGCAATAGAAAATTTTGAAACATTAGAAGGCGCTCTTGGTAATATAAAAGAAGAGATAGAAAGTTTTCCTGGATTAGATTCTTTTTTAAATGTTGATGATATTGAAAAAGCTACTTCAGCAATAGAAAAATTAAAAGAAGATGGATTTGATAGTCTAACAGATGAAGAAAAAAATGCAATAGATATTGTTTCAGAAGTAATAGGTGTCAATAAAGATCAAATTAAAACATGGAAAGACGCTATTGATCAAGGAGAAGATTTAACTAATGTTTCAAATGGTTTAAGCAAAGCGCAAAATGATTTAAACAATTCTACTGAAGACAATGTTGATCAAGTAGAGGTTTGGACTGCTGTACATGAAAAAGCCAAAGAAGAAATGAGTGATATCACAGGAGAATTAAGTAGCATTCAAGGTGCATATAATTCTCTTAATAGCATAATGGATTCATATAATGAAAATGGATTCTTAACTATTGATAATCTTAATACTCTTCTAAATATGGATGATCAGTATTTAGCTGCTTTACAGATTCAAAATGGACAAATGTCTATGAATCAAAGTCAATTAGAAACATTAGCAAATGCACAATTAGATTTAGCAGAAGTTAAAGCTGTTGATGAAGCTATGTCTCAATTAGCAAGATTGGCTAATGATGATTTGGCTTTAGCAGAAGAATTAACTGGAAATGCAGCTACTTCCAGCGCGCAAAAGATGAGTGCTGCACAAACAGCTGTATATAATTTAGCTATGCAAATGCAAAGTGCTACAGTTGATGCAGCTAATTTAGCTAATCAATTAGCTGAAATTCCGGGATTAGATGGTATCTTTAAGCATAAAGATGCAGCTAAAGTTGTTATGCAAAGTTTATCTACTAAACTTGCTGCTATTGGCAATGTTAGAGCAAATCTTGGTAAGAGTATGTCAGCAGGCGTATCTAAAGGTGGAGGCGGAGGAGGTTCTTCTTCTAAAAAAGAAGAAGAATTTACTGACGATAAAGTAGATAGATATTGGTCTGTTAATAAAGCTCTTGAAGCTATCAATGATGAACTTGATAAACTTGAAGATAAGCAAAGCACAATGTCTGGAAAACAGCTTATTGAAAGTTTACAAGAAGAGAATAAATTATTAGATCAACAGATTGATAAACAAAAAGAAAAACAGAAACTTCAAATTCAAGAAGCTCAAGAAGTACAAGGCAGACTTAAATCTTTTGGAGTTACATTTAAAGATACTGGTGAGATCACTAATTATGAAGCAGCATATCAAGCTCAAATAAATGCTTATAATGCAGCTGTTAGCGCATATAATGCAGGCTCTTTAGATGAAGCTGGTATGGATATAGCCAAACAAAAGTATGAAGATTTTAAGAAACAAATCGAAAGATATGATACTTTATTATATGATGAAATGAAAGATGTCGCTGATGCGATTACAGAAGAAGAAAAGAAACAAAGAGAAAATACTTTAGCTATATTTGAAGAAGATTATAAAATTAAACTTGATTTTTCTGAAGCTGAAAGAGATATGCAAGATTTCTTGGCGGAAATGGAAGAAGATTTCACTAAGGTATATGAAGATCTTGGTAAAAAGAGCAAAAACATAGTAGCTTCATTTAGTACATACCAAGGTGACAATGGTACGATTGCCGCGGATCTGGCTGCTATAGGAGTAGTTGAGAGAGAAATTATGAATCTGCATACTACGGGTTATTCTGGTATGTTTGAAACAATTTCTCAGGCTCAGGACAGACTTAAAGAACTTCAAAGTGATTTGATGGATCATGCTAAAGACATGAAAGATTTATTCCAAGATGCTTGGGATGCTTATATGGATGGTATTGATCAAGCTGCAGATAAGTTTGAAGACTTAATGGATGAATTTGATAGAATAAATGACAATCTTGAATATCAAGCTGAACTTATAGAGTTAATCTATGGAGAAGAAGCATATGATATGATGGATAAATTATATTCTGCTCAAATCAATAATAGTGGCGTGCAGATTGAGTCTTTAAGACAACAGAAGGCGTTCTGGACAGAACAAGCGGAAGTTGCGAAACAATCTTATGGAGAAGAAAGTGAAGCTTATCAAGAAGCATATGAAAAGATGCGTGATTGTGAACAAGACTTAAATGACGCAGTACTTGATAGAATAAATCTTATTAAAGACCAATATCAAAACACTATTTCTTCTACTATTGATGCTCTTGAGAAAAAAATAACTGGTGGAACAACACTTGACTATATGCAAGATCAATGGGATAGATTAAAAGAATCCGCAGACTTGTACATGGATGCAACAGAAAAAGCTTATAATACAGAAACTTTTAAAGCTAATGTCGATCAAGCTATTACAGATACCAAGAGCGTAAAAGCTAAACAGAAATTATTAGAGTTCCAAGAAAAGGAGCTTAAAGCTTTAAGAGAAAAGAAACAATTAACTCAATATGATATTGATGCAGCAAATGCTAGATTTGATATTCTTCAAAAAGAAATTGCTTTAGAGGATGCTCAAAATAGTAAGAATACAATGAAGGTTACTAGAAATCAAGAAGGTAACTGGACTTATCAATATGTTGCAGATGAAGACGACGTTGCTAATAAGCGTCAAGCTTTATTAGATTCTTATAAAGAACTTTATGAGTTATCTAAGACAGCATATCAATCTAATATTGAAAACTTATTAAAATTAGATCAAGAATATTTATCTAAGAAGAAAGAGTATCTTGAAAAATATGGCGCGGACAGTCAAGAAATGGCAGATCTGGATAAGTGGTATCAAGAGATATCGATGGGGTATGCTAATGAGGCGGCGACCGCGAAATCTGGATTGCAAGAAGCTCAATTAGGTTTGACTCTTGAGATTTATAAGCAAGACGAAGAAGCTTATGCATCTATGACATCAGAGCAACAGAGATTAGTTAAAGAAGCTACAGATAATAATATTAGTGATTTTAATAGTGTATATGATGCTGTTAGAGATAATATGAATGGTATTGTAGATAGTATTGAATCTTCTCTTGTTGAAGGAAGAGGTATCTGGGATACGGCTGCAGATCAAATGATTGATAAATGGGCTGGCGATGATGGTTCTAGTGTGAAAGCTATGGTTACAGATGCGAATGATAAGTTAATTGAAGCAACTCAAAAATATGAAGAACAAGTTTCAGATACTGCTGATAAAGCTGGACAGGATTTTGGACCAGATGGTATATCAGGCGCGATTAGAGGAGCAGAAGATGAGACAGATAATTTGAAGAATAAGACTGCTGAACTTGCTTCAGATAGTAGTTCTCAATTAGAAAATTTAAGAAATAGTGTTGATCAAGTTAAAACTGCTTGGGAAGGTGTGGTTCAATCTATCCAAGATGCTATTAACAATATTCAACAGTATTTATCTCTGATGCAAGCTGCGGCAACTGCAAGTCAAACTACTTTTAGTGGTGCAACAAATTATGGAAACTATTCTGCTACTAATAGTACTTCTTCTAATAATGGTAGCGGCGGTAATCTATCTAGTGGTTCTGGACTTAGCAGAGGTCCTTATAAACTACAATCAATATCAATCGCTCCAGGTGGCGTACCTAAGATGGGTATTCCTCAAATTGGAATATCAATGGAAATTCCTTCTAATTTAAGAAATAAGAATATGATTAACAAAAAAGATAGAGACTTATTTATTGCAGCTTTTAATAGGAAGTATCCTCAATATAATGTTTACAAGACTGGTGGTTACACAGGAAACTGGCCTATGTCTCAAGGAGATGGTCTGGATAGTGATAATGGTAGACTTGGTATTTTACATCAAAAAGAACTTGTATTAAATGCTTCTGACACAGAAAATATTTTAGATGCAGTAAAAATTGTTAGAAGTATGCCAAATATTATTTCTTCAATTCAAAATGCTATTTCTGATGTAGTTGGAGAGAGACTTTCTAATATGACTAATGAAATTAGTCAAGGTAAAGTTGTTTCAACAACAGCAGGTAGCAACAAAGAAGAAAATAATGTTTATAACATTGTTGCAGAGTTTCCTAATGCTAACAGTGCGGCAGAAATTGAACAAGCTTTACTTAATCTTAAAAATATTGTAGCACAAAAGAACGGAATTAGAAAATAACAGAAACTATGCGGAGAGGACTTGACCTCTCCGCTATTTTTGGTTATAATAGAATAAGAATGAGATTTGATTTTTCATATTCTAATAAAGAAGAGAAAAAGGAGGAAAGAGTATTGGCAACAGACTACACTAAGTTTCAAGTTGATTCTACAGTAAAAGAGAATTTTACTAAAGCAGCTTCCAATACTTCATTGAATAAGGGAGCAGACTATATCTCTAATTCAATTTATGATGCTGTAGCTTCAGTATCAGAAAACGCGGCGTCCGCAGTTCAAAGTGATGTCTCCTATGAAATGGAAGTCATGGAGATAGTGGATCAAGGAACTGCGACTTATAGGGTAAAATATTTAGAGAATGATAAATTGCAAGCGCATGCAAGTACACCTAGCTATTCAGTTGGTGACCATGTATTAGTATTAGTACCAAGAGGAGATTTTGATAATCCTCTTGTTATTTTAAATTCTGTAACGCCTTCTGTTACAGTAGTTGGAGAAGACAAAACAACAGCAGAAACATTAAAAAGAATTGAAGTAAGTCAAAATCTTTTTAACAATTATAATTTAATTAAATTTGCATCTTATCAAGATGAGATTATAGATATAAATGATATTGTTCCATATAATTTATCTGATTTATTAAAAGGATACTTTGATAGTGGATATAATATTTTAAAGTTAAATATGAATGTTAAAACTTCTATTGCAAAAGAGCAAAGAATTTCTGGCTCTTATGGAATTAAAGTTGAGATTCCAATCCGCAGAAAGAATGCAGATGGAATTTTAAAAGATGACATTCAAGAATTTTATTTAGATTCTAAGGTTTTTAATGGTAATCCATATGAATTAACAAATTGGTCTAATCAAACTAATTATTTGGTTCTTAATTTTGGAGACGAAATTGTTTTCGATAAAAAGAGAAGCATTAAAGTTACTGCTTTTGTTGATGGATTTCCACAAGATCCAGCTAAAACAGATAAAAATGTTTGGGCTGATATTATATTAAAAGATATTCAATTAACTGTTTGTGAGGATATTGAGACAGTTGAAGGTGGATATAAGGTTGTATTAACAGCAGAAAATGGACCTTTCTTTGCTAATCAAGATGTTTCTTCTATTGAAGAAAAGAAAATCAATTTAAAAGTATTTTTAAATGGACTTGAAACTTCTTATGCTAAAATGCCTATTTATTGGTTTATTGAAGATCCAACAGTAAATGAAACAAGTAAATATTATCATCGTTCTGCAGGTGTGAATTGGAGATGTTTAAATTCTAGAACAGAGGTTTTAGGTGAAGCACAAAATGATAGTTCTTTTGTTTTTAATACATCCGCGGGTTCGGTGACGATCTCAAACCAAGATGTCAAACACAAATCTAAAATTAGATGTTATGTTGGTACTAATGAAGGTCAATTATGGGTTTATGGAGAGCTAACTATAAGTAATTTATATTCTTTAATTAAAGAAGTTAATTTATATGCAGATAAAGAAAACAATACTTATGTTGAAAACGTAGGTATTGTAACTTTAACTTGTGAAGTAAATTATCCTAATTTATATAGTAATGTAGTTCGTGATGAAGAGTTAAATTACGTATGGGAGCAAATTGATCAGCAAGGTCGAATCATTAGTCAAGACGATTTTTATAATATTGTAGCTTTAAATGATAAGAATATTACTGATGGGATCTATACCACTAAGATTAGTTTTCCGGTAAGTTCATTAACATCAGATATGAATATTTTTAAGGTTTATGTCTATGCTAATAAAAAACAAGCATCTGGTTCAATTATTGCTTATCCTATTGAAACAAAACAAATTAGCATAAGAACAAAAGAAGGACAAGACTTTTTAGTTGTTTTAGATAATGCTAATATAAATTATAATTATGATGCAGATGGCGATGCACCAGATAGTGATAATTATGATGGTTTGAGTTTACAGAAATTAGAGATTAAGCCTGTTGAGTTTAGTATTATAAGCGCGGCTACCGGTGAAGAGATCTCTAAGGCTGAATATGATAGAGTCAGTTGGGTTTGGAAAGTTCCAATCAATAGTTTATTAAAACCTAATTTAGTTTATTTTGAAAGTGTAAATCAAGATAATACTTCTGCTATAACAAAAGACGATAATTACTATTATATACGCGGGAATGGCACTAATAGGAGTCTACAGTATAAGCTTGCTAGCCGCTATAATGCGAAGTCCGCGCAGAGTCTTTCAAGTTTAACTATTACTTTTGGTAATACAGTATTATATGAAGATGTCCCTATTAGATTCTCAAAAGATGGTGAGAATGGAACTAATGGTACTAAATATACTGCTTTTGTTACCTATAAAATTGGAGATACAGAATATCGTTATGGAGATATTTATATTGATGATAATGGTAATGAGCATCCTGTAAAAATGCGTTTTGTGGCAGTAGAAGATAATGATGGTACTATTGATTGGTATATTTATGATTTAGTTAGTAATACTTTAAAAAAGTGTTATGCTTTATCGGGAAATAGTTACTCACATATTAAAGGCGATTTATATAGATTAAATATTAAAGTTTACAAGGATGGAGAAGAGATAAATACGAGTGCTTCTTCTCAAACAGGACAAGCTAGCGTATCTTGGAATATCTTTGATAGTGGAGAAAAACAAGGTTTAGGATGGAAAGAGAATAAATATTATTGTCCTTTTGCCATATCAGATAGTGATTCTAGCTCTTGTTATATTATCCCTACAAATAATGATAAAAGTAAATTAAGCCAATGGAATAATGAAAATAATATCCCTTATGTAATTGTACAAGCAAATATTTCATTATCTAATTTAAAGGCAACTGCGGATCAAAGTACAGATGATTTGAATAATATTTATAATAATGATTTGCATATCTATTATGATTATCCTATTGAAATTACTAGAATTAAAAAGCCACAAACAGATTTCGCTTCTGATGGAAGTTTTAAATCTTTTGTTCCATCACTCGAAGGTGGTTTCTATAATGTATTATATACATCAGCAGGAAATAATCCTCAATATGATGATACAGAAAACTTTAGATGTGAGAGCAATTTGATTGGAGTAGATAGTAAAGAATGTAATTACTCTTGGAATGCAAACAGTAACATCTTTTTAGATAAAAATATGACTGTGCATGAAATATCTGTTTCTGAAGATAATGAGTGTCCTGTTGCAAAGCCAAATCCACTTTTTCAATCTGGAGACTTTTATAATTATATTAAAGTAAAAGTAGATATTGAGAATAAGGTTCTAAAAGATAAATTAAGCAAGTCTACTTCTGAAAAAGAAGAATTACAAAAAGCTTTGGATAAGAATAATTTAATTTATAATAATTTAGAATTATTTTTAAAAGCATGTAATCTTTATCAGATAGAATATTCACTTAAACAAAGTAAGGAAGAACTTCAAAAAAGAAGTGAGTGTATAGATGCATTACAAAATATTATCAGTGCAATAAATAATTTAGATAGAGATGTTTCAGCTCAATCTAATATGAGCGAATTAACTCTTTCTAATGGAATTAAGATAGGTAGTTCTAAAAGTGCAGATACTTTTATTTATAATGAATTAAATATTATAAATAATATTATTATATCTGTTTTAAATACTAAGACAAGTGTTTATGGTATTGGATATAATAATGGAAAAGATATTGAATCTATATCTTCTTTATTTGAAGATGTTTTCTCTAGAATTTCAACTTTATATGGTAATGGCATTAGAACTATTATTAGAAAAGATGTTAACATTTTACAAAGCTCTATTGATGCTTTTAATACTTTTAATCAAAGTATTAAAAATAAAACAGTTACAACTAATTATAGTGATTTTACTGCTAAATTAAAAAGTATAGTTGAGAATGAAAATTTGGTTGAATTAGCAAAACAAGAAGAAGAATATCAAAAGTTATTAGATACATTAAGTGGATACTATGTGAATATTACAGAGTATGTAAGCGGAAATGATGTGGAAAAAAATTATGCTGATATTTGGAATAGCTTTGTTAATTTTAAGCAAAAACTTTATTCATATGGCAGAGAAATTGAGTCTGATGAAATATTAGAGCAAAGAAATCAATTAAATCAACAGTATGCTTTAAGCTTAAATGAAATTGAATCTAATAAAGAAAATACTATTATTTCTAGTGAACCTATTATATCATATCAAAATAGAACATTGTCTGGAAAAAAATATTCAGAAGCTAAGAGTATTGTTCAAAAAAGATATGAGGAGTTGACGGCAGAAGAAAATGATAATTGTAGTAAAGAAATAGCCAAAATTAAAGCCAATAAAGATTTTACTGATGAAGAAAAAGGTAAAGAGATTGCAGTTATAAGACAACACTATGCTATATTAACAAGAGAAAAAACTTTGGAAAAAGATGCTGTATTAAAAACTTTGGCTAATGATGTTGAGAAGACAAAAATAAAAAATATAGATATTATAACCAAGAAATATAATACAGATTTATTAAAAACTTATGAAAATAGCTATTTGGTTCCATTGGCGTATTTACAAGAAAAGTATAGTACAAAAACGTCAGAATTAAATACAGATATTAAAAATAAAGATAAAGAAATAGCTGACTTAAATAAAGGTATTGAATCTAGTCAAGAATCAGTTATTATTATTAGACCAATAAATATGAAATGTAATTCATATGAAATTCCTGGGTTAAATAACTGGGATGGTAAAAAATATTATTTATCTAATAATGGTGAATATATGTTTTGTCCTCAAATTGGTGCTGGTGTAAAAACAAATAATAACACCTTTACAGGAATGTTTATGGGTGCTAGAACTTCAGTTAATAGAAGTATGGTTTCTGAAACTGAAAATGACCTTAATTTAAGAAATAAGGATATTGGTTTATTTGGATACTCACAAGGTGTTCAATCTATCTTTTTAGATGCTAAAACAGGTTCCGCGTTTATGGGAATGCCAGGACAAGGCCAGATTGTAATAAGTCCAGACCAAGCTTTTGCTTCAATATACTCTGGAAATTATTATAAATATGATTCAAACAGAAAAGGCTATTATAGTAAAAAAGATGGTAGCTTTATTAGTGAAATTGATTTTAATAATTTAAAGACTCAAGAAGAAAGAGATAACTATTCAAGCGGACAAGGTATGCTTATTAACCTAACTGATGGTGCTATAAAGAGTAGTTATTGGAATGTTAATTCTGAAGGTAAGAGTACATTTACATCTGGAGTTATTGGTGGATGGGAAATTGGTGCAAATACATTATCTAGTATAGTAAAGAATAACACGCAGCTCGTGCTTGATAGTGGTAATTCAGTTGGCTTAACAGATGTTAATGGATCTGAAGACCGCAGTCCTAAAATTTATTCTAGTGACAATACTAAAAAACCACATGATACTTTAGATAGTATGCAACCCGGATTTTATCTTAGCTCAGATGGTTTAAGCATTGGTAATACATTTAAAGTAAGCACTCAACCTGCGACGGGATTAAGAACTCAAGGAACAGGTATTCTTGAAGTAGGAAATTTAAGTGGCGCACATTGGACGATCGGACAAAATCTTGAAGGTACAAGTTTTATTGGTTATGGGGCTTCTTATTTAATTAGTAAGTCTTTTGTTAATACAAACAATGATAATTCAGCTAATGATAGTGAAAGTGTATATTTAGGTACTGATGGTTTATCTTTTGGTAGAAACTTAGAATTAAAATCAAATGGATCATTAAAAGTAGGTCGTTTTACAAAAAATGGTCTTTTAAGTAATTTCTTGGTATTAGAGGTTGATGAAGGAGATAGCTCAAATGCTTCTTTAAGATTTAATACTAATAGTATACATGATTTTAAGAATAATAGTCTCTATGTAGGAACTCAAGGAATTAGACTTGGAAAGCAGAGTTTAAAAAGTAATAATCGTGGAGTATTTGAAGTTGAAAATGATGGTACTCTATGGGCGACAGCGGGGCATATTGCTAATTGGACTCTTGATGAATATCAATTATTATCAACAAATACGGTCGTTGTAGATGGTACAACTAGACCGGGATTAGTATTAGACAGTAGAAAAGGCTATGTTGCTTTTATTAAAGAAGGTTTTGATAAAACAACAAAAGGTTTCTATATAGGTAATGAAGGCTTATCTTTAGGTGATTCATTCTGGGTTGATAGAACGGGGCAACTTTCTGCAACAAAAGGAAACATTGCTAATTGGATTATTGATAAAGATTCTTTATATGTAAAGACTTCTGCAACAGATGGTTCATTAGTTAAATTATTTGACATTCACCCTACAACGTCTGGCGGATACATTGCTTATAATACAACAGGCTGGAATACAGGTAGATTATTAGATAATGTTGAAGGATGTTTTTACTTAGGTACAAGCGGAATTTCGCTTGGAGAAGGTCCTGCCGCACCTTTTAGAGTTAATAATAAAGGTTATTTGTGGTCTACCTCTGGAACTATTGGTGGATGGACCATTAGCAATACAAGCCTTAAAGGTGGTAATGTTACTCTCAATAGTGATGGTTCTATTCAAGGTTCTGGATGGAATTTTAATACTGCTGGCGTTCTTACTTGTAATGATGCGATTATTGGTGGTGTTCATTTTAAAACTGGTTCAGGAGAAGCAAATTGGTCAGGTGGACAGATGACATCTGGTCAGATAGGCGGATGGACTATTACTACAAGTAGTATTTATGATACTGCAAGTGGTGGCGGAAATATTAAATTTGACACAAGTGGTGATTTTAATATTTTAACAGATGGTGAATCTGGTATTAAAGGTACCGGTGGAGATATTTCTATGAAAGGTACTACTAGAGTAACTGCTTCTAGTGGTAGTAATAAAATGGAAATAACTAATACAAGTGGTTCTTTAAGAGTTGGTAGTTTTGGTTTATCTATAAATGCATCAGAAACTTCTTTGAGTGGTTCTTCAAAATTAAGATTATCTGGTGGAACAGAATTGTATCTTTCTTCTCCTAAGGCTATATTTAATGCTTCTGGAGAAAATATTATGATTGGTTCGAGTACGTCCTTAAAAAACTATATAGAAAGTGTTGTCAATACTGTTCTAAAAAGTAAAACTATTGATTTTAAAACTAATACAGTCTATACGGGAGAAGCAGAAGGACATAAACATACATATACTAAAGTTGTTAGTGCTACAATATCATAATATTGACAAAATAAAAAATTTTTGTTATACTTAATTAAAGAGATAAAGGAGACTAACTAATGGATGAACTTAGACAAACTATAGTAACTGCGGTTAACAATAGTAATCTTCCAATAGATGCAATATATTATGTAATGAAAGACATTTGGAGAGATGTCTATGAGATGCATGAGAATGCGTTGAAAAATGCTTCTACCAAAACAGAGCCTACAGCTGAGGCTACTGAGGAAGAATAATGATTGATGCGGTCATAGGTTAATAGTAGCCTGTGACCGCATTTGGTCGTTATAAGATTATACTCTTTGGGTAGCTTTGATATATTTTGAGAAATGAATAAACCCAAGGAGGAATAGATAAAATGCTTAACTTATTATCTAATTATTCAGCTACAACTATTGCCATTATTATTTTTATGGTGTTAGTTGCTCTCAAAGAGTTAATTGAATTACTTAAATATTTTTATAACATATTAAAGAAATATTTTGGAAAAGAGGAAGAAGAAAAAAAGAATGATGATAAAATATTAGAACAGTTAAATGAATTAAAAAAAGACTTTGATGAGCATAAAAAAGAACATCAAGAAATAAAAAATGACATACAAGAGATAAAAGAGGAATTAGTAGATAACAAAAACAGTATAAAAAGATTAGTGACATCAGACCGGAATGACATAAAAAGCTGGCTTGTAGAAAAACATCATTTTTTCACAAATCAAGGCTGGATAGATGACTTTTCAATGGATACTGTTAATAGAAGATTTAGTGATTATGTTGATGAAGGCGGCAACTCGTATGCAGAGAGTCTAGTGAGTGCGATTAGAGATCTCCCTAACCAACCGCCGCAATAGAAGAGAAAAAGGAGGGTTATAAATTGGCAAGCTATGATTTATACCCGCCCATTGTCAATAGTTATGCACCTTCTTTTGTTACTTGGCAGACTATTGATACTGCAACAAATCAGCCTCTTGAAGGTAACAAACCAGCATGTAATATTTATTTTTCGCTATCAAAATTTAATGTAATACAATTTGATTCATCAATAAAATTACATGCTGTTGTTACTTATCAGTCAGATGCAACAAGTGCAGTTAATAAAGAAGATTCTAATATTCATTATAGAAAAACAGGAATTATTCTTAATATGGGTTGGGAAAAAACATCACAAGATGGTGTTTATGTAACAAAAATTTTAAATGAAGATATAAAAGGGACTGATACTGCTTATCCAGGTTTTAGTGGGTTTATTCCAGGACGAATTTATTCAATTCAATTAAGATTTAGTAAGGTTGAGTATGATCCTACTACTTATACCAAAGGACAACAAGCTTGGATTTCGGAAAATGCAAATAACTTTTCTGAATGGTCTACAATAGTGGTTACTAAAGCAATAGGTCAAGCAACAATTAAAATACCTAGTATTGGATATTATACAGGAGATTCTACTGATATTTATACAGTAAATTCTGAAACAATAGAAGTATTAGGTAAATATTATAATATAGATGAAAGTGAAACTCTTAGAAGTTACAGAGTTTCTTTATATAAAGGAAATGTCATTGATCAAAATATGAAAATTGAAGATAGTGACATTATTTATGCAAGTAAATTTTATGATGTAAATCAGATAAAGTACAGATTTAAGACAGCTTTAGTTAATGAAGCAACTTATACTGTTGGATTGCAATACACAACTATAAACTACTATGAGTCTGGAGAAATTGCTTTTAAAGTTAAAGCAGTTTTTGGTGTTGAAGAAAATCCTTTAACAATAGAAACGATTGACTACAGCAGAGATGCTAAATTTAAAACTTTAACTGATCGCGGGCTTGAGGAAGATGAGGGGCGAGTATGTTTGCATATTGGTAACCTTAATGCTGTAGCTGCGGGAACCTATGTCATCCGTCGCGCGGATAGTAGAATAAAATCTGGTATTCATTATGAAGATACAGATGAAAGTAATGAATTTACTATGTGGGATACTATTCAAACTATTACCTTGCCTTTTGTTGAAGAAGAGTATAAAACAGATTTTTATTTCTTTGATAATACTGCAGAAAGTGGTGTTTGGTATAAATATGGTATTCAGCAAATTGAAGATGATGGCTCTACAAAGAGTAGCTTAAACAAAACAGAAAAGCCTATTTTAAGAAATTATGAATATGCTTATTTATATGACGCAGATGGCAGACAACTAAAAATTCCTTATGATTATACTGTTTCTAATTTTGGTGTTAATGTGCAGGAGTCTATTACCGATACCATTGGTGGTAAATATCCTTTTATCACTAGAACAGGCGGAACTAGAAATAAGACTTTCTCTATTGGTGGCATTATTAGTTTTAATATGGATGATAATAATACTTTTACATCAAGAGAAAAAATGTATGGTTCTACTGTAATTGCTGGGTTATATGATGACTATAATACTGAAAATAGAATAGACCATTATGATCATATTAGAGAAAGAGAATTTAGAGATTTAGTTATAGAATTCTTAATGGATGGAAAGAGAAAAGTATATAAATCTACTCAAGAGGGTAATATGATTGTTAGATTGACTAATGTATCATTATCACCTAATACCCAGCTTGGTAGATTAACTTATAATTTCAGTGCAACAGTAACAGAAATCGCAGATTATACTGTTGAGAATTTGACTAAATATGGATTTTGTGATACTTTAGTATATTGTAATACTAAAACCGCGGCGATCGCACACTCACAATCTCACATATTAAGTGCAGATACTCCAGAGGAGGTATAGTCATGAATTATATGTTGGATAAAGATTTTTTAAAGCAATTAGACGAAGATAATTTAAAACAATGCTATGTTAAAATAGAAGTTTTAGATTCAGAAGAAAAACCTATTAGTGATATTGTTGGTAGAGTGTCTACTGGCAATAGCAATATAAATGGTTCTTCTTCATTAAGAAGAACTGCTAGTTTAACTTTTGTAGCTGATGAAGTAGATAATGATTTAACAGATGTAGATAATTTATTATCTATAAGTAAAAGAATTGCTTTATATGTCGGATTTGAAAATAATATAGATTTAAAGTATGATGATATTATTTGGTTTAAACAAGGAATATTTTTAATTCAACAGCCAAGTATTTCTCATAATTTAGGTAGTGTGACTATTTCATTAAGCTTACAAGATAAAATGTGCTTACTTAATGGTACAATGGGCGGTGGATTACCTACTAGCATCACGTTCCATGAGTATGATCAGCTGGATAGTGAGGGGAACGTAACCACACTGCCGCAGTTAATATTTGATATTATTCAGACTCTTGTTGTAAACTATGGCGGAGAGGACATATCTAATGTTTATATTACAGATATTCCGAGAGAGCTAAAACAAATTGTGCATTGGCAAGGCTCTAAAACGCTATACTTTAATACAGAAGATAGCCATTTTACAACAGATTCAAATGAAGTTACTTCAAGCAAGACACCTGCGGTTTGGAAGACCTATGAAGCTGGAGATGAGATAGGTTATACTTATACTTCATTTACGTATCCTGGTGAATTAGTTTCAAATATTGGAGATAATGTTTGTACTATTCTTGATACTATTGTTAGTACATTAGGTAATTATGAATATTTTTATGATGTAGATGGGCATTTTATTTTTCAAGAAAAGAAAAATTATTTGAATACATCATATGATGAATTAACTGTTGATGAAAGTGGATTACTTTTTTATAATCCATATCAGTTAGCTAATTATGGACGAAAAAATGAAGATGGAAGTTTTACTTCAAGCGCAGATAACAATATTTATTTAATAAATAATAAAAATTATCAAGTAGATTTTAGTAGTAATAGTAAAGTTGAATATGAATTTAACACAAATAATGGCTTAATTACTTCTATTAGCAACACTCCAAGTTATGAAAATATAAAGAATGATTATCATATTTGGGGAAAGACTGATAATGATATTGCAATTCATTATCATGTTGCAATTAAAGAAAAACCAAGTGAATTAAATTATTATGCAGTTAGATTTTTACGAGATGACCAAGATTCTACTAAATATTCTGGTAAAATACAAGTTCTTGATGGAGCAAAAAATTTAGAAGATGTTAAGATAGATAATGAAATTTTAAGTTTTATTGCAAAAGAGGATACTCCTCAAGAAAATAGAAGAGAAGCTATTAAAAATGAAGAAGATGAATTTTATACAGTAGATACAAAATCTTTAGATAAAGTTGAAAATAAATCAATTTGGTCTATAACTCAAAGTGATATTTATATTTATCAACCACAAGATTGGCGTGTTGAATTATGTTTTAGAGGAATGTATAAAAATATGCGTCAAATCAGACCAGATATTTATGAACAAGAGCTTATGGATTTGTTGAATTTAATATATGATTTTACAGCTTATAATGAAGAAACGCAATCATATGGTAAATATAAATTTGATATATTAAATAAACCAAATCATTTACCATATTTTATTGATTTCATTGAGCCTTCAACCGCAATGGGAACTTATTCAGTTGACTCTATTGGACCTAGAATATTATCTCATCAAGAAGACAAAATCAATAAAATATATAATCTTGATATACCAGATATTGTTATTATCAATAAAGATGATGATGAAATTGGCTATGATGAATATGGTAAAGAACTTAAAAATGAAGAAGGCGTATCTATAACATTTGCTGATTATTTAAGAGATAAGTGTGGAAAAGAAGGTCAAGCTATATCTCAAGTAGATAAAAATATTTATAGCAATATTGAAATGAATTCTTCTGGCTATACTGCTCTTGAGACTTTTAGAGATTTATTATATCAAAATACAAGTTTTGCTGAAGCAATATCTATTTCTTCTATCCCTATTTATTATTTAGATGTTAATAGAAGAATAACTGTTAATGATAAGGTAAGTGGCATTAGTGGTGATTATATTGTTAATAGCATTTCTTTACCTTTAAATGGACAACAAACTATGAGTATTAGCGCAAGTAGAGCATATGAACGTATTTAGGTCATATTACTTTAATTTGCTAATATGTTTTATTATTTATTATAAATAAGAGAAAAAGGAGTTTAATAATGGAGGAAGTTTCACAGGTAAAACTAGAAGGCTCTCTTTATAACGTTAGAGACGAGCAAGCTAGAAAAACAATGATAAGTCGAACAAACCCTGTTATTGAAGGCTCGCTTAGTGTCAATAAAAAAGAAGAAACTGCGGTTGGCAATAATAGTGTTACTTTGAATACTAATAATAGCGCGACCGGGGAAGGCGCTACAGCGACTGGATTTGAGACTAACGCATCTGGAGATTATTCTTTTACTCAGAATTTTCAAACTATAGCTTCAGGCAGTGGATCTCATGCAGAGGGATATAAGTGTGAAGCTAGCGGAGATTATTCTCATGCAGAGGGATGGATTACAAAGTCTAAAGAAGTAGCTTCACATAGTGAAGGATATTTGAATAATGCAACTGGGCTTTATGCACATTCAGAAGGATCATCAACAATAGCAAGTGGACAAAGTTCGCATACAGAAGGTAGTGGCGCGGTTGCTGCTGGTCACTACTCACATGCTGAAGGTATAGATACTAAAGTAGGTGAAACCGCAGCAAATGGTACCGTAAGTGGAGAAACAACAGGTAGTCAAGAGATAATTAAAAAGGATGAATTAAATCTTGCAATTCTTGGCGGACACGCGGAAGGTGTACAAACTAAAGTTCTTAGTTCAGGCTGTCATGCAGAGGGTGTTGAAACCCAAGCTGGTGGAGTTGTTGAAGTGGGCGATACTGCAAAGCAGCAGTTAGGTTGCCATGCTGAAGGTTATAGAACTATAGCTGGATATGATTATCAGAGTGTTTGTGGTTTTTATAATGATAATAAAAATACAACAATTTTTGAAGTTGGCAATGGTGTTATGGAACAAAGAAATAATGCCTTTGAAGTTTATAAAAATGGCGATGCTAAAATTCATGGTAATCTCTATATAGATACTGGCAAGGGTGAATCTGGTCAAATGAATTTAAGAGACTTATTAAAAGATATTAAACAGAATAACTTTTATATCTCTTATCATAATAATGAAACATTTGATGCACTACATGAACCAATTATGGATACACTAACTGTAGATAGTGATTTATCTAATCTAACCGCAGGTAGATTTGATTTAGATAATTTAGTAGGAATAACTAAAGCAGATATTTATAAATTATTTGATGGAAAAGAAAATACTTCAATTTCCTTACCTGATTCTAATTTTAGTTTAATATTTAACTTTAATGAAGAAGTTCAAATAGATATGGTAAAATTTGTAGTATCTAGTACAGGTAATGGTATTCCGGTATTACAAACTTGGAATCCAGACCTTGAGATCTGGGTGGATGCCGCGGATGCTTTTATAAATACTTCTAAAGTTACGACTATTGTTAAATATGTAAACCACATTCCTACATCTAAGTTTAGATTAACTTCACATTCTGATTCTGCTTTTAATTTATACGATTTACAAATTTATGGTACTTCAATTAAGGGTAGAGTTTATAAGAAGGTAGAAGATAGATTAAGTTCTTATGATTTAGATGTTCAATTTTATGATACAGAAGTCTCTGAATCTGATTATAAAGCTAATTTATCTTACTATAATACAGACAATGATGATAGTGCATATAATGCATTGGTTAGTTTATATAATACAACAATAAAGACTAAGGAAGGAGAAAGTAACTAATGTCTATTTTTAATAAAACTATAAGCTGTACAATAAACAATTTGCCAAAAGAATTTGAGACTCTTGTTACACAATGGGCAACAAATAAAAATGGTAATATGGCTTGCACAGTTAGTGAAACTACTTGTTCTTTGACTATTGATGAAGACGTGTGTACTTTTTCTTTTCCAACTACTGGAAACTATAGTGGCTCATATCAATGGAGCATTACAATTTGTGATGCTCCAGACTATGAGTGTTGCACTATTTTAAATAGAGAAAGTTTTAGCGGCATTGATGGTAATAATACAAGTAGCGCAGACCAAAGATATAATTTAATTATTTGTAAATATAATGGTACTTTAAAATGCTTAAATTCTGTATCTGTAGATGGATTTAGTTTAAGTGATTTATTTAATATACCAAAAGGTAGATATAATATTTCTTCTATAAATGATGTTTATATTACAAGAGCTTTAATAAATCCAAATTTAGCATCTGCAAATGCAATCAATATTTCAGATAATTTATATTTATCTACAAATTTAATTAACGTTGGTGTGAAAACAATAGTTAAGAGCAAAGAAGATACTAGTAAACAGTTTATAAATGTTGGTGGGGTTTTCTATTTACCTTATTCTGCAAGTATTTTAACTATTAGTTCTAAAGAACTAAGTGCATAGGGGCTTTTAAATAAGCCCCAATTTATTTTGAGAAAAAGGAGGAAAAGAGTTGGCTTTATTTTATTTTAGCATAGGCGCGACAGATACTAGTGCGACTTTGAAAGAGAGATTAGATGGAATAAGAGAAGACGGAGCAAATATTTCTTATACTATTGTTTCTGCAAATGAAGTTAATTTAAAGATAAATGAACTTACTTTTACAGTTAGATATAATTTATCAAAAGCTTCAACTGCACAATATTTTTGGTATTTATGTGATGCATATAAGAGAGAGAATTTAGTTATCTTATGTGATTCACCTAATGTAAATGAGAATGGTAAAGAAAATACTCTTGGTTTAGCAATTTATAATAGAGTATATTTTAGATATAAAAATGAAATGATTGAAATTCCTTTTAAAGAAGATACTTTTGCTACAAGATTTAATTTAATAAAAGGAAGATTTAATACTTTTGATGATGAAAACGAAAATAGTGATTCTGTTATGTTAACTCGATGTACTTTTAATAATGGCAATGAGGTTGATAATGGTGGGGTTGTTATTTCTGATTATTTATATATTTCTTCCAATTTACAAGATGTTAATTTTAAAACTATTGTTAAAGATGAAAATGGTAATAGTTTTATAAATGTAGGTGGTGTCTTTTATATGGATAATGTAGATTATGTTATAAAAGATAGCACTTGTCCTTTATTGGTTATAGTACCAGATGGAAGAATTAAATATGAGTGGAATGCAAATACTGAAATTGTAAATGATATTTGGTTAGATACAACGAAAACAATCAGTGCTAAATTTAATAATAGCAATCATAAAATTCAAAATAATAGTATTATAATTACTGGTCCAGCGTTAATGAATTTATCTCTTTCTAATAATATAACAAATGGTTTTACATTATATCTTATTTTTAAAAACTATAATGGTCATTCCCATCCAGAATTATCATTACAGTATAATAATCAAGATATACTTTATAGTGGGTATGATTTTTCATATATTTTTAATAATCAGGATAATAAATTAGGAGTATATGTAAATAGAACAGATCGCTATAGTGATTTAAGTTATCCACTTTTTACATATTCTTCATATAAAGAAATAGAACATCTTGTTAATAATAGTAGTTTTTATACTTTTAATATTGATATTTCAAATAAACCTTTATTAGTTTATGCTTTAAAAATTTCAAAAAATAAAAACTTATCTTATAACTCTCCTCCAAAATTATCTATTTTTGTCAAAGATAAAAAATTTTATGATAATATTTTAACACAATATGATTCAGGAGGAATAGCTTCCAGTACTTGCGATATAGACAATATAGAAGCAGTATTTTCTTCCCAAATAAGCGATGGAATTTATGGAGAAATTAAATATATAGGTCTTCAACCAAGTGGAGAAACAAGTGATGATGAAATACTTGAAAACATGCAATATTTAACAAAAAAATTTAAGTTAGATCAGGAGGAGTAAAATGGGATTATATAAATTTAGTATCGCGGCTGCCGCGTCTCTTAGTGATATTGAAGCTAAAATCACTAGCGCTAGGGAGCAAGGCGCGAATATTTATCTACACACCATTGTAGATATAGGTAACTTAAATTTGTCAATAAATGATAAAAATGTTACAATAAACTATGATTTAATTGGAACAAAACAGAATAGTTTATTCCATTGGTATATTTGTGATACAGTTGGATATGAGACTATTATTATTTTATATAATTCAGGAACTGAATCAGATAGTACGTTTGGTTTAGCTAATTATAATCGAATCTATTTTAATGTGAAGAATCAACTGGTGTCAAACCCAAAGATCTCAGCGACGCTAGCCGCGCAATTTAATGTTCTTAGAGGACGATTTGATTCATATGAATCAGATGGTGGCAATGATGATGTAATTATGTTAACCAAATGTGTCTATAATGATGGATCTAATATTGAAACAGGAGAAGCTATTGTTACAGATAATCTTTATGTTTCAACTAATTTAAGGTCAACTTCATTTAAGACTATTGTTAAAGATGAAGATGGCAAGCAATTTATAAATGTTGGTGGAATTTTTTATTTGCCATATAGTGAAAAAATTATGTATCCTAGTTTTAGTGAAAAACAATGGATATTACCGCTAGGGAGTATTGATTATGAGTGGCATCCTGCTACAACAGCTGTTAAGTCTAAATGGTATGATACAAACAATAATAAAAATTTTACTTTTAATAGCTGTTCTTATGAAACTAATATAGAGAATTTTTATAAAAGTATATTAAAATATACTACTCATACTACTCATTCTGGTGCAATATACTCGGAGAATATAGATTTTTTTAATTCACCATCTAGCTCTTTAATTTTTTATATTATAATAGCATCAAGAGAAAAATGCAATGAGAATATCCCTTATCTTCAATTATGTTTTGCTGAGAGTAACGGCGAACAAGGGGTGTATTTTTATGGAGATGATACAATTCAAGTTAAAGTAATTAAATCTGGTAGCGGCAGCACGGAATATTTTGCAACGAGACAAGACCCTTTAAAATATAATGTTTATGCAGTTAAAGTTAGTGAGTTTGTTGCCAACTCTTCATCCTATGCAGCAAATTTTTCTGTATATATAAATGGAAAGTTTATAAGACTTTTTAATAATGCATTGTGTGGTAATTGGTTAAGATTAGGTATCTCTAATTTTAAATATGTTGGTATAGTAGAACATGATCAAACATCTGAGGAGATTATTAAAAATTCTCAATTACTTATGAAAAAGTTTGATATATATTAAGGAGGTTAAAACATGGCTTTATTTCAATTTAGTACATCAATTAGTACAACAGTTTCAGAATTAGCTGATAAATTAACCTCTTGGCAGGATAGCGGAGCTAGTATATCAGAAATTGCAATTTCTAATATCAATGATATAAGTTTTTTAATAAATGATAAATATTGTAATGTTAAATATAATATATCTTTTTCTCAAAATGCAAATTATTTTTGGTTTTTATGTGATAGTGTTGGATATGAAACTTTAATTGTTTTATGTGATTCCCCTATTGTTAATGAAAATGGGTATAAAGGAAGTCTTGGAAATGCGTTGTATAATGCGATTTATTTTTTACATAATGGTAGATTGGTAAGAAATCCTCAAATTGATGAACCTATATGTAGTCAATTTAATATTCCTAATGGTTCTGTTGTTGAAAGTTCTGATGATAGAATTATATTTACTAGATGTACTTTTAATAATGGTGTTAATATAGAAGTAGGTTCAAATGAGATAACTGACAAATTATATATATCAACAAATTTAATTTCTGCTGGTTTTTTAACTGAAATTACAGGATCGGGGCAAAAATTTATAAATATTGGTGGGATATTCTATTTACCTTATAATGATGTTGTTTTAAGTCTAAGCAAGTATAAAAAAAGAAGTGTTTTAAAAAATGCTGAAATAGAATTATGGGCAGGTTGTTATGAAGATAATGAAAAAATATATGATAAAAAAAATAATGTTTTTTATAAAAACACTTATAATAATATAAAAATAGTTCCAGACGGGAATATGGAAATGGGATATATTGATTTAGATGCTGGTGATAGGTTGCTGTTGACAAGCAAAGAGCCTTTTTATAATAAAACAATTTATTTAGTTGCTTATGATACTGGAATAGAATCTTTTGATCAACAAAGTCAGGAGTCAGAAGTCGGTTATATGAAAAAAATAATCACAAGTGGAATTACCTTTAGAGAGGTTTCGACAGATAAGATATCTTTTTATCCTGAAATGTTTAGTTTAAATAAAATAAGTGCATGGGGATCGTCGCCGTCTTATAAGAAGGAATTAGGATATGCTTTAATGAATTATAAAAACCAAAATTGGAATAAAACTGACCCAAAACCAGTACCAATATATTTTAATTATTCATTATTATCTAAAAAAGATAATTATTTTCTCTTACACTATCCAAAAGCTCATGAAGCAGTTTGGGCATTCAAAGATATAAAAGTTAAAAAAAATATATACGTATTAAAGTCTCCTGTTGTTAAAAATGGTGAATATTCAGCATTTATAAATAATTTAAAAATAGAAAAAAGCGCAAGTTATTTTATAGAATCTTATAAGCCTGATTCTTATAATAAAGCAGACTATTTCTTAATAATAGGAGGTAGACAAGGTGCGGACAGTAGTGTCATTAGCCCAGTAGCTTTTCCAACTGAAGAAAACACTTTTTATCATAATCAAATTAGAAATACATCAGAATTAAAAATAGATTATTTTGGAATAATAGAAGAATCACAGTCTGATGAAGAAATACAAAAAAATATTCAAAAGTTAGCAAAAATCTTTAAAGTAGATTTAGAAGAGCCCTCATAAGAGGGCTCTTTTTTATTGTAACTAATTATTTTTTAATCTTACGTATTTTTTTCCTTTATCTTCATAAAATAGCATCTCCTGTTAAATTCTAAATATTTCTCTTTGTCTCTGCTATCTCTTTAACAAAACTAGCTAATAGACATGCAGCCTTTTGGATATATCTATGATAGAAAGGAGGAAACTAAATGTTTCAACCAAATGCATATTATTATCCAAATCAGCCGCAACAGTCATATGCACCTAGACAGGTTCCATATGAGATGCCGCAACAGAATCTCTTGAAAGGAAGATTTGTTTCATCAATAGATGAAGTTAGAGCAGCTCAAGTTGATTTTGATGGAAGTATTTTTGTTTTTCCAGATATGGCAAATAAAAAAATTTATACCAAACAAATTGACTTAAATGGTAATGTTAAATTAGAAGAATATGATTGGGTACCTATTGAGAAGACCTCGGCAATCGGTGATTTTGTTACCAAACAGGAATTTGAGGAAACTATGGCTAAAGTTAAAGAAGCTATTTCTCAAGCTACACAGCCACAAGTAACCCAGCAACCGCAAAGTAAAGAAGGATTTAATTTTTAAATAAGAAAGGAAGAAGAGAGAATGCAAGGACAAGGTTTTAATCCAATGCAAATTATTCAAGCAATTCAGAGTGGAGCAAATCCGCAACAGATTACTATGAATATCCTCCAAGAAAAAATGGGACAGACCCCTATGGGACAAAATTTAATGCAATTAGCACAAATGGGAAACTCATCTCAGTTAATGCAGATTGCTAAGAATTTATCTAATCAAAAGGGTGTCAATTTTGATCAAGAATTTACCGCCTTTAAAAACAAAATGGGCGTTAAATAATATATATTAAAGGAGGACATTCATATGTTCAATGGAAACACTAGTGGCTATTCATTAGCCGATATCGCAGCCGCAACAGGCGGAAACGATAGAAACAATGGATGGGGAGGAGATTGTTGGTGGATCGTTCTTTTCATCTTAATTCTTGCCGGCGGAAATAACTGGGGTGATGGATTATTTGGTGGTAAAGACGCAACAGCTTCTGGTATTACTGATGGCTATATCCTTACAACAGATTTCGCTAACATCGAAAGAAAAATTGATAGCGTAAACAATGGTATTTGTGATGGATTCTATGCTATGAACACAGGTATGCTTAATGGGTTTAATTCATTAGGTAATGCTATTCAGGGTGCTCAGGCTGATGTAACTGCTGCAGTAAATGCAGATACAATAGCAAATATGCAGAATACAAATGCTATTACTAGCCAACTTACTGGTATTGGTACACAGATTGCTCAATGCTGCTGCGATCAGAGATACGAGAGCGCAACTCAGTTTGCTAACTTAAACTATAATATTGCAGATCAGAGCTGTCAAACAAGACAAGCTATTGCTGATTCTTCAAGAAATATTATAGCTAATCAAGACGCTAATACAAGAAGTATCTTAGACTTCTTAACACAAGACAAGATTGCTACTCTTACAGCTGAGAATCAGTCACTTAAATTTGCTGCTTCACAGGCTGCACAGAACACATATCTTGTAAATGCACTTAGCCCAGCTCCAGTTCCATCATATCAAGTTCCAAATCCTTATACAGGAATGTATGGATATAGAGCATGCTGCAATACTGGATGCGGATGTACTGTATAGGAGGTAAGTAACTATGGAAATTACAGCTAATGCTGCTCAATCTGTTGCAGCAAGTCAAAATGTGGTATTCACGGATACTGCTGTTCCTGGTAACTGCTCCATTATTCACAGAGAAGGTTCTGGTTTAACTAAATTGCGCGGTCTCACAACTACGCAGTGTAGAGCTAGATTCAAAGCTACATTCGGTGGTAACATAGCAGTTCCAACAGGTGGCACTGCAGGAGCAATTTCTGTTGCTTTAACTGTAGATGGCGAGCCTGTGGGTACAACAACTATGACAGTAACTCCAGCCGCAGTAAGTGAGTATTTTAATGTAGGAGCAAGTATTTATCTTGATGTGCCTGCGGGGTGTTGCTCTACTATTGGAGTAACAAACATTTCTTCTCAGGCTATTTCTGTAATAAATGCTAATCTTATAGTAGAAAGAGTTGCTTAAGGAGGGTTATGAAAATGGATAAATACAAGAGTATGAAAGATACCTTAGTTGCTCAAGTTCAAACTCAATTAGGCAACTTAGAGAATGTTGATGCAAAAGAGCTTGGAGAGGTTGTAGATATGATCAAAGACCTTGAAGAAGCAATGTACTATTGTTCTATAACAAAAGCAATGGATGAAAGTGAGCGTCAAAAGTCTAGACAGCATTACTATTCAGAACCATATTATGGTTATGAGGGAAGAATCTCTCCAGATTATAGAGATATGGACAGAGATAAGTGGAATAGAATGTATTATGGCGGACAGCCGGTGGATGGAAACCATATGTCTAGAGGAATGGAGTCTATGGGACGTGACAGCCGCGAAGGTAGAAGTCCTATGAGCAGACGTTCTTATATGGAATCTAAAGAAATGCATCAAGATAAAACATATCAAATGAAAGAATTAGAAAACTATATGAAAGAATTATCTTCTGATATTACAGAGATGATTGCAGATGCTTCTCCTGAAGAAAAACAATTACTTAAACAAAAAATGACTACTCTTATGAGTAAGATTGTTTAATTGTTTACAATAAATGGAGAAACATGGTATATAGTATTTGTTCCTTCTAATTCTTTTGTTCTTTATAGAAGTGATGGTTCTCTTAGTATCGCCATGTGTGATGACGATACTAAAACCATATATATTAGTAATCAAATAAAAGGTAATTTTCTAAGAAAAGTCCTTTGCCATGAGATAACTCATGCGGCAATGTTCTCTTATAATGTTAACCTAACTGTAGACCAAGAAGAGCTATTAGCTGACCTTGTAGCTACTTATGGCTACGAAATTATTTACATTACAAATGAGATATTTAGAAAATTAAAATGGGAGTCTTATTATTAAGACTCCCATATTTTTATTATATCAAAAAGCAGATTTTTTCTTATCACCCAAACAATAGGCATGACCAATTCCTATTGCATCAGCTTCATCATCATTAACTGTTTTATTATAATTTTCTTTTACAAAATCAATATCTAGTTGTTTTAAGACATTTCGCGTAATACCTCTACCTGTGTGGATCCCGCACTTAGCTCGCCATTCTGAACTTGTAAAAAATTCCATTTTTAATTTATTATGTCTATGCAGCATAATAGCAATACTACCTTGTGCGTACGTTAGTGCTTTATAAACAGTCGTATTATGTCCACAAAAAGCTGGTAATGGATCTTCTACAATAACTTTATTTATTGAGTCTATATCTACTTTTTCTTCTAATTCTTTTGTTATTTTTTCTATTCTCTCTAAGACAGACGCGGACGTTGCTGTGATACAACCAGACTGGATTAGTTCTCCCTCATCGAAAACCGCGTATCCTGTAGACTTAGTAGAGATATCTAATGCTAAAACTTTCATTTACATACCTCCTATTGTTACTCTTATTATATCACAAAATTTTTATCCTGTCAAATTAAAAAAATAGGAAACCTACAAAGTAGATTTCCTATTAAAAAAGTTCAAAACCAATTTTCAATTCTTAATACGAGTGTAAGCGTTCCAAGCTCAATTAGGCACCCGTTGATCCAAAACCGCCTGTACCTCTAACAGTCTCAGATAATTCATTAACTTCTTCAAACTCCATTGGAATAAAAGGCATCAGTACAAGTTGAGCAATTCTTTCTCCTGGTTCAACACATTTTGGCTCAAATGAATCATTATGAATAGCTACGATATATTCTCCTCGGTAGTCGGCATCGCAAACACCAATGCAGTTAGCCGGACGGAGACCTTTTTTTGTAGCAAGACCGCTTCTAGCAAAAATTGCTCCAAAAGTATTCTCTGGTAACTCAAAAGCTAAACCAGTACCTATCTTAACCGTACTGTGCGGTTGAATCCAAATAGTTGATTCTGTAGCAGCATATAAATCATAGCCAGCAGCGTATTCAGAACCTCTTGTTGGAATTTTTGCTAAATCATTTAATTTCTTAAATTTAATTTGCATCTGGGAAAGAACCTCCAATCTTAAAGTCAATATCTACAAAACTATCTGGTTCTTTTTCAGAATTAAAACAAAGAGTAGCCTTGACTAACTCGTATTCTTCAATAACTTCACCCTTTTGCTTAATTTCTTTATGCTGATATTCAAATTTTTTAAGTTCAAATCTATTATCATTTTTAAGTTCAGTATGTAAAGCTTCAACATCATTTACATTTGGAACTCGAATTGTTTCTACAATCTGTGTTAAATAATTCATTTTATATCTCCTTATAAAATAGTAATTTTCAAATCATTTTTCTCAAATTCGGTTGTTATAGCTAACTCATCCTTATATTTTTGAGCGATCGCCTGTCCGCCCATTAGCAATACTTCATCAATTTCTGGATAGTTTGAAACATAAGATTTAATTGAAGGTACTACATCATTAATCGGTACGTTCATTTCAGATAAAACCTTTTTACCGTCTAATACTGCAACAGTATGTTTTTTTGTATATGTACAAACATCAGCTAATATTTTCAATATTCTAAAACACCCCAATCATAATCAAATAAATAATAAAGGAAATCTTCATCGCCAATTCTTAGCCAGATTTCATACTTTCCATCATCTTGAAGAGTAATATCAGTAACCTGTCCTCTATTATGGAACAACTCTATGATATCATTTTTTACTGTCTCTATTGTTGGTTCTCCACTCAAATTAAAAACAGTATAATCTCTTCTTTCATTACTAAGAAGCATAAAATAATTATTGTCTTGTTCAAGCATCCACTTTGCTATTTTATGACATAATTTATTTATAGCAATTCCATCATACGGCTTAATCTGCGCCATATTTGTTTTATTTAATTCATAAAGCGTAAAACTATTTTTCATTTTATTTTCTCCTTTTGTTAAATTATAACAAATTTTTATTAAAGAGTCAATTTTACTAATTCTTTTGCGAGGTTCTCTGGTGTGATCTCCTCTTGTATAACTGGATTGCTATATAATAACTTAAAAAATTCAAGAAAAAGATATTCTTGTTCCTCTGACTCTTCAAGCATGTCAGCGTATAAACGCCATTGCTGACATGCTTTTGAAGTTATTTCTTCTAGTTTCATCATAAATGCAGTACCCGATCATGGATCTCTTGTGTTCGTCCAGGGTTCCAATAATTAACTCCTATATAACCACAAGTCCTTCTTGCAATATTCATTTTATTGGTGTCTATATTACCGCACTGAGGGCATTTCCAATATAAATGATTTGTTTCTCCTTCAAGAGTAATTTCTCCATCAAAACCACACACTTGACAATAATCTGATTTAGTGTTTATTTCTGCATACATAATATTTTCATATATAAACTGAATTACAGAAATAATTGCTTCTATATTATGTTGCATATTTGGAACTTCAATATAGCTAATTGCGCCACCAGGAGACAGCTTCTGAAATTCTGCCTCTTTTGCAAGCTTACTAAAGGCATCAATTTTTTCTCTTACATTGATATGATAACTATTTGTAATATAGTCATAACCTTCGCTTAAATCTTCCCATTCTTTACCAAATCTTTCTTTTAGACATTTAGCAAATTTATAAGTTGTGCTTTCCAATGGCGTTCCATAAACAGAATAATCAATATCTTCTGCTGCTTTCCATTCATTACAAGCATCATTTAATCTTTGCATAACAGATAAAGCAAATTTTTTTCCTTCTTCTGTTGTATGTGAAAGTCCAGTCATATATTTCGTACACTCATACAATCCTGCATAACCAAGAGAAATCGTTGAATATCCATGATATAATAGCTCATCTATTACGTCATCTTTACCAAGTCTTGCAATAGCACCATTTTGCCAAAGAATAGGTGCTGTACTAGTTGGAGTGCCTAACAATCTATCATGGCGGCAACGCAGTGCCTTATGACAAAGTTCAAGTCTTTCATTCAATATATTCCAAAAATCTTCAACATTTTTCTTTGAAGAAAGCGCAACATCAGCTAAATTAAGAGTAACTACACCCTGATTAAATCGTCCATAATATTTGGAACCCGCAACATAGTTCTTTGCATTTGCATAGTTTTTATCTGTTCTGTCTACTGTGAGAAATGATCTGCAGCCCATACAAGGATATATCGCTCCATCTTTCATATCTCTTTGAACCTTATTTGAAATATAGTCTGGAACCATTCTTTTTGCAGTACATTTAGCAGCTAATTCGGTTAAATAATAATATTTACTTCCAGGATAAACATTCATATCATCAAGAGCATAAATCAATTTTGGAAAAGCCGGCGTAATATAAACGCCTTTTTCATTCTTTATTCCTAAAATTCTTTGATTTAATACTTCTTCAATTACCATTGCTAAATCTTCTCTGTTTTTACCTTCTTCAACTTCTGCAAGGTTCATATAGACAGTAATAAAAGGTGTTTGTCCATTTGTTGTCATTAAAGTTAAAATTTGATATTGAATTGTTTGCACACCAGCTTCAATATCTTTCCGAACCATTTTTTCTATAACTTCTTCTGATAATTCTGGATAAATTCTTTTAAAAGTTTTTCTCGTTTCTTCAACAAAAGGAGATAAATGAGCTAATGAAATACTCTGTCCACCATATTGAGAACTAGCAACCTGAGCAACGATCTGAGTTGCTACATTCGCGGCAGTTGAGAATTTATGTGGCTTATCTATCGCGGTCTTGCTTATGATAGTGCCATTCTGGAGCATGTCCTCCAAGTTTATAAGACAGCAGTTATAAATAGGCTGAATAAAATAGTCTTCATCATGGAAGTGAATTATTCCTTGCTTATGTGCTTCTACGATAGCCTTTGGGAGCAATCTTCTCTCGGATATGTCTTTGGAAACGGCGCCCGCAATGTAGTCTCTTACTGTTGTTGATAATTGAGAATCTTTATTAGAATTTTCTGTTGTGTAATAAGAATTAGTGTTTTTAACAATTTCATCAATTATATCGTCAACAGTGTTTTTTCTTGCAGCGGTTCTATTCTCCCTATAAAGTAAATAAGATTTTGCGACATCTTTTCTTTTAGTTGACATTAAGCCTTTTTCAACTAAATCTTGAATCTCTTCTATTGTTAATGGATGATCTGCTTTTTCCGCGTAATCTGCAATATAATCTGCTATATTACCACTTTTTATTAAAGCATAATCAGTTATTTCTTTATCGACATCTTTAAAAGCATTTAATACAGCATCTACAATTTTCATATGGTCAAAATCTACTAATCGACCATCTCGTTTAATAATTTTCAATTTTCTTCCTCCTAATCAGTTAATTATGCTAAGGAAAAATATCCTATATTTTATTTCCAATTATTATAAGCGAGTTTAATTTCTTTTGTCACTTGATTCCCAATTTGCCACAATGCTCTGGTGCTATCTATTGAAAAATATGGAAATGGAATGTTTTTAAAATCTTCATTATCAGCTTTATACCTTCTAATGATTTCATCACAATCTGGTTCGAATTCCCTATTTAACTGTCTTAAAAGTCTAATTTTATTAGGAGCTTTTAATTCAATCGGATAAACAAAAATACGCTCATCTTCCATTAGACTTTGAATACCAGCAATATTTAATACACCAATATTTATAACGTCTTCTTTTAAACAAGAGATTGGTGTTCCATAATACCAATTATTAAATTCACAATATTCAAGCATTTCTTTATTAAGAATTTTCTTTTGAAATTCCTCTGTTGTTATAAAATTATACGATAAACCATCTATTTCCTGTTCACGCGGCGGCCGCGTCGTATCTGAAATAAGTCTGTTAAATTCTGGGTTTTGTGACATTACAGATGCAAGTGTAGAATCCTTGCCCGAACCTGCAGGTCCGAACAAGGCTGCTACAAAATATTTCTCTTTCAATTATTCATCCTCCTCTTCAGAAGTGTTGCTACTCCAACGTTCGTGTGTTATAGCTATTTCATTACCTTTTACTTCTGTTATTTTATAAAGTTGATGACCTATTGTGTTTTTATATGTTTTTCCAACGAATTGGTCATCTCTTCTAAAACCTGTTATCATAAGCATAGTTCCACGCTTAAACCAAGATTTTTCTTTTACGTGTTTTTTACCATCTGGACCAATATCAGAAATCTGCTTTTTAAACATTGCATAATATTCTCTTGTAAACTTTACATCAACTACTCCAGAAGTAGTAAGTAATGTAATCATACTTTTTGAATCATTTTTATCAATAACCGTACCAGCAATTCTGCTTAATTTATAAATAGGAATTTGTCGTTGACCTCTCTTAAAGAAATAATCAACAGGTTCTGACTCTAATTCATTAAAATCTCTAATTCCATACTTATTAAAATCAATATTTGCTAATTCATGTTCTCTATGATAAAAACATAATGCATCCATTTCCCAATGAGAAACTGTTCCAAAAGCATATTTATCCCAAGCATCTTTAAAAATCTTTTGATTATAAGCTTTTAATATACTTTCTGAATTATCTTTAATCCAATTTCTAGCATTATCCATTTGCTTTTTATATATTTTATCCCAATCAGTTTGTAAAATACAGACTACTCCATTGATGATTTGTAATTTATCACTACAATCAGAATAAAATTTATCAAAGAATGAAATTGCTTCATTATTGAAAGTATAATATCTACCAACCTTAAAATTTTTAAGAAACTTATTAAAGTTAAAAACTCTAATTTCAAGTTCAAGTTCTTTAGGTACCAAGCCCGCCTCAATTAAACCATTAAAATTCTGTAAAGTAATTCTCTTTTTAAGACCACATTCATTATAAAGATAATAACCCATAATCATCTTTCGATTACCTAAACCATTCTTTTCAATTTCATCAAAAGCACCAGCTTTAATTAAGTTAATCATCGCGGTTTTAGTTAATTTACATCTTAACATAAAATCTTTTAAACTACTATATGGTCTACCAGATTTAATTTTATCAATAACATCATCTCCAATATTACTAATACCTTTTAATCCAAAAAGAATTTGATTATTTTCAATATCTGGCATAAATGTAAAATCAGATCTGTTTATATCTACTAATGAAACTTTAATTCCTTTTGTTGTAATATCTCCAATCGCAGTGGCTATTTTACCATAATTAGTAGATTTTTTAATCTTCTTTTTTTCTTGGTGTCCGGGCAAATCTATATAATCATATGTTTCAAAATCTTCTGGTTCATATATATTAACAATCTCTTCTTCATGTTCTTCTTCAAGAGATCCGCTGTTCACTCTAAGACATGCAGTGTCCCAAAAAATTGGATTCCAATGTGTTCCAATATATAAAGTCTGATATCCAATAAAACTGTATGCAATGGCGTGTATAACTGAGAAAGAATAACCCATCTGAGGTCCGATTCCGCATTCCCATACGTAAACGCCAAGAGCTTTAGATTTTGCCTGTTGGAGAACTTTTTCTCTCAAAGCCGGAATCTTAGACATCTGCTTTTTACCTACAATTTTTCTTGCGGCATTCGCTTCCGCGAGGCTAAATCCACAAATATCTTTATCCATTAACATTGTCATCAACTGCTCTTGTGAAGGCGGAACTCCATATGATTTTAAGAAATGAGGTTCAAGAGCTTTCATTTCATCCTCTGTTAAACCATATCTTCTCATTTCTTCATACCAAAGATTGATATTATTTTTAAAACGAATATACTTATCCATTGGTGTTTCCGCACCTTGTTCTGATGTCATCAATCTCATCAACCCATTGGCATCTGCCATCTCAAGTATAGATTTTGGATGAATCTTCTTTGCTGCTTGAGATCCTACAACTGAATCAAACTGAAAAGTATCAAGAACAGTTCCCGCTTGAAGAGCATTCCAACATTTTTTATCATCGAGTGGAAGATTCTCTGGTTGAAACATTTCGTTGTATATTTCTCTTAAAGTTTTGTTCTTATCAATTTCTCCATACTGCTGAAGTAATTTAATTGCTTCAACAAGTTTGTCTTGAACTGAAGTAACCAAGAAATCATATTTTGTCATGCCTGCTGATTCTGCATCATGTAAATCATATTGAGTAATGACATCTCCACTTGGAGTTCTCATAAAGCAACCAAATTCAAATGGATCTTCATCAAAAAGAATTACTCCTGATGCATGAGAACCTCGTTGTTTAATAAGACCTTCAATAGCAAACATAATATCCATTAAACCTGGATATGTTTCTACTTCATTAACAAAAGTTGAAACTGTTTTTCTACCTTTTTCTGTATTTCCATATACCACATCTTTTAATGACCATAAAAACCCTCTTTCCTGTGGAACAAGAGAAGATAAATATTGAGAAGTATCAATATCAATTCCATCTGGACACTCTTCACTTCTATATCCTCTACAAGCTGTTTGAATCGCAGATTTTGTAGTTTCCGTTCCAAAAGTCGCAATAAGAGTACATCCACAATTTGCTTTAACAATAGGAGGAATACTAGATAAGAATTTTTTACCTCTCTCTTTCTTTATCTCATTTAAGATGCGCGGACGCTTTGAAGGACACAAATCTAGATCTATATCTCCTAATTCTGTACGTTCTTTATTGAGATATCTCCAGAATGGAAGTTCCCATTTTAATGGATCAAGCTGTGTGATACCAAGCAAATAGTGATTTAATCCTGAACAAGAAGAACCTCTTCCCGCGCCAACCATACTTCCGCATTCCCAAAATAAATCAACATAATGTTGAAGTGTTACTGGATATGCAAACATATTAGTTTCAAGCTTTTTTCCTATTGTTTTTTTAATATCTGCTTCATATTCAAGTCTATCAAGATAATCAAATCCTTCGTTAATTAAATCATAAGTCGTCCATTCTTTTTTATTACATAAATTTGTTAAACATTCATTCACCCAATATCTTTCAATCTTATCATCTGAATTAAACATAGATGCAAGAATTGGTTGGTTTTCTGCAATAATTCTTTCCTCTTGTCCGCTATGAAGTAAATCAAGTTTAGGATAATCTTTTACCTCAACTTTTGGAATTGTCTGTTTATGAAACAAGCTATAATTTTCAATTTTATCCCAAATTTCCATTGAATTATAACAAGCATTATCATAAATTTCTTTATAATTATCAAAAGATTTACTTAAATGCTCTAAAATTTCTTCTTCACTTTGTAAATAAGAATATTCATAGAAAGCATCTACCTCACGTTCACCATCTTTTGAATTAAGATAAGCTTTATGAACATATCTATCTTCTTTTTTAAGATAATGCGCATCACAACCAATTACATATTTTATTTTAAATAAATCTGCTATTGCAATAAGACCCTTATTTGCAATAATTTGTTCATTAGAACATCCCGGAGCAAATTCAATATAGAAGTCTTTTCCAAAAATTGATTGCATATCTTGAATAAAATTAACCGCAGCTGCATATGCTTCCTGTCGTCCAGCTTCGTTACCTGTCTGCTCAGCCGCCTTAAATTTCAAAAGATTATTAGAAAGTTCTCCACCAATACATGCTGTTGTTGCGATAACATGTCCTGGGTTTCTTCCAATAACCTCTTTTAATTCAGACTTTAAAGTTGGAACTCTTTCACCTCTATCACTATATTCGTTTAACCAAGCAAGTGAAGATAATTCTCTTAATTGCTTATGCCCAATCGCATCTTTTGCTATAAGAATAAAGTGATAATATCTTTGTCCTTTTATTCTTTCATCAACAAGATAAATTTCATTACCCAATGCAATTTTAAAATCTGGATTTTCTTCTTTTATTTTATCTTGATATTTTTGTACACGAACATGACCACTAAGACATTCATGGTCTGTAATGGCTATTCCCTTTAATCCTAATTCGATTGCTCTATCAATCAATAATTCCGGTTTATTAATTGAATCAACCAATCTAAGATTTGAATATTCTGTATGCGAATGTACTTCCATTCTTAAATTCATTTTTTTCGACATCCTTTTCCTATATTATAATTTATTATAGCATAAATTTAATATAAAGTCAACTGCCTTCATTTTCAAAGCCAGTTTTTGTTACAATTTCTATTTTAGTATTTCCATATTCATCAGATACAATCTCAGGCTGTTGCCATGTATGGAAACTGCTATTGTCACATAAAGATGATTCACTTTTTTTATCACGTTCTTTAATTATATCTTCATTAGATATTTTTTCTTTTGGTTTATTTCCAAAAAGCGCATGATATTCAAATGTACTAATAAGCATAAAGCCTCCTTTATGGTCGTACTAAAACTAACTTTTGTGCAGCTCTAGTGCAAGCTGTATATAACCAACGAGCATGCTCTGTTCTATCAAAAGGGAAAGTTTCTTCAACTGTTGTTACTTTATCAAACTCACTACCTTGTGACTTATGACAAGTGATTGCGTATCCAAAAGCAAATTCTCTTGGAACAATATCTCCAATTCTAGGAATTAACTTACCAAGAGCATAAGCTTCTTTCCAATCAATACATTTTTCTCCTGTTTCTATCATATGTTTATCCATTTCTACTTGCTCAAAGGTTTCTCCTTCGTCAGTTTCAAATACACATGTAATATTTTCAAGATTGTGATTTTTCATATTTATATATCTAGGAGCAACCCTAAAAGATTCAAAAGGATTATGAATAATTCCTGTTAAACCATTTACAAGAACACTTTCTCCATCTTCAGATGTGTCATCCCAATAATTTCTTAAACAAATCATTTTTTCCCCATCTTGTGGTAGCCCCTCAAACCCATATAAACTTCTAATTTGATTATTTAAAGCTTGACGAGTAGCATTTGTGCCACAAATAACCTGATCTGCCCATGTCAAATGTCCAGTTACAAGTTCTTTTTTAGGAATAATAATAACTTCATTTCCTTTTTTGAAATCTATATTTTCATAATTTCTAATTTTCATTGTGGTTTGGATGATTTCGCTTTCTGCGGCTTGACGCATAACTTCATCTAAAAAAACATGTGGTTTATCAAGTAGTGTATGAGCCTCTTTTTTATCAATCTGCGGCAGCTGAAAGGGGTCTCCAAGGAAGATTACATATACTTTGTGAGCTAAGAGTAAATCTATCATTGACTTAGGTACCATAGATACCTCGTCTACTACAACAATAGTATAATCTAGTTTGGTTTTTGGTTTTCTATAAAACCCACCTGCAGGTCTTGGAATACTATCATAAAGTAATCTATGTAATGTCATTGCATTTGGATTACCTTTTTTCCTTAATACTTCTGCCGCTTTACCTGTATATGCTGCATATGCAACTTTGGATTCTTCTACATCTAAAGCTGAAATGATAAACTTAACCAAAGTTGATTTTCCCGTACCAGCATACCCAGATATTGTGGTATATTTTTCTCCGTTCTTATATCGCTTTAATGCTGTTTTTAATCCTTCTTCTTGTTTATTTGTTAATTCCATAGTTAATCTTCTCCAATATATAAATTTAATTCTTTCATTGCTTTTTTGATTCCATTAGCTTCTACAAATCCTGCTAATTCAATATGTGCATCTACAAATTGACTACGTTTAAATTTTTCATCTATTGATGCTCTTCTATCTTTTATTTCTGTATCAATAAAATGAGATAAAGCTTTTAATTTTTCATAAATATCATTCATTTTATAACCAACCTCCATTTTTTAATATTTCTTCTATATCCATTATGGTTTTTATTCTATCTTCTGGATAATCATAATATTCATTTTCAAAAATTTCTACAATTTTATGAATATCATTCCACGCTTCTAAAGACCTTTCTTTTTTCCATTCTTTATATTCATTGCTCATATCTCCACAACTCCTTTTATATAATATATTATATCATATTTTTATTAAAAACACAAATAAGGGTAGCAACAAAGCTACCCTTGTAAAATTGATTGTGGTAAATATAAAATTTTTCTATCTATTTGTTTTGCATATTCAATAGTATTGTAAGTCCCACCAAATTCAATACCATCCCAAATAGCTAATAAAATATCACAATTATCAACCATATATTTATCTCTGATAAAGTAATTTTCTTTATGATATTCTTCACTTACCATATAAATCCAAGAATCCTCCATAAGATATTGTTCAAATGGATGATATTTTTTTCTTTTATATGGTAAGCAACAAACAAGAGGAACATTACATTCTTTAGCTACTGAACCAAAAATCTGATCTGCACCTTGAGCCATACCACAATATGCTTCAGAAAAATTATATATCTGAAATTGCTCTTCTATCCACGCGCGGACTTCTGCTTCATGGCCCCTTAATCTTTCGGGCCTATGCCCTGTTAAAGCTACCTTCATATATCCTCCTAAAATATAAAAGCTACACTATCTACTACTTCATAGTCAACTAAAAGAAGTTGTGGATTGCGGCTGCCGCACCACTCATTAACTCTACATTGACAAACAGCATTTATTTCAACAAATCCATTTTCTGAATATAATTTATTAAACTCTTCTTCATCTGTTCCGAATTTTATAATTGAACAATTATTTGGTAAAGATACTTTTATAGTTGTGTTTTTAAGAAGTTGAATCATGTCTTTTGTTATTTTTAGGTTTTTAATATACACAAACGGTTCATCAACATCCTTACCCCATAAATAATCATGGTCAGCTATTGATATAATTGCATCAGTATCTATGGTATTTTCTTCAAAAATATAATCTACCCAATAAATAGGCTCATCAGATATATCTTTTAATGCTTCATTTGTTTTTTCAAGAAAAGCAAGAATATCCTCTCCTTCAACCTCTTCTGCTCCTGGTTCAGAAAATCTAATACCTAAGCCGAAAGCTCCTTGGTGTCCCTCTTCGTAGAGCGTGCAGCCGGTTTCCGCGCATATGTCTTTAAAATTATTAACTCCAGTTCTGTCACATCCACGAGCAGAGCCTTGATAAGATATAGCTCCATCTTTATCAACTACTTTTGTTAATATACAACATGGTCGCTGATATTTTGCCATATACTTATTTGCTATCAATCCAGCTATATTTCTATCAATCTCTCCAGGATTAAGTAAAAAAAGCAAAACTTTGTCATCTAATAAATGTTTTTCTTCAATTAAACTTTCAAGATGTTCCATTCCTTTATCTTGAGCTTTTGTTTGTCTATTTTTAACATTAGTTACAGTTCTTAAAGCCTGATCAAGGATAGTTTCTTTTTCGCCAAAAGCATGTCCTCTTTTAGTTGAATCAACTTCTTTAAAAGCTTCAAATTTGAGCATTGATTTAAACAAAAGGTTTTTCTCTTCTTCAGTTCCACTTCTTACCATTGCATTAACAAAAGGCGCAATATAGAACGCGGCGCCCATTGGTGTAATCCTAGTGCCCAGCTTAAAAGAATTCTTTTGCGCCATCCCATGTATAAATGGATTCTTTAAATTTAATGGCTCAAAGCCTTTATTTATAAGATGTTTAGTTTCTAAACTTTTTAAAGACATCATATCTGCTAAATTACCTAATGCAACTAAATCTAAATAATCATTAGCATTTTCTTTTTTAAGTAAGCTATCTAAATATCGACAAAATTGCCAGACTATTCCGACACCTGAAAAATCTTTATTTGGATAATTACTTAATTGATTGTTTATTACAATAGCATTTTCTGATATTTTGTCTGCTTCATGGTGATCCAAAACTACAACAGGGATTCCTAAAGAATGGAGTTTTTCATGTTCTTCATAATCATTACTTGAGGAATCTGGACATATAACCAAACTAAAATCAGATGCAAGGTCGACACAATCACTTAAACCATGTTGCTTGCCAGAATGTATAAACCAAGATAAATGATTAGATACCCAATTTGGAAATGTATCATAAAGATAATTTATTAAAAGAGCTGAAGATGTGTATCCATCACAGTCACTATCCACAACTATCAGTGCATTATCGTTCGCTCCAATGCAACTAACAACTGCGGTTGCCGCAGCTTTTAATCTATCTTCGCCCAATGATAAAGGACTATTTATGTCATCGTCTGTTGTATTTAAGTAGTGTTGTAATTCTGAAGATTTTATTCCTCTATTAATCAAGACCCTGTTGATTGCAGGGGTTTCTTGATTAAAAGGATTATATAACTTAACTTTCAATTATTTTATAACCTCCAATTCTTCAAATATCAAGTCTGATGGTAAAAAATTTTTACATAAATAAAAAGAACCAAAGCTAACTCCTTTTTGAATTTCTTTCGTTTCTTTATTTTTAAAATAGTTAATTCTTTTATCAAAAATTAATGCTTGACAATTTTTCATATAAGGAAATCTTTTTTGTCCTTGCAGAGTAGGAATAGGAAAAAGCATTGCAAACGGTTTGTCTAATTCCGATAATCTTTTTATTATGTCATCTTTAATTGAAAAAGGAGGATTAGAAATAATAAAATCATATTTTTCATTTGGCTCATAATTAAAAAAGTTTTGTCCCAAATCTATATGACTATAAATTACTTTATTGCCATTTTTCTTAAATATTTTCACATATTCACTATCTTCTGTGTCAAAAGGACACCAGATAACATTTGATTTTTTTATATATTTTAATAATGGGGTAATAGCATAAGACGGCGTATAAACCTCATCACTTTCTTTATCTGTTTTTGCTGTTAAATATCCTTTGTTAATTGCCATTACTTAATTGCCTCCAATACTATAATATTACTGCATTGTGGGCATTTAATAGTTTTTCTTATAGGATTATAATCTTGATAAGGATTATAATTACTTATTATTTCTATATCATCTTTCTCAAAACTAAAAATACATCCACATTCTGAACATTGTATTTTTTGTTTTGTCCCCTCTTCTATTATATGTATCATAATATTATCCTTTCTTTAAATAATTGCAAAAAAATATCTGGACCCCTATCTATAGGAGAGTCCTTATACCCAATTAAATTATTATTATCAAACAAAAAACTTAATTGTGTTTTACTTCCATATTTTTTTTGCATATTTAATAAATTCTTTGTCAATTTCTTATATTCATCATCATTAACTTCTTGAAACTGTTTGTCCAAACTAATACAAATTTCTTCTGCACCTGCTTCAACCAATAATTTATATTGATATCCAATAAATGCAGAGCCACAACAAGCTACTGATATATCATTTTCTTTTCCAAAGTAACTTGCATATAATAATGTACTTTTTTCAGATTCAAAAAGAAAAGCTTTTTTTATTTTTGCTATATTATCTTTACTTTTATTTAAGTTATATAAATTAAAAGATAAAGGATGATTATACATTATCCCATTTATAATAGCCGGTCTATACTTCCCTCTATCAACAAGAGATAAATCCAAAGTTCTTTCTCTAATACCAATTAAATTATTATCTTTATCATAGTGCGGAATTACAATACCATTATTCTTTGGATCGTAGCATATTCCCGCGGCATTGAGGATTTCTTTTTTCATGCCTTCTCGTTCCCATATACCTATATTTGGGTGCGGCAGCCTTGTTAGGATAGAATCATCATATACTTTTAGTTCTACAGTTTGAGACTCTTGTTGTATATCTTTTATTCTATCATAACTATTTAGAATTTTCCAATCCTCAAGCAACGAAACTAGATTTTTATCATCTATTTTTTGTTTTGGAGAAAATCCAAATTTTTCTGCAATATATCGAATAGCATCTGGTAATTCCCAATCAATAGTATATTCTTTCCCTTCTGGAGTGTATTTAATTTTTTTTTGAACTCTTGATTTAACTTTTCTTGTCAATTCAAAAATATCAAATGTATCACCACAGTCAGTATAACATCTAAAAAGTTTAGTATTATCATAATAAAAAAGTTTATGTTGTTGTCCACAATGACAAACTGTTTTAGATATTATTTTATCTCCTTGCAATATTGGATCTGCATCAAATTCAGATAAAACATCAATAATTTGTTCTATTGTTAAGGAGTTTTTAATTAAGTCTTTATCATATTCATAAGTTTGCATCTTTATACCTCTTTTTATTAGTTACAACTAATATATAATTAGTTATAACTAATTATTTTATTAAAAAATCTGAAGTTTCTACTTTTAAATCTTCTATTTTTATATCTTTATGAGTATAAGGTATTCTAATTAAAGGAATATTGTTTTCTTTACACCAACTATTTTTATAATTATCCCTTGATTGATTTGATAAAAAGTTCTCTAAAGCTTTTGTGTCATTTATTTCGTTACTAAATTTTACTGGATGAAAGTGTTGTTCTCCATCAAACTCAATTAAATATGTATTATTGACAAAAAAATCAAATCTTAATTTAATATTAGTATTGGGGTAAACACAGTTACTGAAGCTTTTTTCTCGTTGATAAGATATATTATTATCATTTAATATACTTTGTATAGTTCTCTCTCCAATAGATTTTCTTTCTGAATTACAATATTCACAAAAATATCTGCTTCCTCGTCTTAAAAGTTCTCCAATAACTTCCTGCTGTCTACCACATTTTATGCATTCACATTTCCAAATTAGTCTTTCATTTTTTCCTCTATTTATAGGTTCTATAGCTTTTAAATCTCCATAGATATTTCCAGCTATATTTAAAAAATCTCTAGTTCCTATTTCTCTTAACATTTTTTCTCCACGCTCTTTTCTATAACAACCACAAGAAATAGTCCCTAAATTATCAAAATCATTATTTTTAACAATTTTCCAATTTCCACAATCACATTTACATAAATAAAATAAATTAGAAATTTTTTTATCTGTTCTTCTAATTTCTTCAACAAAAACAAGTCTGCCATTTTCTTTTTGATGATAACCTTGTTTTTTTATATTTTTTGTTCTTTTTTGCCGTATTGCTGGCTCATAGTCTTGATTTGGTTTTATTTCTTTATAGAATTTAATTTTATTTTCTAGACTTAAATGATTATAGTCTTCTATAGTAAGATTATTCATTTTTAGCCTCCTTTCATTATTATATTACAATTATATTTTTAAAAATATAAAATCTTGCCCAAAACTAGAAAATAGATTCAGATTCTACAGTTATTTTCAAATCTTCAATTTCACATAATTCATAATCATATTTTGTAACAAACATCGGGTCAATTCTACAAATACCTTTATTTGATTTACACCACATCAAAACGTCTTTCCATCTTCCACGTCTATTTTTATATACTGAAATCTTAGTGTCTGGAGGGTCAAAGCCGCCTTTTTCAAGAATTGGCTTTAAAGCTTCTAGATCCTCTTGGCTAACTTTTAGCATAATCATGCCAACATCAATTTTATCAGCAATCGACTTTGCACCACGAAGAAGGTTTTGGTCATATTCTTTTGCATCTCGATAATCTCCATTTAACTGAGTTGCTGAAAGAATAAAAACCCCATATTGATTACATATATCTTTTAATGTAATGGAAATCATAAAAAGAATATTATCTTCTCTAAGGCGAACGCCGCCACTTCGTTTAGTTACTTCTTCCAAAATTTTCATTGAGGTATGCAGATAATCAAGAAAGCAATATTGAATATCATGCTCTCTGATATTTCTTTTTATTGTATTCTCAATGTCTTTTAATGAAAAATCTGGTAATGCTTTAAAATAAATTTGACTTTGTTTTAACAATAGAGAAGCTTTAGCAACACGTTCCCATTCACCTGCAAAATAATCTGCATTTAAAATATGCTCTTCATCCACGCCAGAAACAAAAGCCAACATCATAGTTTGAATTTCATCAATCGGCTGCTCTGTTGCAATATACAATACTTTCTGCGGCTTCCCTGTAGTAACCCATTGTCCAGATTTGAGATCATACATTTGACCGCATCCAATGTAACAAGCATCTGCTACCATAGATCTAGTCTTACCGACACCCGTAGCCGCGGACCGCAAATAAAACTTTTTAAGTCTTGCGCCTTTTGTTATAGCATTAACATAATGACCAAATAAAGGATATCCAATTTCAGGATTCTCCTTTAAATCTTCAAGTAATTCGTCAATGCCGAAACCAACTTGACATTCATCATTTGGAGTTTCATCTACATATGTACTTCTTATTTCATCAATTTTTTCATCAATCGTATCTGCAATCTTTTCTATTGGAGTATTATCAAACCAATCTTCTTGTTCTGCTTTCTTCTTTGTATCAAAAATATTATCTGGATCATATAACCAAGATAAATCCATGTGCGCTAATCGTTCATAACCTCTAAAAAGAGTCATTTTTTTAAGTCTGTTATAATAATAATTAAAAGTAGCTAATGATGCTACATCAGAACATTTTAATAAATACTCTCTTCCTTGATAAGCTTTATATACACCCATTTTTTTAGGACGCTGATTAAGATAATCTTCAATCGCTTCTATTGTTATAGTTTGAGCGCCCATTTTATATAAGTTATAAATAGGCTCAAAAACTATTTTATGGAAGTCATCATAAAAATCTTCTTCATCAAAAGAATATTTATCTTCTGCATCTAAAAGATTCGGATTATTAAAGACCGTTCCAATAACCTGAATCAATGCAGATTTATCAACATATTTACTTGCCATCTATAGATTCTCCTTCTTCAAAATTAAAAAATTTTATTTTCTTTTTTATTTTTGGAGGTTTTATAGTTATCTCTTTTGTTCTTTGTGTTATTGAAACAACATTTTTATCTTGATTCTGTTGTTTTGCTAAAAATAAACTATAATAATAATCATATGCGTTTTGATATACATATGGCACAATACCTATTGAACCATTTGCTTTTTCTATTGAGTTTCCTTTAACTTCAAAAAAATACACTAATGATTTTAATATACCACTATAACTATATCCATTTTCATTGACAAATTTATTGATATACTTGTTTGTCATAGCCCAATTACAAGAATCTCCATATACTTGTTTAATATAATCTTTTAATTTTGTAAGTTCAGGGTCTTCTTTTACCGCTAAAGGTTCTAAATTAGTATTATTTGGATCGCAAGTCTGATGAGCATATCTTCTCGCACCTACTCTAACAGCTTGTACTTTATCGCGGTCAAATGACTGTCCGCATATAATACATTTTACTTTATGCACTTAACAACCCTCAATTCTTCTTTAATATAATTATATTATATCATATTTTTTATTGGAAATCAAAAAAGAGTTGCCATATAGACAACTCTTAATTATTTATGCTATTTATTAGCTTCAATGAGCTTTTTAAGGTCTAAAACAATTAAACTCAAAGCTTCTGCCTGATCTCTTGTTGCTTTAGCTACGGTTTTTCCTTTACCAAGATATTTTTCAACAATCTGGCTGATGCGCGGCGCCCAGAAACTTCTAAATTTCTGACCATCATCTGTTTCGCCACTCTGGTCTGAAGAGCCTGGAATATTAGCGACAATACTATTGAACTCTGAATATAATTTATCAAAGTCTAAATCTGCGGAAGCTTGGTTGATATTTACTCTAACATCTGTAAAATATTCTTCACCATCTTCTTCCATCTGCTTATCAATAGCTTCTCCAATAGCTCTTACTAGGTTTGGATAACTTAAATCAATATAATCTGGAGTATATTTAAAACGTGAGCCAGCTTCATATCTTGAAGTACCTCTCATAAACATAACGACTTTTTCAGATGAACCATCCTGGGTTGGCACTGAACGAGTATAACCTATGATATCACACATTCTAGCGATAACATTATTTGCTCTCTTATCAAGAGTAGGCACAATCTTATTGTATTGCTGACCACCTTCATTTGTAAAAGTCTTATCTGTTTCATGTGAAATAATTACAAGACCATATCCAAGCTGAACGATCTTTCTTAAACATTCGTCAAATTCCTTTTCAATCATACCATAACCCTTACCGAAAGGAATATCTGAAACTGTATCTGCATCATTGTTGCTGCAAATATATTTTGAACAATAGTCATATGCAATGTCCGCAGTATCTATAATAATAGTCTCGAACCGAGCCTTTGCTTCCTCAGACATTAACTGATTTAATACTTGGCGGAACTCGCTCCAATTATTGATTGGCTGCGCCATTGCACCTGGAATTGCGGAGTAACCTTTCTCAAAAGCTAAAAGTAGGTGATTTGGGAACTTTACAGCTGTTGTTGTCTTTCCTGTTTTCCAACCTCCATAGAGGAACACAGAATAGCCTCTCATGTCTCTACTTACTTGATGT